ATCCTTATTCTCTGACGTAGGTGCCTGTTGATGTACAATACAATAATGGTCTGAAGGAACATCTATTTCATCAACAGGTAATGGTCCTAGTCCTTTTTTCATATGTTCGATGTGCATTGTATGCTTGTCTATGTAGCAATATGAATAAGAGTGTGTTCCTCTATACTCATTTAGCTTTGCAAGCTCAAGGATCTTATCTGTATAATACGACCCAGAGATACTACACATCTATTAATTTATCCCAATCAATATCAATTGAATATGGAATAGGATCTGGAACTCCTACCTTTGCAAAATTTGCAATACGTTCCGCACAAGAAGGACATTTACCACATGACTGTCCTTCCTTATTTGGATCGTAACACGTAAGTGTATGTTGTAACAAATCGAACTGTCCTAATTCTCTAGCTATAAAAATTTCTTCTGCTTTAGATAGAAGAGAAAACGGCGCTGCAATTTCCACTTTATGTGTTCGATTTTGGACGGCTACTGCATTCATACTATCAACAAATCGTTGTGATGTATCCCAATAACCATATTCATCGTGCACCTGTAATCCACAAAAGACTACAGATGCACTAGAGGCCTCAGCCTGAGACAAGGTGAGAGAGAGGAGTATCATGTTCCTGAAAGGAACATAAGTCTTAGGCTGAGGGTCCCCTAGTACCTCTTTAATAGTAGGCATATCAATATCAGTGCCTGCTACGTTTGCGCTAATAGGTTTAGCTATTTCTCCAAGGATAGCTAAGTCTAAAACTTTGTGACCAATACCCAAAATACTTGTAAGCTCGGCGGCTTTTTCAAGTTCAATGCGTTGCTTCTGCCCATAATCATATGAGAGTGCTACAACATTTTCTGGGCCGTATCTATGCGTTAAAAGCATAGTAATAATCGACGAATCAAGACCACCTGATAAGACGGATAATACCTTATCTGCTTCAGGCAGCTGCTTTAATGCTTCCGCTAAATTCATTAATTCTTTCCCCACATTCGGCGCAGCGGGTTTTAAGATCAAGAATATTATGATCTACATTTAACTGGCCTTCATAATTGTAATCATTATCGATAGATTCACATACAATTCTATCAATAGGACTTTTATGGTTATAGCCGCGAGCAATCATCTCTGCAACCAACTCTTCATGTCTTTCATAAACATAGCGAGGGTCTAGCTGGCCATAATCAATATATGTCTGAAGTCGGGTTCCCTTACGATGAGACCCTACAAACATATGTAATTCTACATGTTCACCAAGAAGGTGTTTACGACACAAAAACTTAGGTGGTACTTTCCACATTCGCATCTGCAATTTCCTCTCTCAATTTTTTAACTTCACGCATTAAATACCAGCCGGCCTTTTCAAGATCTTCAATCTCTTTAGCGAGATCTTCATAACCCTTTTCATTCTTCCTACCGGCACGCAATACATACTTAATTACATTACCTCGATGGAAATTAAGATCGAAGAATTCGACGATATCAATTACCTCGTAACCCTTCTTACCCTTATAATGATCAGGATGATTAACTTTATCGGCTGCCATGTACGATACTCCTAAATGCTTCTACATTATAATATAACATATCCATGTCTATTTGGTCAACACTTAAATGGAATGTTGAATCAAACACAGGCTTCGGCTTTACCAAAGGCCCCTCATTAGTGTACTTAGTTCCTTCAAGAGCAGCCATAACTGGATTAGATGTGTCAATACTATAAATCCAATTATACTTTTGATATTCTATAAATTCTCTAGGTTGCCATGTACCTAGCAAGTGATGTAGACGATTTTTATCAAGCGCACATTCATAATCCATCTTATGGAGAAGGTTTATGCGTTCTTCGGCTTGGATTGTAGGATCTTTTTCTGCCCATTTAAAAACAAATGGAATACCTAACATGTAGATATCAAGCTCTGCTTCGCCACGATAGTCTCTAAACTCAGCGTAACACTCTATTAGTTCTCGATCTGTACTACCTTGTGCAACAGCCATACCATAATTAGAACACTCAGGGTACTTATCTAGATATTCAAATGTGCGATCGAGAGTTGCGTTTTTATCACCGAGAACATCTGGGAGAATGACGACATCAGGTCGGAGGCGTTGGCAATAATCGTATAGAATATCATTATCCAGAGAAGCGCCCAACTCGTAGCAAGAATTATCCAAATAGACAACACCACCCGCATCTCGATAGTCATAGGCCAGTTTTGCATAATCATCATCCTCCATAAGTTTATGCAGCAGAACGAACATATAATCATTAACCGCATCTTGGTGTTCTGCGATCATAGACTTTGGAATTTCGTGAGATATCAATGGAACCATAATCAAATCCTTCACTAACGTTTATCTAATTCTCCTTTTAGAGAATCAATGAATTCTGTATGCGCTTTCGGTGTATTCTTATACTGAAAACCGTATTTGCGCTTAGACAAATCCTTATATACCTTTTGCAGATTAGACGTAGAAATTTTAGAGAGATCGCCCGCAGTATCTTTAGTGCTGCTATACTTATTTTTATTATTTTCGATCTCAGCAACAGCATTAGCGAATTTATCACGATTATCGCCTTTATAAGCGACACCAGTCATTTTTAACCAATTATGCACACGCCAATAATTATAGACATTCCGTTCCTTATTTAAAAATTTAAGAACGAAAGCAATCTTTTTATCGACATCCTTAACCGTACGCGCATCAGTACGTACGATTTGCCAATCTATGTTAAATTTGTTGACTCTCATATTTCTCCTGCCTATGACTATTTATCATAGCGAATACGCGCTGTATCTCATCATAATCCCAGACACGCATTTCTGTAATACCAGAAAGCTGATCCTTCTCATACCAATTATGAAACCAGCGCTCACTACCTTTTATATTATCCATTATTTTTGATTCTAAGGCAAGAGCTTCTTCTTCATTTTCACACCAAATTGATGTCATGACTTTAATATCAGGAAAAGCGCCGACAATAGGAAAAGGCTCATCGTATCCTGTGTACGTGAGCCTTGCCATTGCATCTGCAGATTTCGTAATGCCTACTTTATATACACAAGTAGGCTTTACGTTTTTGCGCTTTAACTTAGCGAGATATACTTTATATCTCATACTTTCATACCTTCTCCCGAAAGGACATAATTCGTTGCGAATTTGTCAATATCAGAAGGCTTAAACATGCGCTCCAATTTCAATAGAGCAAGAGTCTTGGTTTCAGCCTTAGCATGTGAAACCTTAATGAGCTCTTCCATAGCCGTTTTCTTAACGGCAGGATTTTTGATCTCATAGATCTTCTGAAGCTCAGTAGTCAAATCTTTAGCCATTTAACGCAACTCCTTGTTCCTCGGCCGCAAGCTCAATAAACTTCCTAACAATTGGCTCAACGACTCTTTCCGCAATCTCAAAATGGCCCTGCGTATCGAAAGGATAGCCGATTTCATATGCACTTACACCGAGAAGCTTCAGCTCCCGACCACGGTTCATCAAACCGTTATTAAAGATGTCATGAACGATATTTTGACATCTCCGATATCGATCAAGATGCTTATTCTTCGTGTGCTTCAGTTCACACTCGCCTTGGAACGGAATCTTCTCGTTGAGCTGATTCACAGCGTCTTCCAAATCATTACAAACCCACATTATAAAGTCTCCTCAATTTTATCTGCTAACTCATCAAAGGTTGTAACATACTCTTCACCCGGAAACCAGATGCTCATCGTAGGATAGACATCTGCATCAACGAAGTCCCAGTTAATAGAACCATCATCATTGCGGTTTTCAGGCTTTTCCACAGCGTCTTCCATCTCAGCTGCAAAAATACATTTCGCCATCAGGGAATTTGCCATTAGTGCACCTCCCCATACTTAGTCTCGAACGAGACAGTGAAGGGCTTAAAGACCTCCTTCATGTCATAGCTGAGCCCGAGGCAGTAGCAGATGTAACCGGCATCATACTCACTGTCCAGACGCTCTGACAGAAGAATCCAACGAATCGCATCGTCGCGGCTAGGAGCACCGAGAGCGAGATTGTCGCTAACCATGCTTTCAAACCTGTCGAGAGCTGCCTTCTCAGCGGCTTTCTCAGCAGCAATGGCTTCATCGCATGCATCTGCAATACGATCAGCTTCGCGCTCGAGCTGCTCACGGCTCATTTGCGCAAAGTCATAATGACGTCCCTTAACGCCATATGCGGTCTTGTGCTCTTCATAAATGAAGATTTCAAGATCCTTACGGGGGATGTCTTTCAATTCAACGGTGGTCATTTCGATCTCCTTATCTCTCATCTTAATTATAATAATAAAGCAAAACGAGAAATAAGTCAACCCGGTTTTTTGAAAAAAACGCTTTTTTTTGCATTTTTTTATGTAATGATTACATAGACTTACAGCATGCTAGAAATTCATTGCGAATTTGGCCGTATTCTGCGAACTCGCCGCCGGCGGATAATGTGACGGTTGAGCTCCCGGTATCCTGAACACCGCGCGATTTTACGCAATAATGCACTGCTTCCATCTGGACTGCCACATCAGGGGTCTCTGTGATAAAGGCTATAGCCTCCTTGATTTGCTCGGTAAGCCTTTCCTGGACCTGAGGTCGCTTAGCGAAAAATTCCACGATGCGGTTGAGTTTACTGAGCCCCAGAACTTTATCTCGCGGAATATAAGCCACATTAGCCACGCCGTCAATAACAACAAAATGATGTTCACAATTAGACTGGACATTTATGTTCCTTTCTAAGACGAACGTACCTTTGTAATTCATCTTATTCTCGATTGTGGTACATTTAGGAAATGAATCATAATCCAGGCCCCAGAATATTTCGTTAACGTACATCTGCGCTACGCGATTCGGGGTATCCATCAAAGAATCATCGGTCATATCTAATCCGAGCGTTTCCATAATTTCCTGAAAATGCCCTTTGATTTTAAGAATCTTTTCTTCGCTGTCTAAATTGACTCCGGCTGTCAGTGGTGTTTCTAATCCCACTTCAACTAAGTGATTATGGACCCTTTGGCCCAACTCTGCATTCTTTTTTCTATCTGCGTACATACCTTCTCCTATTTCCAAGGTGGACCTAAATTCCACATAACAATTGAATATCGCACACCTTCAGTAACTGGTGTGACTTGATGATATAAAAACGATGGGAAGATAATGATACTGCCTCTCGTATCAAGCTCTTTAGCTTCCCAATATCTTTCACCTGCGAAATGAGGCCCCCTGTCAATCTTAAAAGCACCACCTTTAAATGTATCATCGGGTGTTAGATTGACAGAAATACTTAGCTTACGGATTTTACCATCATACTCTCTATATGAAGTATAAGGCGGACTTAAAATTTTGTCACCAAAATTATTTAATATGTATTCCCCTTTTTCGTTTTTTCGAAAGACGTCGCCGTGCTTTTCTGGATCATATGTTTTATATGGTTCTACTGCATCATCACGATGCCAACCGTAAAACTGGTTAGGTGCATATTTAGTAAATTGAATGGTTTCACTAAAATCTATATCAAAATTCCAATCAGAATCTTCATTGGCTTTTTGTAGATAGCCATGAAGTAAATCATATACCCATTGATCATTTATCCATGATACATGAGAGTCACGTTGAAATACATTATCTTGATCTACACCCTCTGCAGCTAATTGCTGATAATCTTTATCTACAGCAGCGACAGATCTTTCTACTCCCGCTTCATTAACTTTTGATCGATCTCCACCTGCCTGTGCTGATATCCCAGCTTCACCATGTTCAGTAAAATTTGCCTCTAAGCCTTGGAGACCTAGATCCATTATATCATCACACTGTTTATCTGTCAATGCAGATTGAAAATACCAATAATAATGACCTTGAATCATACGCCGATCAAATTCCCCCACAAATAAGTATGTACTCTTGATGCTACGCAATAACCTCTTTCAAAAGCCATCTTAGCAACGTCCCCATCAACTAACTTTTGGCCTTCTACAGTAGCACCAACTGGCATAATCCAAACAGGGTAATTAACACCAGCGTCACGAAAAGCCAGAACTGCGGATTCCAATTCATCCCACGCCTCCTTATGTGGTGTCATGACAAATTTTAATTGGCCTTTACCGTTCGACAAACGATAATAGTCTTTAACAATATCTGGCTTAATGGCCTTTTCAGGCTTCTCACCTGACACGTGCCAAAGCTTGGGGCTTATGCTAAAGAACAATTCGCCGTCATACATTCCTTTATTACTATAAAATTCTTTAAAGCCATCTGTTAGTTTTTGTGTCCCATTTGTTTCATATGTAACACTTGCCGGTACATCACTATTCCATCGAAACACTTTCATCACTTCGACGGAGCACTCTTGGCCATGCTTCATTAGTGGCTCACCACCTGTATAGCACATATGTTGACGATACCCGTTAGGATGTTGAAATAATCCTTCAGGATTGTGCTCGTTCTTCATTGAGTCACTAATACGATGAGCTATTTCTTCTGGTGTTCCTTTTCGTTGGAGTCCTTTAAACTTTTTAGCCCATGAATACGAACTGTCACATCCATATTCGAATACTGGTAGCTCTTCCATTGCATTGTATTGGCTGACATCGATATCTTTGTATGGTAACTTGTACGTAGATTCATCAGTCGGATCCTCCTGCCCAAAACCATTGCATTGCAAATTACACATAAAGAACCTCAGCCAAGCCGTAGGAACTCCGGTGTAGTGCCCTTCACCTTGAACCGAGTAAAAGATCTCACTGTAGTGATAGTCTTTCAAAGCGACTCCCTCAATTGCTTAATACGAAACTCCAACATCGATATCGTTGTATAGATATGTCCCGTATCGGTTTCCTTTACCAAAGTACGCAAGTGCTCTACTTCGCGTACTAAATGTTCCATATGCGCTAATAGGAACCCCCTGTCCTCCCAAACACTACTCATTGAGTAGCATCCTTGAATCGGGTTCAAAAGCTTCTTTTAAAGCACCACAAACAGGGCATTCATCTGGTGCTTCTTTACCCTCATGCTCATAACCGCAATCCTCGCAAATCCATTTAGTCATCAAATTCTCCGTCATCTCTATGACCGACTTTCATTGCCATATTACTATCGGTTTCGCGAACTTCAACCTTAGAACACCAAATACGATCTTGCTCTCCATAATCTTTCAAGAAAATCGTATTAACATATTCGTAAAGGAATGTTGCTAGACCTTCGCAGCCAGTCTTCTCAACTTCAGTAATCTTAGCTAATCCTAGCTCTCCGAGTTTCAATAGATGTTCTCGGTCTGGATCATCTTCAGCAACGAGCAAGGTATGATCAAACCAATCTTCGAGCAATTGCTTTAAGGGCCGAAGACCCCCAAAATCCATAACCCAGTTACGAGCATCAAGCGTCTCAGCCTCAAACTCAAAATGAAACGATAGCGCATAGCCATGAATCATATTACAGTGTGAATCAGCTCGCCATTGCCTATATGCAACAGGTCCAAGATGGCGATATGTCTTGGTTGAAATATATTTGCTCATATTAATTTCCTCGCTTTAAAATCCGTAAAGCTTTCTTTTGCTTACGGCGGGCCGAATCAAGATGAATCCTATTTGCCCGCTTGGTAAAAACAATACCGTCAAGGTGATCATACTCATGTTGGAATATCTTAGCTGTCATGCCTTGAAAAACCATTGTATCTATATCTCCATCCCATGTTTGAAATCGGGTCCGAATACCATCGGCTCTTTTAATTTTAACAAAGAGATGTGGGAAGCTCAAACAACCTTCTTTATTATAAGACATGTTTGAATCAAAGTCAACAATTTTCGGATTAAAAACACCAATACCTGATTCCCGGTTTCCAGGATCACCCATAACAAATACAGCATATGGTAATCCTACCTGTGGTGCAGATAGACCAATACCCTTATTCTCACACATAAAATCTAGCATCTCATTAAAGAGTTTTTCCGGATCAACTGGTGGATTCGAAAAATCAAATGGCTGTGCCGGTGTTTTTAATATTTCTGATTTGCTGTCTACTAATTCCATTTTCAATCTCATACTCTCTCACTGTTCGTTCAATACCGCGACGTAAATTATATTGAGGTTCAAATTCTAATTTTTTTAAACGAGATACATCAAGAAGTTTTTGTTGCATACCGTCTGGTTTTTTAGTATTAAAATGAAACTTGCCTTCCCAACCAACTATATCTGCTATCAATGTTGCCAGGTCAAGGATGGTTAAATCTTCACCTGATCCAATATTTAGTGGCATTTCACCGCTATATTTTTTAAAGGCTAATATACAAGCATCCGCGCAATCATCAACATGTAAAAATTCTCTGCGTGGATTACCTGTACCCCACAAAATAACTTCACCTAAGTTATGTTCTCTCGCATGAATAATCTTTTTAATTAATGATGCCATTACATGACCAGATTCAGACCAATCGTCATTAGGGCCATATAAATTACAAGGCAATACACTAATGAAATTATATTCATATTCTCTTTTATAATATTCACACAGTTTCATTCCTACTACCTTACCTAATGCGTATCCTTCATTAGTAGGTTCGAAAGGCCCTGTTAATATCATATCCTCTGACATTGGTTGTGTGCAATATGCAGGATACACACACGATGATCCAATATATATTAATTTTTTAACTTTATATGCAGCAGCTGCGGTAATAACATTTATTGCCATTAAAACATTTTCACCTAAGAACTCTACTGGATATTGAATATTTTCTCCAATACCACCTACACGAGCTCCTACGTGAAAAACAACCTCAGGGCGAAATGTTGAAAACCACTCCTGTACATCACCCGCATTACATAAGTCTACTTCTGCTGATGAAGCACCTAACAACTCGTAGTTGTATTTTGTATCATTCTTTAGCGCCCTAACTATAGCAGAGCCTACCATACCAGAATGACCAAATATTGCTATTTTCATAAATGCTTCTCTAGTAATTGCGCTGTTAATCTAATCTGTGGGACTAGATCAATTGGATTGTTTCCTAAAAATATACCGTCACTATCAATTTTATCAGCAACAGGTGTGTCACCATGAACTCTGGCTCGCATCTTTTTAAAGACAGGTTGATTAACAAAATTACCACAAACAATGGGTCTATGTTCTACGTTATTAGCTGTTAGTAATTCCTGAGCTCTTTCTTTCATTCCTGGTTCACTAAAAACTAATCCGAAACCAAACCAGGATGGAGATGCTAAATTAGATACTCTTTGTATAGTACACCAAGACTTATCTTCAAAATTAGCAATGAACTCGTAGGCGTTTCTAGATCGTGTCTCATCCATACCATCCCATTTATCTAATTGAGCTAGGCCCACTGCAGCATGTAGTTCACCTGGCCTAACATTATAACCTATAGTTTTAAATGTAAATGGATTATCACTTTCCCATATAGTATTTCTAGTCCATCCATGTGATCGCAAACTCTTTAACGTATTAAATGTCTTTGAATCATTACAGGCTATTAGACCACCTTCCATTGTTTGGATGTGATGACTAAAAAATGTACTGTATGTTCCCATTGTTCCAAATGATCCAGTAAACTTATTATCATAACCAGATCCTAAACTTTCACAATTATCTTCTAAAAGGGTGAGGTCGTGTTTGTTACAAACATCAATCAGCTGATCAAAAGTACAAGGATTACCGAGGAGATTGATTCCTAATACTGCTCGAGTTTTTGAGGTGATGGCGGCCTCAACTCGATTCACATCAATGTTCCATGTATCATCTACATCAACAAACACGACCTCTAAACCTGCCTGATGGAATGGAAAATATGAAGTACTCCATCCAACCGCAGGAACGATAATTTCAGATCCCTCTTTGAAATAATTTAATTCTAAGCACGCTGCAGCCATTAATAAGTTAGCACTACTACCACTATTAACCATCACTGCATATTTAACACCGAATATCTCACAGAATCTAGCTTGAAATTCTTCGACATTATTACCCATAGTAAACATGCCGCTATCAATAATTCTATGCATTGCGGTACGCTCAGCGGCGTTCCAAGTATCAACTGCTAATGGCCAATTTATCATGTTCTACCATTTCTTTTACCAAATCGGAAAAACTATATTTGGGTTGCCAACTTAAAAGGGTTTTAGCTTTCATATTTAAGCCTTCGAGATGATCCACCTCTGCTGGCCTATGATACTTTTCATCGGTAACGACAATAACATGACCATATTGATCAACACCGTTATCACCCCACCAATCTAAATCTATATCAGCATACTTAAAAGCCATATTACAAAAATCTCGAACGGTATGGGCTTCCTGCATTGATATTACAAAATCTTCCGGTTCATCATGCTGTAACATTAACCACATGGCCTCAACATAATCTTTAGCATGACCCCAATCACGCTTTGCATCAAGATTGCCTAATGTTAATGTTTGTTGTAAGCCGGCTTTTATTCTTACGGCTGCTTCTGTAATCTTTTTAGAAACAAAGGTGCTGCCTCGGCGAGGGCTTTCATGGTTAAAAAGAATACCATTACAGGCAAACATATCATAAGCCTCTCTATAATTTTTAACAATATGATATGCATATAATTTAGCAACCCCATAAGGACTTCGCGGCATAAAAGGCGAGTCCTCGTTTTGAGGTGCTGGTGTATTACCATACAGCTCAGAGGTTGATGCTTGGTAAAATTTAATTGTTGGATCGATTGACTTGATAGCCTCTAGGATCCGCAGTACTCCAATAGCATCACTCTGAGCTGTATATTCGGGAATCTCAAAACTAACCTTAACATGTGATTGTGCAGCAAGGTTATAGATTTCATCAGGCCGGATTTTATTTACTAAATCATTAATACATGATGAATCTGTCATATCCCCATAATGGAGCGAAATGTCGGAAAAGATATGATCAATTCTGCCAGTATTAAAAGAACTACTACGACGGATAATGCCGTGAACTTCATAGCCTTTTTCCAATAAGAGTTCCGCGAGATAGCTACCATCTTGTCCTGTTATCCCTGTAATTAAAGCTTTTTTAATCATTGAAGTAAATTACTCCACTTCTTCAATTTTTCGCGTTTCTTTATAGCTCTCTGGTCAATATCTTCATATGAACATATTCCATTTTCAACTATAAGATCCATCATGCACTGAACATCACCTAATTCTTCTATTAATAGATCATGTGCTAGGTCAGATTTAAATGGCGGCTTAGACGCTCGTATTTTTTTAGAGCAAGCTTGAATTAATTCGCCACATTCTTCCATAGTGATAACCATTAATTCTTCAATTTTACTATTCATACTTGTAACTGAACGTTCATTGCAATTGAAATACGATGATCATCGTGATCATTTGTTGTAACATAGTGCTGCAGCCAGGCAGGAAAAATAATTAGTTCGCCTTGTTTTGGATTTAACGTATAATCAGATGAATTAAAATCCGTTTGTTTTATTGGATTACTATTCACCATATGATATTCAATCCGCGAATCTAAAAATGTAATCGTACCCGACTGTGGTGGCACATTAACATAATATACAGCAGACATCCACGTGTCAGGATGGATATGTGGTCTATTAATCGCACGTTTGTTATGATTAAAGTTAATCCATGCACTGGCAATAAATGGTGGGTTGTCTGCCCTCGCCATGCCATGCTGTATGGCAATTCCGCCTGCAGCAGAGCACGTAGCTCCAAAAAGACTTTTAAAATTTATATTTGCTATCTGCTCTTTACTTTGCCAACCGTCTGTGTTGGAATATTCCCGACCGGTCGGATCTTCTGTTCTTGCTTCTATACAATATTCTTTGTACACCTTTGCATCGACATCCATATCTAGCATGGAGCCAACATCTATTGTATAGAATGTTGTGGGAAAAATAAACGTTTCATTAATTTTTATGTCCACCATAATATATAATACCCGATCATTAAAATTAAATCAAGCCGCAATCCTACTAAAGTTTTTATGTTTTTCAAATCGCAGTGAACTATAAAACTTATCCTGTAGTATATCACCTTTATGACTAATTACAAATACATTTGAATCAAGCCCGATTTCGTGGATTAATTTTAGAAATGCATCCATTCCCTCTGTATCAAGTGAGCTGTCGAATACTTCATCTAAAACCAGCAAGTTAGTATTTGTAGAATTTTTCATTTTAGCAATAGCGCGCCAGGTAAACAGCAGGGCCAAATCAATTCGCATCTTTTCACCTTCACTGAATGAATCATACGAAAAATCATCACGATGACGGGACTTAATAGTTTCTTCAAATTTTTCGTTCAATTCAAATTTAACAAAAAATTCCATCGCAGCAAGATACTTATTAACCAATTTATTCATAATAGGAACATACTGCTTAACAATACGTTGCTTAATACCTTTATCTCTTAGCAATACACTTGCTACATCCAAGACCTGATTATCATCTCTTATTTCTTTTTTCTTGGCAATTAATTTAGCTAATTTCTTATCAAGATCTAGTAGCTTTTTATTTTCTTTTGCCACATCTTTAAAATTGCTTTGAGTATCCTTTATATTACTTTCGAGAATTTTAACATGGGCCATTAGGGCATTGACATTAGCATTCTCTGTAGTAGCTACTTCTTGATGTGATTGTATTTGAACGTGAATCTCATATATCTCATTAACACGCGCCTGAACCTTTGTATATTCAGCGCCTAGTTTTTCTAATGCTAACTCGACTTCATTTAACTTATCACCCTTCATACCCATATTACGAGCTTTGTGATCTTCCGTTATTTGCTGATGGCATGTGGGGCAGGTATCATTTGTTTCATAAAAAACAAGTTCTTTTTTTAAGGTGCTTTTTTTATTCTCTAGCTGATCTTCGAGTTTAGTAATTTTCCTAAGCTGTTTATCAGCCTTGTCTTCATCTTTAATTTTAGATAATAGATCTTGAGAAGCTATCATAGCCGCGTCAACATTCTCACGATGAAATTTTATTTTATTATTAGCATCATCAATATCAGCCTGCATTTTATCAAGCAGCTCTTGCTTATCCGCTTTCAGGGAATCAACCTGTTCTTCGATTAAAAATTTCTTTTCTTCTTCTATTTTAATCTTATAATCTACATCTGTCATATCATTTTTATTTGTAGATATCTTTTCTTTGAGCAGTGTATTCATAAACGAAAATATTTTAATATCTAATATGTCTTCAATAATTTCCCGCCTGTCTGCAGCCTTCAACTGCATAAAGGGTACAAACGTACTACTACCTAGTATTACGATCTGTGTAAAAGAATTGTAATTAAGCTTTAAAATATTTTCTTCTAAGAACTTCTGATAGTCTCTATTTTTTGCTTCTTGATTAAGCAAGACGCCGTTCTTATATAATTCAAAGGGATTAGATCTGTATTTGTTAAATCCCCTGTAGATCTTATATTCATTGGAACCGATTTTAAACTCGACTTCAACTGTTAAATCTTTTCCGTTGACCGAATTAACCAACTGTGGTATATTCACTTTCCTAAATGGTTTTGCGAATAGACCATAACAAAGGGCATCAAGAACTGTAGATTTTCCTGATCCATTTTCTCCAACAATAAGACAGTTGGGGCTACGGTTTAAATCAATTTCGGTGAAAACGTTTCCTGTAGATAAGAAATTACGCCAACGCACCTTCTGAAAAATAATCAAATGTGGTGATCCATATTGATTGCTTCAGTATATAAACTGGAAAGCAATCCTGTTAGCTTTTTCTTATCAACATCAACATCCATTCCCTCAACGTAGTTTTGTAGAATGGTCATGGTGTCCTCGGCTTCATCAATTATATCTTCCTCAGTTGCTTTATCTAAGTTTTTATGATCATCAACGATAGATACTTGTGACGGATTAGCCTTATATAACTTATCCATGAAAAGATCAAACCAATCCGGATTATTTTTATTCTGCACAATAACTTTAATATTGGCGTCGATATAATCATCGAACCGATTTTCATCTTTTAGATAATCATCGTAATTAGTCTGCTCATCATCATACCAAACTTTATAAAACATTTTATAGGGATTTTGTATAAAAGTCAACTCTCTTGTGGTCGTATCAAAAACATGAAATCCTTTTTGTTGGTTATAATCAGACCAGTTAATTTCATATGGACAACCGAGATAATGAATATTGTTATCGGAGCTGCGGTGATGGAAGTGACCTGATGCTACTACATCAAAATCTTTGAATAAATTTTTCTGAAGGCCGCCCTCATGGAATATTCCCGGCATCATAGCAAAGCCATCAATTTCTAAATGACCGAACAAAACCTGTGCTTGTGTTCCTTTAATCTTTGTCATCGTGTCCTGGTAATTATTGTTATTAATCCAAGGAACGAGTAATATTTTACAACCATCAAAATCAAGCTCTGTGGTCTCGTCATAAAACTCAGGGTATCCTGTACCACCAAACAATTCACGCATAGAATTTACTTCGTTTGTATTTCTAAACGGGACATCATGATTTCCAATAATTACATGGAGAGCCACATCCATTGATTTGAGCTGGAGGATAAACCTGTCTTTAAGAGCACGAAGTATGTTATAATTAATATACTTACGGCGATCAACGATGTCGCCAAGATGGATGACTGTCGATATGTTATTTTCCCGAAGATAAGGAAAAAACACATTATCATAAAAGCGATGAAAATACTCCAGAAAAATGAGACTATCATTCCTGGCCCCCCAATGCGTATCTGTAACTAATGCTATTTTCACATTCAGTCCCCAATAATTTGATCTAAGCCCTCTTTGCGTTTTATACGCTTTTTAACTTGCCGACGTTTATTGTCCTCGAAATCAGAAATAAAATTACTCATATATTCCTGTGACCACTCGCTAGCTTTAATCTGATCGTTATAGTTTTTACCTATATCATGCGCCTGCTTCGATGTTGTTTCGTCCATGACATTAGCATTTTCAGTAAGCTTATATTTTGTATATAACAACTTTTTTTCTTTTTGGATACGCCTAAGAAAAGCATAATAAATTATTTGTGTAAAATATGCAAATGGATTAGAGCTTTTTTCTGGGTCAAAATTATCAATATATTGTAAGCAATTTTCTATCCCATCACAGATCATTTCATCGCGGAACGTATAATTGATAAAATTAGGTTTGTGGGATAAGTGTGTTGCAATTTTCATTATACACTCACCTATATAATTAGGCACGCGTGGACGTGTGTTTTTATCCCCACTATTTGTATGTTTCTTCCAATCAGTTACCTTCTCGCGGTATTCAACCATGGCGGCCAGAAACTCTTTATTATTTACATAATGAGCATTCTTTGTTTTTTTCATTTGATCACTTTCCTGTTGACACGGTACTAAAAACTTATTATAATAACGTGTAGCGTTTAAGAAATAATATAGTAATTATTAATGTATGGTTACTGAAGTGTTACCATATAATTCAGATATTTCAGACATTGCTTCGCCTGCAGCTTCTTGCAGGGCTTGTTCAAAAGATTTTCTTTCTTCCATCCGTCTCTTTAAAAAATCAGGATCATTATAATTACCTATAGCCTCTTTATAATATTGTAAAAGGTCATCTTTCGGTGGTTCCATTGATACTACATTATAGTCACGAACCATTATTACTTCACTTTTAACATATGGTTGCCACGGAACTAAATGTACCTGCATCCTGTGATGTGATATAGGATGGGAAAGCACCCTTAGTGCATCTGCTATAGCTAAACCCTGCTCCTGTGGGAAGCTAAGCTCTGTATCTAGCCGACCTATAATATCTTCTCCGTTAGATAACTTGAAGTAAAATATATCGTAATCCGACGGTGCAAAATCTGACATCTATTTTAGCCTTATGTTATGAATTCTATACTTAAATTTTTCTTTAGTATAAATCTTCATTCTTTCTAAGAAATGCTTGAGGGTATAATTGCGATGTGCGCCTATTGACATGTCATCAGCTATATCTAAAAGCGTAGCTGTATGCTTGGTATCTGATCTACGCAATCCGCGTCCGATTGATTGCAGACTGCGAATCTTGGATTTTGTGGGACTGGCGAACACGATATTACTGAGATTGATAATATTAATACCAGTAGAAAAAGTACCGTATGACGCAACGATAATCGCATCTGATTCTTTTTCCATAATAGCCCTAACTTCTTCTCGATCTGTTGCATCTGTACCCCCATAAATGAAAAATACTTTACGTTCACCCGCTTCCTTCTCAATCATTTCATGTAGAATTTTACCATGCTTTTCAACGAATTGAAAAAGTAATAGCGTATTACCCTTCAATGATAACGTAAGATTAGTTATAAATTTGTTACGCTCAGCTGAGCCAACAATATAGTCAATTTCTTCTTGATATGTCTTCCCTCTTAAATCTTTACACACCTGTGTAGGGTGTTTAAGTACTAAAGCTTTAATTTTAAATTCAGCTAAGTGCTTGGCATCAATAAGTTCTTTGGTTTTAATAACTTGCTTAACTTTTCCAAACAAACCCTCTAAAACCAGTTGATGTGTTTCCATTCCATCAAGGGTACCTGTTGTACCAAACCGGTATTTGCAATTCACCAATTTAGTCATTATAGACGTTAATGACTTTGCTTTAAATTGATGTGCTTCGTCGCCTATACACAATTCATATTGTGCGAAGTACTTTTTATTTAGGTTGTATATACTCTGCCATGTACTGATAACAATCGGGGCGTCAGAATCTTTTTCTTTCCCGGCCATGACGATATGGATATCATCAGGATTAGCGCCATATGATATCAGGTCTTTTTGCATCTGTAATACCAATGATGTGGTAGGTACTATTACCAGTGATTTAACGCCATACCATTGTAACAGCAGATGAATAATGAGACTCTTACCAGATGCTGTAGGAGATAAGAGCATCGCCCTATTATTCCGCACTGCATGTATGAAAGCATCAACCTGGTAACCTCTTGGCGTTAAAGGTAAGTTTAGGGTACCAATCCATTCAGATGCGTCATTTTGCGCAAAAACCTCTTCTTTATCAACAGTGTCATCAAATGTGACAGAATAGTTCCTTTCTTTAGCAAATTGGTCTACATATGGTACTAAACCGGCATATAATTGTTTGTTTTTGTTGTTATACAGGCGAATTTTACCATCCCACATTTTATTACGATAACTAGGCATAAACTTAGCGCCCGGTACCATAAATGTAAAGTACTCGGTTAGCTCCTGGCGTATACCGAACTCGGCATTTACCTTAATATAGACGTCATCTATCTTCGAAACATACACTTTATTGCTGTCCAAATTGAGTGAGTCGTCTCCAATCAATAGCGGCGCGTACATGAAAACCCCGTGAGTTTATTGCTTTTATAATTTCCTCACAGACGGCAACCATTTCTTCTTGATATGCAAGTTTAGTGGTAACCTTTACATAATCTTCGTCGGCCTCTACATAACTATTAAGATCTGCTTTCAACACTGTCTTAGGCCACGGTTCACGACCAATACGTTCCAGATCTTCAGGGTTGTTTAATTCACCCCTATAATACTCAGACAAATCCTTAACACTACGTTTCAATTGTAATTTAATTGAGCGTAGTTTTAAACGTTCGTCAGACAAAATTTTGAGATATTTAGCGTGGAGAAGAGGTATATTCAAGCTCTCATTATCCAAGTCAATATCATCAATTTTAGCGTCTGCACGCCACATATCAACTACGTCTTCAATTTTCATTACAAACCTCACTTACGAAATAATCTAATTATATCACAAAACTAAAATTTATTCAATCTTAAAAGAGCGATATCCAAATGTTACTGTTGCTTCCAAATGTTCAACATCCATGCCTGTGGAATCGAATTCAAGTGGAGTACAATTTATAGGAAACATATCTTCAAAGAAGACTTGCCTATTAGCGTTCATATTACTAGTTAATACGATCAAAGTACCATCCGATACTACTGTTTGGGCCGGAGATGTACTACGACGATCTGCCAATTTCCTGTGTTGATCTAAATCTTCTGGATGGCCCAGTCCTTCAAGCCAGTTTAGAATTTCCAGATAGTTTTTCATATCTTCATCGACCTTAAACCTTAATATAAAAGGCTCATATGTCAATCTATCACCAGGAATAGGATACCGCAATAGTGGCGTTTCTCTGTCAACTTGGCCGAATGTAATGCTAGGTAACGTACAAGCCTGAGAGAAGTATATTACATTAGGTGCCCGTTGCATTACAAAGCGAAATCCTAGTGGCGATAGGAAATTCTTATTTTCGGGTTGTGATTGAGCGTTCGCCATATCGTATATAATCCTTTGCGTTCCGATACTCCGTAATAGGACTATCAGCAATTTGAACCTCAGCTATTACAGCGTCAATATTTTCTTTCCAGAAGGTCAAGAATTTATGGACCCGTGGATAGTAAGGTTTTATATCTTCCGTCTGCCACATGAACTCTTGCAGAATGTCGGTATAATCAGGCATCCAATACAAGACATCAACTGTAGCAATGATCTTTTGCCGTATTATCATATATTTATTTATGCGGATTAAAAACAATAAAAAAGGAGAGACCGAAGTCTCTCCTTTAGTTTCACTCGGGTATGTTTATGTTTATTATTACATAAGGTTGGAAATTTCAACCATGCGATAGTAGATGTTCTTCTTAGCGAAGGCAATTGCACCATCAGCATTTGTCGTAGCAAATGGGTTAGCTACCATGCCATATCGGGTTTTAAAGCCGATCTTTGGCTGGAAGGTGTTTTCCCCAACTGCACGGACCATCTGCAGAGGTACGTATGGGCAGTAGAACAAGCCCGCATCAAACGCACTGGAACCCTTATAACCGATCGTAGCATACTGCTTCCCGCTTGAGCTGGTGAAGTAAGGATCGATGTACACTTTAACCCGGCCGTTTGCAACACCAGCGAATGTATTGCCTGTGTCATCAACGTTAAGGTTATTGGAAAGTGCTGGGGTGTAATCAAGTACGCCAGCCATCTGAAGAGCAGAAGCAACATCAGATCCGCAGATCATTACGTTACCTTTACCCCTACGAGTCGACTTAGCAATTTGGTTAGCTTCACGCTCGATTTGGAAGATAAGTCCCTTGAAGCGCTCAACTGACCAACGGCCATTAGCATCTGTGTCAAGATCAAATGTACCCGCTGTGGTAGTATTGTCCTGAGCACCAGCTGTCGCGGTGTAGTTGATTGTGCGAATTACTTCGCGGTTGATTTCGGAAAGAATTTCTGCCGAAAGGATGTTAGCTAGTTCAGTTTCAGCATCCAAACCGTGGATAGCTTTAAGATCCTGAGCAAGCTCCATCGTATACTCAGCTTTCAGAGCCCGGCTAACGGCTGTTACAGAAACCTTCTCGATGCTGAATGCCATTTCTTGGAAAGCATTCGTGGAAGCATCGCCAAGAGCTTCAGCCTCAGCAGTTGTCATACCTTGCGTAACGGTATATCCGGAACCAGAAGCACGATCCGTTGGATCATTTCCTGTTGCAGCAGTACCTGCACTACCGTCAACGGCCGCAATAGAAGCTGTATTACCAGCGGCGCTACCAGCGTGTGAAGTATTAGCTTCATTAAAGAGAGCTTCTGTACCACTCTGATTAGTATAACGAGAGCGCATTGCAAAGATAAGTCCGGTTGGACCTGTCATTGGTTGCACACCGCATACGTCATAAGCGATGAGGTTTGGCATAGAACGGCGAACAAGCGAAATCAGCACTGGATCGAAGATGTCTACAGAACCATCACCTGCAGTCGAAGAAGAAGCACCCATAGCATTTGTGGGAGCCGCCTCACCGAGTAGGGATGGCATCTGATATCCACCAGAACCACTGGCTGCTTCAGCTGACGCACGTTCCTGGTTTTCTAAAAGAGTGGCGGTGACGGTGCGGCGATGAGCGTCGCCAATCTCAGGAAGATCGGGGTGCTCGAGCACTGGCTGCCACTTCTTTTGTAGTTCTTCAGTAACATACATTTGATTTCTCCTTGTACTTTATATGATCAGCCTTTGTCATATTATTTATAAAATTACTTCTTTACAGACCTAGAAATGGTGTTTAAATATACAGCCATCGATCCTTGGGGTTGTTCTGTTGTTTCTTCGTCAAGATCTACGGCCTCATCATCAGCCTCAATAGGAGACGTGAGTTCCTCTGTTTCCTCGCCATTGAAATATTGTTCTTTGACAATGGAAAGTTTATTTTCGTAATCTTCTGGTGCCTCAAACTCAATACCAGCCGCTAATTGACGAAGTTTTTCAACCTCAGTATCAGCGAGACCATCACTCACTTTACGAAGAATATCATCTTTAGATGATTCTGCTACAACCTTTTTAAGCTCAACATTTTTTTCGATTTCCTTGTTAAGGTTATCTTCGAGCTCTTCTACCTTAGCAGCAAGCTCTTCAACAACATCAACTTTTTCTTCTGGAACATCGACATAATGCTCAGCAAACAGGTCGTGTAGTCCGCGGAGGAAGTCTTCAGTTAATTCGGACTTGAGACCACGATCAATTGCGATCTGATTGTCTTTTGTCCATTCCTCTACGACATAATCCAGATAAGAGTCAACCTTTTCGGTCATCTCTTGATCGTAAGCAGCTTTTGCCGCCTCAATCTCTGCGTCTGTTTCTGTGGAAATTTTAGCCAACTGCTCGTTGATTTTAGAAACAACAGCTGCGCTAAAAATAGTTGCTGCCTTTTCTTTAAAGTCTTCGGAAAGATCTTCGTCACCAAACATGGCTTTTACGTCATCAGAAACATCAATGTCATCAGCTGTAATAGCTGCAACATCGCGAATATCGACTGTTTCGTCTGTAGCTTCTTCCTGCTCAACAACTTCCTCACTCATAAATGCATCGTGCATTGCAAGAAGATCTTCTTTCTTCATGCTGTGGAGTTTAGTCATCATAGCATTAATAGCAGCTACTTTTGTTTTAGGAGGAGTCGAACCGGGTGTAGTTACAGCCGTTTTTTCGCCACCATCCTTGGAACCTTTTAGCTTCTTAGCTTTTTTGTTAACGGGCTCAGGAACTTCTGAAGGATCACCCATAGAAGCCTTGAACTCATCAAGCTGCTCCTCATTCTCGTTATCCTCCGAGGCCTCAACCACATCCACAGTAGCTTCGGTTTCTTCAACCTCTGTTACTGTATCTTGAATATCTTGTTCGGACATTTGGTTATCTCCTCGCTAATACGATTGTGTTTACTATACGATTATTTATAATTTTCGCGCCTTTAGAGCCTAGAAATGAAATTCTTGAAAACATCTAATTTAGCTTGCTCTAAATCTTTCTTTGATGCTTTCGATATAACATCACGATGACTGGCAATTATGCTTTCTTTAAAAATTCCATTTTCCCAAACCCACTCTTTACCTTCCATAACACCATTTACATATGCATCTGGTGCTGATGGATCAGCAACAATATCAGCAGCTGTTGCTAGATAAAAATCTTTTTGAACTTCTTGACTACCGTCTTTTCCGGGTCGCAATGTTCCCATACCGCGCGATGAAACACCAAGTGAAGCTCCTTCATCCATAAGATTTTTAACAATATTACCGTATGGAGTTTCCATAATTTTTGCTTTGCCGATAAAATTATTTCCATCTTCTTTTAATTCTTTAATCATATGGCTGCAGCGTTCTAGATTAATTGTAGGACCTGCAGGATGACCTAACTCGCCATATGCACGATTCTTACCAACATATTCTTGATTATATCGCGCAACTTCTTTCATAAGAACAGGCTTCGGATAAATCCGACCATTCTTATTTTTCATTTCGGATTGCATGAAAACGCCTTCGATAAAATAATTTTTTTTACCGTTTTTGTCTTCAACGAGATTGTATTGAAATCCCTCTTCTATGACTTCGGTTATTAGTTTCATTAGTCGGTACTCCTCGCTACTGCAAATCCACGTGCGTCAGTACCAGCATCGATGGCTATTTTATCTTTTGGCTTTTTATTAATAACTACGTATTGACCTTGTCGCAGATATACCTGTGCTTGACCAGCATCTCTTGCAATACCAAATGCAGAACCTCCATTTGTAGGTCCAGCGGTATTAGAAACCGTTATAGTGCGATCTGTTGTGCCCGTAAGGATACATGCAATCGACGTAGCCCCGTTGAAAGTGGAGCCACCCGTTACAAGGGTTTCTACATTTGAAATGGGGCGAAATGTTGTCATTACGCTGCTCCTTGTTCCATATTGAGCCAGCTACTAGTCATTTGAAAAGATGTCATATCCTTCGTGAGGTGAAGCATAAGTTGCTCCTGATGACTGTCATCCAAATCATTGGCAAACTCGTGAATTTTTTGTGCTAATTCTGCGGAAATATTTACTACTTTACCATCACCTAATTTAAGGTCCCCTTCTTTAATGGGTTTGATAACAGCAGTTTCACCACCCTTTGACGCAGTAGCCTTACTTGTATCCCGCGACTTACTTCCGTCGTGCGTGTTTTTAACATCACTTGAGCCCTGCTTAACGGGTGCTCGCTCGCCATTCATTGGCTGCTTAGGCTTTGCATGACTAACGTGTGATGCTACATGTTGTTTATCGTCTGCGACAGGATGATCGGTTTTCTTTACGGTATGAGAATCCCTAAAATCCTGTTCACCTTTAGCTCGAGATTTAATATCATCGACCTCGTCATCCTTATCCTTAGGAGCGACGTAATCCTGTGCTACGCTTGCTTCACGTAGTTCCCTAAACGTTTTCATCAGCTGGCTCCTCTACTGAAATTGGTTCATCTGTTTCTGGAGAAATTTCTACTTCAGGTTCTTCCTCATGGAAAAGATTCATACCAATTTCACGTTTACGAAGGTTTAAAGCATCACTAACTTTACCATACAGTGCATCTGATACAGATGTTTTAAACTGCTGGCCGTCATTGTCACCTAGACCCTTAATTGCATTTTCAAGTTCAGACATAAAATATCTCCTGTTTATTCCCTATTATTTATAAAAATCTTTACGTAAAGTATGGTACTTTATATGCAGTACCACCTATTGTTAGTACCAAATGACCGGCCGGATTAGCTACTACCGCGGCATTTAATGGCACAGAACCCTGTGCCGTAGTAACATCTGCTGTATTACCTGACTTAACAGCTGTTGCAATAACACCATTTGCGACTTGAATTCTGTCTGATACGAGCAATCTGATAGCTGTATTAGTTGAAGTTAGATTAGTATTGAGGTTACTAATAGCAGAATTAGTATTAGCTAATCCTTGGTTACTTAATAACCTAACCGCAGTATTAGTTGCCAATAGATTAGTATTGAGGTTACTAATAGCAGAATTAGTATTAGCTAATCCTTGATTACTTAATAATCGTATTGCTGTGTTAGTTGCCAATAGATTAGTATTGAGATTACTAATTGCTAAGTTAGTATTAGCCAACTGTACATCTGTTGACATCGATGCGATATAAGAATTGGTGTTAGCTAAAGCTGCTCTTTCTCTAGCACTAACTGTAGCGATATAAGAATTGGTGTTAGCTAAATTACTGGCTTGTTTTGCTTCTTGCGTATCAAGAGCAGATTGTGTATTTGTATTTAATAACCTGATTGCAGTATTAGTCGCAGTTAGGTTTGTATTAAGATTACTGATAGCCGCGTTAGTATTAGCTAATCCAGTATCTCCTCCTCCAGAAGAGGCAGCAATATAAGCGTTAGTATTAGCTAAAGCTGCTCTTTCTCTAGCGCTAACTGTAGCGATATAAGAATTGGTATTAGCTAAAGCTGATTGATGTGCAGAATTTGCAACTAAATTTGATGAAATCCAGGATCTTCCATAACCCCAATCATCAGTCCATTCTCTAGAAGCGAGTTGTTCAGTTGTATTTGAAAATAAACCAGTCGCATTTGCCGAAAGTGTAGTACTACCAAGTTTAATAGTAGCACCGGATAGATATAAATCTTTCCATTGTCTAGTAGAAGAACCTAAATCAAATGTATTGCCTGAAGCGGGGATAATAGCCTTTGTTTGGAGTGTAGTTGTGATATTATTACTTGAACCACCACCACCTTCGGCGTCTGCACCAATCCATTTACCTGTTGATGCTTGAAATTGTAAATACTTACCATCAACTTTAGCTGAGTCTCTATTTACATCATCAAGAAATTCGAGTCTTACTTCACCACCACCGCTTCCACCAGTAGCTACTATTCCTCGTTGGACTTGACGTCTAATTTCAGTTTTAAATTTTTCGTGTTGTTCTATTATAGGTGTGATATCTGGAGAATTGCCGGGTTCGCCATCCATTCCAGGGCGACCGGGCTGTCCTTTTTCTCCCTTTGGTCCTACAGGACCTTGTTTACCAGCCGGCCCTTGATCACCCTTAGGGCCAACTTCTCCTCGTAGGCCAGGCACACCGTCGTTGCCCTTTTCTCCTTGTTCCCCTCTAGGGCCGCGAATTCCTTGTTCTCCCTTACTACCCGGTAATCCTTGAACACCAATGGGGCCGCGATCTCCTTTTTCTCCTTGCTGTCCTTGCTCTCCGAGTAATCCTCTTGGGCCGGGTTCTCCTTGCGATCCTTGTTCACCTTGTGGACCGGCAATACCTTCTGGCCCCTGAGGCCCGACAGGTCCAATTTCACCGATAAGTCCGTCATTACCCTTTTCTCCTTGAAGACCAATAGGCCCTTGTTCTCCTATAGGGCCTCTTTTTCCAATCTCACCTTGTATACCCCGTTCACCAGGAGTACCTTGAGGACCAATAGGTCCTTCTACAAGTGGTGGAATAATTATAGAATCTTCTAGTTCCGAAAGCAACTCTTTTTTTTGCTCTTTGAGTCGTTTTTCGGTAACACCAAGAACGGTAGCTAGAAGTTTTGCCTCATCTATCGTCTTCATCGTCGCTCTCGATCTCTGCCATACTGTCCATGAAGCGGCTCATGCTTTCCAAAAGCTCTTTTTCTTCTTTGGATGGTTTAGACGGAGGCTCGAAAGGTACCGTATTCGCTGCTTCTTGAACGGGCGGCACTGGTGCATCAGGCGTCTGAGGCTGTGCTGCAGGACTTCGTGGCTCAGGCGGAGCTCCTTGGCTCTGATCCTGGCCTTGATCCTCATCGTCACCTTCATATTCACCTGCGTTTTGCTCTTTCTTTATTTCTTGATCTATTAGCTTGATATCATCATCATTCATTCGAAGAATATTTCGTTTTACCCATGCCTTGGAGAAATAATCTTCTGTAAATTGTGCTACCTCGCCAAGCATACGTAAACGTGATTCCAAAACCTCTGTTTCTTTAAGCTCTTGGTAATGATTATCTTCAAGAAAATCGTAATAGATATGTTCTTTTATTTCTTTCCAATCTTGTTTAGTTGTAATACCTTTAAGAATTAATTGTGTTTCTAAAAGTGTATCAAATAGAATTGAAAATCGTTTTCGCAGACGATTAATAAACTTTGCAAATTTAACTTCATCTCGTGTTATCTCACTAGCACGACCTATGTTAAATTGATTATCTGCTTCCATTCGTGTTGACGGTACATTTAAAGCCTTATAAAGCTTCTTTTTAAAATATTCAACATCTTCCATTTCACCTAAATTTTGTCCACCTGGAAGTGTTGTAATTTCTGTTCCCCTACCACCTTCACGTCTCGGTAACCAAAAGTCTTCGAGCATGGTCATAAATTTTCGATCATCTCGTACTTCACCTGTAGCGGCGTCGTAGACGAGTCTATTTTTATGTTTGACCATCATATCACGAAGATATTGTTCTGCTTTAGCTTTTGGCAGATTGCCTACGTCAATATAGAATATACGCCTCTCTGGGGCTCTTGCTAATCGGTAGATGACCGTTGCGTCTTCTAACATGCGTAGCTGGTTAAGTGGTTTAATGGCTTTATGCAAGTAACCTAATACAAGTTTACTCCGTTGATCCATTTGACCACTAGTAACGTGACAAACACTGTCTTTAGATACCTTAAGGCCCTGCTGTGAAGATTGCAAGCCTTTAGGATTATAAAGAAAGTATTCGTTATATCCTAAGTGAACCTCATTCTTTTTTCCAGCAGGAGTATTTTGACCTAATTGTCCTTGCTTCTTTTTAGGTTCACGTACTTTTCTAATTTTTCGGGGATCAATATACCTTAATTCCTTGATACCAGCACGAGGTTTTTTAACATCAATCATAATATGGTAATAGAGCCTACCATCTACATACCATCTTTTAAATATATCATAGGAATTGTTATTGAAATTAAGTAGTTTGAGAATTTCCGTAAATTCACTGTGAATAGATTTTTTAATATTAGCGGGGAGTTTACTTCGGTCAAGTTTAACCTGTACAGAAGGAACTTCTACATCATCGCTAAAAATAATTGCATCATTAACGATATCATCGACGGCTAATTCAGCTTCAGGCTGCATTGCCATTTCGCGATATCGAGTTACTAATTCAGCTTCGGTTTTTGCAGTACCTTCCAAATCTACGTAGGTGCCATATACACCTCCTGGAGCAATTTCCATAGCTCCATCTTCTGATGGCGGTGGTGCAAAAGAAGGGACTGCGACCGCTTCCTTGGTCTCATCCTCTTTTTTACCGATCTGAAATCCGAACAATTCAATGGCCATTTTTTCTTCCTTTATCAAATAAAAAGGGGCTACCTATATTTATGGCAACCCCTTTTAACACATTTTAAAAATACAGTGTAAAACGAATAGCGATTAAGTTGAGACCGTAACCGCAAAGTCTGCTTCAACTTGACCCTTATCGGAAAGTGCCTGAACTGTATCGCGATGCCAATAATCTATATTAAATGTCACAGTAAACTCTTGAATTGCATCTGCTGTTGCCCAATCCAAGTCCATAGCTGCTACTTCTGTTGGGAATAATCCAACAACACGATACGTAGCTATAGCATTACCGCGTTTTCCATATTGTGTAATCTGCCCATCGGTTTTATATGCGCCTTCGGTTGTGCCACCACCGATAACTCCAGGAGCACCTGATCCAGGACCAATTGCTCTTTGGTTACCAATAGGTTTATTGACTATATCAGCCCAACCTTCTAGTACATTTCGGATTGCAAAATCTTCATCATTGATGACTGTTACCGTCCATGTATCGAACTGCTGAACACCACCGAATCTAATTGTACGGCCAAAGTATTGGGTTTCGACCGTAGTTAGAGTCTTAGGAGGCGTCTGAGTTGCCCGACACAAGAATGGAAGATCTTGCATACCGGCTGAATTAGGTGCCGTAAAGTTACATTCGAAAAGTGCTGGACGAGCACCGCCAAATTGCAACCTACCGGCGAAATCTCTAATATTAAACGACATGTTTTCTTCTCCTCGTTATATGTTTATTTATTAGAATTGTCCAACAACTTCAGAAAATTCTACACCAGTTCTTACCGCAACAAAGTTCAATTGAATAAAGTTAATTGAACGGGCAGGTTTAATGTAGATATCTCCTACAAATTCATTCCGGTCGATAATTTCGCCTGTGTTATTCGATTCATCACAAACAACCTTAAAGTCTGTAATGCCTCGGCGACCTTGTACATCCCTAAGGAAAGGCTCAACCATGTTACGGAATTGTGCACGGGTAAATGCATCGTTGAACTCGAAGAGAGTAAACTTCGCAGCTGTACTAATTGCTTTTTCGAGTACAATGAACAACCGGCGGACGTTAATCCGGTCGAATGCACTGGGTTTAGCTAACATTGTTTTATCACCGAAGAGGACTGTTCCTTGTCCTGCAAACGCGACAACTGGGTTAACACCCTTTTTATAAAGTTGATCTCGATGTGCTTTCTTTGGATTATATGCTAGTTTAACAACGTTTTTAACATTACCGCGGTTATAACCAGCTGGCGACCACCATGCATCTCGGAGAAGATCAGTAGCAACCATTAAACCGGCTGTATCACCGTTTAGCGGTACATAGCGGTACAAATCGTTATATTTGTCATATTGGTATTTCCATCCAGAATCCATTACTGCGTAAGAGCTACTTGGAAGCAGATCTCGGAAGGCAATAACATCATCTAGTTCCGCTGTTGCATATCCGCTATTGTTAACAACGTCTGCTCTGCGGGGTGAAATGCAAGCGACGCAGTCTTTACGGACTTCTGCGACATTATTAATAACATCGAGAGCCAATGTCTGGTTAACTGTACCGAGAACCAGAAGCGAAACATCAACTTCTTCAGCATTCACAAACTTCTTATATCCGTTGATATAATCAGCATTGCGTGGTGTATCTCCATCTTGGCCATTTACCAATGAACCACCTTGTGGAGCGGTTGCTGAAGCACCAAATGTAGTTCCTTTAGCAGCAGAACCAGCATTTGTCAGTTGTGTATCGTGGGCTGTCCACCAAAGATATTTAGACTGTTGGTTGACAACTTCTTTATAGTAATTTACAGAACCATCAGCGGTTTTTGCATCAGATGCCATAGAAAGTTTATAGTAGCGCTCAACAACTGTATTAGCTGTTCCTGTCCACTCACCATCTTCATCGGCTACAATAAGATGCATTTCGTCATTAGATCCGCCACGGTTAGATACGAAATCGGATGTGCCTGGAGCATCATCAAATTCATTGTAGAACTCCCAGCGACGCTCACCGTGCCCGCCTGCTGCAGCTTCGGCATTATGAGAATTGCCTGAATATGCTTCTGACAATGTTAATTGACTTGAGTTAGCAACTGCACTAACAGTTCGTACTTCTTTATCGGGTCCTAGGACAATCTGATCCCCAACCGTTAGCTCTGTGTTAAATGTGGAGCTATTTAGACCTGTTACAGTTGCACTGTTTGCAGTAACAACAACATTACCTGTTAATGCTGACGACCATGCTGCTGAACTACCACACATAGAAACGCGCAATGAATTACCCAACAATCCTGGATACTTAGCCGCAAACTCACCTACACCGCTAATTCCGGTAGCGTGATTTTCATTATAATCGTCTTCATCAGTAATAAGTGTAGTAGCGTTATTTGCTGAGGCCATATGAGCATTTTTAGCTTCCTGGGCGGCAGTGCCACTACGGTTTACTACACGTACAACGTGAAGAGCGTTGCCGTAAGACAGGAAGTTTTTGGCAGTAAAAAAGTCATTTGCTGTATTAGCGTTAGGCGATTGGAATTGGGATACCAATGTATCCTCAGAATCAATGAGAACCCGCTTTTCTACAGGACCCCAGCGAAAGTGCCCGGCAATGCCGCCTTCGGTTGTAGAAACGGCAGGAACAATCGTAGTAAGATCGATTTCACTTACATTGACTCCTGGTGAAACTTGAAAAGCCATCGTTATTCTCCTCGTTCTTATAAGATAAGTTAATTATCAGCTTCTTTAGGTTATGCAATTATTTATAAAAAATGCGCTTTAACGTCAAAGATCACCAAATGTATACCATCGTTCTGTTGGTTCTAGATTCTTATCTTCTCCCGCAATATCCCATCGCTGGCCGGTATTATCTACAATATGATTTTGTTGACCATCATCAATAATACCAAACGGCAGAATATCATCTTCTAACATGCGTAACTTCTCATTATATATCTTCTCACGGATGTCTATGTCGGTCATTTCCTTAAAGTACTCCTGGCGGACCAACCAAGAAAACAAAACTAAACACATAACCAAATCATCATGATGTCCTTCATCGGCCTCGTATGAAGAACCTTTTTGGATAAAACTAGATAATTCTGCAATAGTGTCAAAATCGTTAACAATTAACTTATCATTTTCAATAAGATCTTTAAGATTTGAACATCCAGTTGATTTAACTGATTTTGTTGTCTTAACACCCATCTGAGTGCCTTTACCGAAACCACCACCGACTTTTTGTCCAGCCCTTCCACGCATAGATGTAGAAAGAACGTTTTCATATTCTAAATCATGATGTAATATGTCAGCGACCTGCTGTCCTATATCATTTAATTCAATCATAACAAACGCCTGATTATAAGCCAATCCAACATCTTTAATAGTGCTGGGATATATCATAGGCGAAATTTCATTAGATCTAAATTTAGCCACTACTTTATATGGAAGGTTAGTAATATCAACAACAACAAAAGCACTATAATCTATTCCAACACCTCTTGATGTATCGGCAATAAGGCAGTATACCCTATCTTTAATAGGCTCTTCATATATGTCAAAACTCCCTTGCCTTCTTATAGGATTCCAGAATGCCAGGCGCCTCAATATAGTTGAATTAATTAATGTGTGTTGGCTACCTAAAAACTCACACTCAAATTCCTGAAGAAATTGTTCTTCTGATGTGTTAGCAATTGTCTGCTTTTTCCACTCTTCATTGCGATTAGGAACTTGTGTCCAATGAACTTCGATAGGAGTATATTCATTCCTACCTTCAGAAGCATCTATCCATAACTTATAAAAATGATTCATCCCATTTGGGGTTGAAACTATAATAACCTTTGATGTTTGGCCCGATGATATAGTAGGATAAACTGAACTAAAAAATTCATCCGCCATATTATTGCCAACGAATGCAAATTCGTCGAGAAAAATAAGATTATATGAACCACCTCGAATAGCACTTGATGAGGTAGCAGCAGCGACTATTTTAGATCCATTTTCGAGTTCTATATTACCTTTATTCCAAGTAACTACACCTTGCTGTAGCCACTTCGGTAAATATTCATAGGCCATCGTAATTTTAGATAATAGATCTCGTGCTAACGCTCCCTTATTAGCCAAAATAGCAATATTTTGATTATCATGAAATAGTACCAACCATAGCATATACGCAGTAACGGTTGTACTTTTTCCTGACTGTCTCGGTAATTTACATATAGAAAATCGTTTATTGACAAAGGTTGTAACCATATCCGATTGAAAATCATATAAATCGAATGGAATTAAGCCTTGATCAACATTAACAATTTGTATATACTGTCGAATAAAATATTCACAATCATTAGCACATTTAATATATTCTTCTATCTGCTCTTGATCATATTCAACAGGAACATTAGTTCGTTTTAAATTGGGATTACCTAAGTAATTAACGCTTTCCACCATGATACTCTACTGCATGCCCTTCCCGAATTAACATTTGATTAATCGTAGATTCTTGATCTAGTTTTGAATCAAATACAATAATTTCACCTAAAATTCGTCCAAACTTTCCACGGTCGTGAGATCGTAATTTAACTACTTGCCCTTCCTGACAAAATGCTTTAACAAATTCTTTTGCAGCCAGGCCACGTTTCTTTTCTTCTAAATCCCTAGTTCTGCTCTCGGGTGCATTAACACCCATTAAGCGAACGCGCTGTTTTTTTAACCAGACACCAAAACCAAGATCAATGTCAACATCAACGGTGTCGCCGTCAACTACGCGGGTTACAACACACTTGTATTCAAACATTTTTTAACTCCTCAATTTCACTTGAATTTTTCTCGATATTCGATGCATTCTTTGTGGGCATATGATCAAAGATTACCTTTTCTAACTTGAGAAACGGAATTCTATCATTGGGTACATATCTCCACACATAATCCCCATCCCAAATACCTTCACTCTTTGTTACACCAAATACTGTTTGTGTCATTCCTATCTTAACGATCAAAGCTTCCTCACCATCAAGAATAACTTTGTCACCCTCTTGGAATGACTTATTCATAGAGAACATAATGCCCTTAGCTAGCTTTGCCGCAAAGTCTTTAATCCATAACGTAATAACAAGCATGACAAGCACGCCAACAAATGGCATGAGTAACGCGTCAACTGTTTCTTGTAGTCCGAACGGATCCATTTTCAGCCTCGATTATTTCCTCTATATGTCTATGACATCCAACACAGATATCTTGTTCATTGAGTGTACATGTTCCTATACATTGCGAATCATTCCGAACCTGTTCTATCGTCCGCTTCAATGGTGTTAACATCTTTTCTCTGCTTTATCAGTTTTTGCAATTCGGCGGTATTTCCAACAAACAAAGCGTTTGTTACACTATTTGGTCCTTTTATTTCCGTTCCTTTTAAGTCTTTAACATCTTTTTGTAGCTTCATTAAATTTTGGTTTGTTTCAGATAGTGTTTTAATCAATTGTCCTAATACTTCAAAGGCTCTAGGTGACTGACTAGCCATAGCTAATTGTTTTAATGTATCTAGCGAGTCCATTCCATTGTCTATAATATTTTTTAAATTACCACGCGCATAATTATAGTCTTCGTCAATAGCTGCGTTATTATCATCTATTACAGCTGGAATAGGCGCAGCAGCAGGCACCATCGACCCAATCTGCATATTCATAACTTCTTCGACTGTATTAGCTGGTTCAATATCTAAAATTTTATTTAGATTATCTTCAGTGTTTGTCTTTGTCATTACAATTCTCGCATCTACATTGTTTACATACTTGTATTTGGCCTTGAATACCTTTGCCTGGTGGCCTAAATTCTTTCCAAAGAGGAACTCCACAATGGCTCTCATGACCACAATTTTGACAATTTATCATTCGAATTGTCCTGTCTCTAGGCCTTGTCTTTCGGAAGACGATTTCCATTTATCACATACATGATCTACACGACATTCAAAATCAAATAATGTACATATATTCGGCTCATGCCAATATGAACATCCTTTGTCGCAACGCCGGTCGGCATCTTCAATCGTCGCTTTACGATAGTTATGTTTTAAAGCGTCCTGCACTGCTTCATGTATTTTAAATCGTTTCATCTTATGGCTCCGAATCATAATGGAACATGTCTATAGCAAAACCATAATCATCATTAGCAGTTATCTGTGACGTAGCAACTGATGCTGCGCTATTAGTTGTAGCAAATCTACCTGTACTATTTACTATTAAACCAGGCGTTAATTTTATTTTTTCAGATACTGTTGCTTTATTTGTTTGTGCTTGAGTTATAGTAGTATTAGAAACACCACTTTCCCAATCAGTTCTTGGTATTAGGAAGTTGATATCTGATCTCTTAATAATACCCGACTTGGTAGTAGGTCCAAATATCCATGCTTTGACTAAGAAATCTAAAGTCCATATCAATGCCCGACGTGTATCAAAATCACCCTCATATGTATCTTCTAAAGATATACCGTTTAAAACAGTTGCAATATCATAATTTAATGACATTTCTGGAATCAATCTAACTGTATTTGTCCATTCTGGTGTAAAAAACGGGAGTATTTGTTCTAGAATTTGAGTTCCATCATCAGCATTTTTAACAAAAATACCTAATTGAAAATTTAAATCATATGGAACAGGGACGTATTGTTGCTTTACTTTATCTCCATCAGCAGTTTGAATTAATATATTTTTCTGCATCGTATTTAATTTACGCTGAGGATTATAATTCATACCATTCATTTCAAAACCTATTCGTGGTAATGAAATAGCAACATCTTGGTCAAGATTTGGATCTTGAGCTAGTCTGACTAGAAATTTTTCTTTAGGACCATATGCGATAGGTACTTTAATTGCCTGAACGCGCTGCCCGGCATTATTTAATCGCTGGACAACTATATCATTAAACATGTTACCAAACATGATAACATATTTACGCAAAACTCCGTTATAATATTGATGTCCAAACATTAGTATCTATCCACTTCTGAAAATGGGTTACCTTCACTGAAATCTAAAATACTATCAGCTTCTAGACCATAAAATTCATTATTCGCTGATGCATCTGTCGTTTCGATTCTAAATGATTCCTGTACAATTGAATCGCCATCCTCACTAACCAATTTATCACCTGATTCAAGTAACATTTCATAAAATAACATATCGCCGCTATATCTAGTTTCAATAGCATCAATTTCTGTGTTACCAGTATCAAGCTGCTCATGACTATATTGAAATAACTCACAACGTAAATCATAAGTTTGAAGTCTTCCTGTTTGATAAAATACTTCTTCATGCTCAACAAATTTTATTTCAAATATTTTATCATTTAACGGAAAATATATTAAATCCCCTTCTAGAGGCCGGGAGCTGGATATACTATAACTATTAACACCAGCGGACCCAGCCTCTAGCATCAGCATGTGACTGTTTGCGGGGGCGGATGTATTAGCAGTCTCAAGCTGATATGTATAACCTACTTCATCTTGTAAACTTTCGCCTTGACTTATCTGATCAAATCTTTTGCGAGCAACGGTTAATGTCAGTTGGTCTCTAATTTCTAGATTAAATCGAGATAAAAAATCTCCTTCACCTTCAAAACCTTCGACATTTTTAATATACATTTCCACAGGAACAGCAAGATTAAACTGTGAAAGAGTATCTTCTCCGAATAAATTATCTTCTTTAACAAGAGTACGGGGCATATACCTTACGTCATGACCATAGATTTTAATAGCCTCTATAGTCAAGTCTTCGACTAAATCTTGCTCACCAGCATAGGAGAAATTATTAAAATACTTATTAATAGCCATCTGATTATCCAATCATATCTGAGACTGGCAAGCTATATGAACCTATCATTTCTTCTTCTAGCTTGTTTACCTCTTCGACAGCTTCCTCCCATATTTTTTGTCCGTTAAATGTTAAACCACCAGGCATTTGCATACCTTCGAATTTTTTAAGATTTTCCCCCCATTGCTTTTTAAATAAAGCGGTGGTATATTGTCTAAGCCACCTATCACCATATACTGATGTATAGGTATCTGGATCTAGAACACGATATGCCTCGATAACCAGATATTCACCTAACGTTACATCATCATCCCAATCCATATCAATATATAATCTATCTGTATGACGATTAAATCTAATAGGTTGTTTGCCTACAAATAACTCTTCTAATTGTTCAACGTGTCGCATAGCAGTTACATACGGAACATATGTAGAGCTAGTAAAGTCAAACAAATCATTTAAATGAATTTGATATCGAATATTGAATAGATTTGATGCATTAATGGCATCGCCTATATCAAATATACGGACAACGCCCATAATATTATCTGGGACGGTAATATATTGATTATCTTTATCTGTTTGTGTTATTGCATGTTTAAGGTATGTGCGCTCACTGCCATCGAAATGATAATCTCGATAGTATGAAATAGCGTCGTCAATACGATCCTCAAGCTGGCCAGCATCAACATTAATGTCAACAACTGGATAGCCAAGGCGGCGCAAACAGTAATCTTTTAACTCAGTACGGGAAGCTGGTGTCGCCATTATTGATCTCCTTGTTATGTTCTTATTTATAAGGAGATTGTATGTAGCTTTACAACAAGGCTTTGAATTCCTCGGTAAATTGAATACACCATTTTTTAGGAACGCTAGTTGTTACCTTAAAGAACTGCCTTTCAGGATTATCTAGCGACTTATAATAGATACCATCTCTGACCAAAATGCCCTTTTCAGATAAACTTTTCCATAAATCTGTCGAATTATGTTGAGGCAAGTCAATCCACAAACTATTCCCAAAATTAAATTCATATGGAAATTCTACAGGCATATCTTTCAAATTATCTATAATATAATCTCTGTTCGCAATAGTAGTTTTCTTTAATTTAGGTAGCCATTCTGATTTAGTATGTAAGGAAGCACCTGCAGCAAGTTGTCCAATGCTACTGCTCCCTAACTGGTTACCTCTTAATCCAAATACCGCTTTCATATTATCGGGGCTACATACAACTGCTCCGGTTCTTAGACCAGCTAAACCTGGTGATTTGGAATAACTAAGAGTAATAAATGTTTTCTCTGGATAATCTTGGTATATTGCATAATATTCATTTAAAAAATCTTTGTAGGTGCAATCATATAATATCCATGCACCGTTTTCTTTTGCCGCGTCTTTAATTTCAATTAATTCATCTACCATATAGGTATGCCCTATGGGATTTTGTGGATTAACAATATTAATAACATCAGCGCCTTGAATATGTTTAGGCTTTATCTTTCCAGGAACCAAAAACTGAGGCATTTCTTTAACATATTCGCGCGGCCATTTCCAAGCTGGATCAGAATCGATAAATCGACCGTTAGAATTTTTTAGAAACATTAATATTTGATATATCGCTGGGCCAGCGCCATCAGTGATACAAACCTTTGCATCTGTATCGGACAATCCAATATCATCTAATATTTGTTCATGTAGCCAATCATAGCCCATCGGTGGTGGATAATTTTGAAATAAATTATCTCTTATTCCGGCTCTAATAGTTCTTTTCATAAAACTAGGAGCAGGAAGATGACATGTATTTTGATCCATTGTAAGCATTACGGAACCCTCCATTCAATACCACGGTGTTGCCATTCATTGCTTACAACTAGTTGAGCCCAATCTGCTATCTGACCATATATGTCACTACATACCTCGCCCATTACGTGAAAGCAATCTTCATACATCCATACATCACCATGTGGAATATTTTCTTTTACAAATGATATAGCTTGTTCAGGTGGGCATAATTCATCCATCTCACCACCTACTAATAGATAAGGCATTTTTATTTTTTTAGCTCTTGCTATTAGTTGCTTATCAATTGCATTACAGTACTTATCAAATTTCTTTTCATCATGTATATTAGCCATTTCCATAAAAATACGTCTAAAATTAGGCTGTGCTTGATTAAAGATTATCTCTGTATTTCCAACATTTGACATCTGGCCTATACATGCAACTACACTGGAATTTTTAGCAGCCGCTTCAATTACCCAACGTGTACCAAAGCTCATCCCAAATAATACTACTTGTTTCGAGCGGCCTGGTACACCCAATCCCTTAATCATTGTATCTATAGCTTCGGACATATTATCAATTTTAATATAATTTTCATCCATCATTTGACTTACGTGTCCAGGGCCTTCAATTACAACTACATTAAAACCTCTATTATACCACGGGTTATTATACGGAAATAATACCTCTTCTTTAAATTGATCCATGCCGGGTACTATTACAACATAGGGAACATGAGGATCGTGTTCCATCACTAAAGCACTATAACCATTACCTCTGATTGTTCTAGCCTTTTCGAAATGTTGTTCGAAATGGGCCCAACAAATTTTTAATTGGCCATAATATTCTATCTTTTTAGGATGCCGAATACCTTTAATGGTATGTTGAGCACGGCCGTAACACATAGCAGCTCTATGATAAAATTCGGCTTTTGTTGTAGATGAAATAGCACTTCTAGCCATAAGTTCTAATTTATGACCTTGCTTCGCCCAGCTTTTAGAGTAAGAGCGACGACCAGTAATTCTACTATATACTTGTTGTAGATCACTATACTTATATCCACGCTCTAATCGTTGAGCTAGAACGCCAGGATGAAGTGTATCCTCATTTTCACTTAATTTTAAAAAATTATCGAATACCCAATTCTGGTCGTTTCTGGATTTGGTCAGACTCATTTACCATCCACCCTTTCTCATAAAAGTTCACGAGTTCATCGAATGTAAAACCACTACCATCATGTGCTTTGTCATAGAAACTAATTGTCAAAAGATAACGATGTAAATTAGGATGATCATTCTCAATCTTATGTGGATTCATTGTATTAAAGATTAGAGGTACGTTTGGTTGATAAGGTACTTCATATCTTTCAAACGTATTAGGTTCAACCATCCAACAACGCTGTGTATCGTTTTGCGCTGTTAGTAACATATTAATCGCACATGTACGCCTACCATCTTTATGCCAATTAAACCAACTATTAGCATAGAATTTCCCGACATAGGCATAATCAATCTTAACATAGAATAGATTTTTAAGATATGTCATATATTCATCAGGTAAAGGAATAGCATATAACCCATAATCATTTGGATTATCATTATCCTCCTTGCCCAACCATTCAAAGATAGGTCCTGTGTTAATATTTACTTTTGGAATGTGGTGCCACATTCCCTTCATATTTTCCATTATGTCTCCTTCGGATAGATCAAAAACACTACATGGGCATACTCAGGTACTACCCAGTTGTGCATTGTGTCGTGATCTAATATCATATCGCCCTTCTTGAAAACTAACAATTCAAAAGAGCGCTCTTTCTCTACTTGCATATGTATTTCACCATCGATAACAACACCGAAAGTTAAACCACCCTTATGCCAGCTAGGTTCAACCGGCCCGTGATATACACAAGAACGCCACAGTCCAGTTAGCTCTCTGTCTGTTACATCCTTCCAACTATTTACGTACTCGAAACCAGGCCGGCCCTCCTTATATGTATGTGCTTCTTCCGCATATCTATCTTGCCACACCTCTGTAAACTTACTCATTATGCCATCTCCCAAATCCGCCCATGTTCCAATCTTCGTCAATCCAAGCACCATAAGGAGACCCGTGATTAGGTCGTCCTGTCTTGGCTAAATGTTTGTGAACATCAAATAATCTTTTACCTTTATGTCCGAAAAGATTCTTTGGTGTAGATTCTTGTTTAGTCCATTCAAATACGTCATCTGTTCTATAATATTCACGTATACTTTCTTTTATTTGAAATTTGTGTATAGAATCATGGCACGTAGCTACAGGATTATTCATCGACCATAATTGAATAAGTGGATGTTCATAAAAATGAATTAAATTGTTTATGCGTTTTCTTGCGATACAATGATATCTAGTAGCATTTAATTGCCACTTCATTGTCCAAAATAACCACCAAAATTCATCTGCATTTGATTCCAAATCAAAAGGACATGCATCTAATACTGGTTGTAAAAATTCTTTGCGGCTATCAGGAATACCGTCATCAACATCCCATATAAAGCCAGTCCCTTCAACCCAACCTTTTTTATTTGCTATACCCACTTCTCTAGTACAGTAATCACCAAACTCACCACTGATTAATGTTACCGGCTTTTCAGATAATTCAGATAACATAAGATAAAAATCTTTAAATTTAAATCTTGGTGCTTTTCTAACAATATTTTTATAAAAATATGGATTTTCTTCTATACTCGTATCAGAATATACAATAGTAAAAAAGGCCCCTATCTTTAAAAGACTCGTAACAATATTAGTACTATCAATACCACCAGACCAAAGAACGTATAAAGGATCATCTGAGTTATTCCAGATATCCTCAGCAACGCTTTGTGATACGTCACTAAATGAATCGTTTATTTGTTTGTATTTGGGAATAGGGGATATATCTACCTGATCATATGGTAGATCAATGCTGTGCGTTCTATCATAAATTCGTTTGTCTGTAAATTCGTGGCTGAGCTGGTTCCAGAATTCATCTTCAAACTCCGCCATAGGCGGCATAATATATTTCATAGTTTACATCACTTTATATTATTCAGAAAAGATAGCAACTCGCTTTGTTAGAATTGTATTGATACGATCTTTTTCTTCATCAAGAATTTTAGCTGTAGATACAGTCGCTGTTGATGCTACGTTGGATGAAGGCCAACCGGAACCGGTATTATAATTCTCAGCATTAGCAACCGCAGTCATATTTGTAATTTCAAGTAACTTTGAATCAGCTGTTGATCGAATAGACTGACGATAATTAAGAAGGGATTGAGACACAGTAGTATTAGAGGTATTAGCATTTAATTGAGTTTCATAGGCACGGACAACTTGCCAATCACTCTGAACCAAAATAGCATAAGCTCTTTCATTAACTTCCATTGAAAGAGTATTTTTAACACTAGCAAGACTAGCAGCTGTTTTAGTTCCTGGATGTTTTACCACAGTTCCTGCATCATCATCTACAGTATATGTAGGTGAATCCCAGTTAACTGTATAAAAACGCTCATCGATACTTTCCAGTGTCATACTGTAAATACCAATATCCTTTAACTCGGAAGCTGTCCACGCAGAAAAAATCTGCGAAGAATGTTTAGTTCCGTCAATAGTAATATCTACAGGATTTAGTAACTCCTGTGATACTGACGATGATTCTACTAATGCCCACATATCATTCGATCCCCAATATTTGATTTGTTGTCCGTTTATCTATCCATTTATGCCATGGAGGTAAGTATTTATACGTTTTGTACATAGCAAATTCATGTTGTTCATCTTCATTTAGCTTATTAGTTATATCTTCTGGTAAAGGCTCATACTTACCGCTTTGATACATACCTTCTACTTTTCTGGCACATCCTACACAGTTTCTGCAATCTTTAAGTCCATCATCTGTCTTAATTGGATAATGACAAGATGTAGTTAGCTGAACTAATTCAGGTGGTAACATTTGTATAATATCACGTTTACACATATGATTAACCGGTCTCAACCACTGAACATTATTATCAGTTGCTGCTTTAAATATTTTTAAAGCCTTATTAAATAAAGCAGAACCTGTTGTTGTTTCATCAGTTGCTATTCTCCCAGTCGCAATAGCCCTTGTATGATTTTCCCATTCAATAGGAATATGATCAGGAAGTACCATACATGCACCCAACATTGCATATAATAAATGATCTGGTGGCGCGCCTGTCCCATTAAAGGAAAAGCGTGACCATGTAAATCGCTCTATCCATTTAGGCCCGTCACCTGTATTAGCAGGATCCCGTAACCAATTAACTACATTTTGTGCTGCTTGAAATTCTGAGGAATGCTTATGAGAACCCCAACGATCCATAATAAGATGATGAATATGAACCGTATATCCATCTTGTATCATTTTATAAATCATTCCAGTAGAATCTAATCCACCAGACAGAAAAGCAACCACCTTCACGTGATTTGATCTTGCCATATTAACTTACTATATCAATCCCTAATAGTAAATGAGATTTCCATGCCACAACGGGTTCAAATTTCGTACTACAATGTAAGAAATCGGGTCTAAACATAATCATATTACCTATATACCATGGCATAACTTCTTTAATACTTAAACCCTGCTTCATTGCATTACTATGCTTATCCCAATTAGGCGGTCCAAGGACAGCGTTAAAATTAGTACTTTTACTTCTTGTATCCTGCTCTGTAACACCTGTTAGGTCAGTTTTAATTACCATTCCGCCTGCAGTATTAGCTCTACCGTTAGCAAGGGCAGATGGTAAAAATACAACATTATTACCATATCGTTGTTCAAAAATAACTAATCCGGGACCAACTTCAGGAGATGAATTTGCGGCTGAAACCCAATGTCCATTTGCATTATATCCCGAACCAGAACCCCCAACAGCTACTGATAGGCCGTTGGCATATAACTGATTTGTTTTGCCTGAATTACCAACTGGTAAACCAAATTTATCCTTTTCTTCACCTTTCGTCGAAGTATCCGATCCCCAACCACTTGACATATAGGCTGGTTTAATACGTAACTTAATTGGAATAATTACCGAATAATCATAATCAGAACCATCGGAATGAATTCTAGACGGGAAGGACCATGTTTTAACAGAACACGAATGTATTTTAATTTTTGTGCCTAATGAAGTCTCTATATCAGATTGTATTGCAGATTGAAGATCTGCGGGCACCGATACAGTTGATCCTAATAAGCGTTGTCTGCTTCCTGAAGTTGAACCTATAAGATTGTTTGCAGCTTGTTGATTAGTAGCAGATAAAACATTTTCTTTATAGATTATATCATACTTTTCCGGATTATAAACAGCATCTCTGATCCAGTAATCAGATTCTGCTGCGCGAGATACAGTATTAGATATAGCGGATTTAACTTCCATTAACTTGCACTCCCACGCCGAGTTCCTGTCGCAGACCAAGTAATAGTATTACCATTTGAAACAATATAATAACCCGCAGCACCTCCTGATCCCTGTGGTGAAGGTTGACCTGCTGTACCAAGCCCGCCACCAGTACCAGCATTATGCCCAGCGGGACCACCAGCAGATGTACTAGCACCCGGATTACCCGGAGCATATCCTGCACCACCACCACCGGCACCTCCAGGATGTGTTGTGGGAGGGGTCGGATTAGGCGGATCATTTTCACCACCTGGTTGGTTTGGATTCGGACTAGATGTAGGATTACCTTGACGTCCTGCACCACCACCACCAGATACAGCACTATTATTTTGAATAGTCATTGGATATTGTGCACTAATAGCAGTACCACCGGCGACATGAGGTGCATTACCACCAGCACCCATAATATCACCGTTATTAATAACAGTAATTTTGGAGCCAGGTGGAAATGGGTTCCCGGTAAGGAAGGCCGCGTTTGGTGAATTTGGGGCACCTTGAATTACACCAGAATTGATTGTTACCGTAACATCTATAGGCCGGTTGGGATTCCAGTTTGAATTAGCAAGTATATAAGTGCGCATGTTGTGTTGGGTAGTTGTAGAACTTGTTATACTATATGAGTATAAAAAAGTTCCTCCACCGAACCATGGATTTCCTAACGCCATATCATAAACCCTTCGTAGAATGCTTTATGAATATTATAAGGCATCTTAAACATAATATCAACCCTTTTAACTAAATGTCTTATTAACATCGCCAAGTAGAATTCTACCAGGTGCTAATACAAAATAAGGAATCAAGTCAGTTGCACCTGCGGCTGTTGAAAGTGTAATTCCAGATCCACTCGTAGTTTCGTAATCTGTACCAAGCGAAAGTGTTCTGCTTCCTGAGCCATCTTGAATAATAACAATCGTCCCTGTACAACCAGATACTTCTGTTGATGGATTAGCTAATGTAATATTACCAGTTGCGGTTAATCTAAAGTGCTGATAACTTCCGAAATCAAGTGTAACAGAACCAGTTGCACTGGTATTCGTATTAATAGCTGAGTTTGCGGTGCCCTTTACTTGAACACCAATGCTCGTCGTCGCAAACTTATTAACATTATTATGGTAAAGATCAACAGCACCATTCAACGTAGTGGTAATAGCATTTTCACTTGTTGAGGAAGTTCTGAAATAGAAGTTATCGGCTTGCACATAGAAGTCACCAGTTCCACTATGAGACAATGCTGAATTATTTCCATCGTGGTAAATTGACAAGTCATTAGCATTACCAAAATTAACCCTATGGCTATCTTCGAATCTAGTGTTTGCTTGCATTACAATCTGACCAGTTACTGTACCACCTGCTTTTGGTAGTGCGGCAGACGCGGTCGTTGCAGTTGCAGCAATATAAGAGTTCGTATTAGCTAGGTTACTAGCTTGCTTAGCCTCTTGTGTATCAAGAGCAGACTGTGTATTCGTATTTAATAGTCGTATTGCTGTATTAGTAGCTAATAAGTTTGTATTAAGATTGCCAATTGCTAAGTTAGTATTAGCCAACTGTACGTCTGTTGACATTGATGCAATATAGGCATTAGTATTGGCCAGCGCTGCAAGATGATCTGCTTGGCTTGCCTTTGTAGCAATGTATGTGTTTGTATTTGCTAGGTTACTAGCTTGTTTTGCTTCTTGAGTATCTAGATCAGCTTGACTTGCTTTTAGTGCTAGTTGAGTCGAATTGGCATAACGTGAATCAGAATCTTGACCCTTTACGTTCAAGGCGACGTTCGCAGATATTGTATTTGCATACAGTGCAGACTCTGAGACAGCAAACTGATTCAGTCTAACATACGACTTATTTGCCGATGATAACCAGTCTGTGAATGTCTGGGATGAAACTATTTCAGATATCTGTGTCATGTCTTTATTTATCCTTTATTAAGCATATGCCTGAGTGACCGGCGCAAGTAAAATTCGTCCAGGGCCTACTATATAATAAGGAACAACATCGGTTGCACTTGCAGCTGTTGATAAAGTAATTCCACCTCCATTTTCAGTTTCGTAATCAGTGCCGAGTGAAAGAGTTCGGCTTCCTGTACCATCTTGTTTAAATACAATCAATCCACTCTGTCCTGTTCTTTCTGTTGTTGGATTGGCTAATGTTACAGCACCTGAAAGAGTGAGATAAAAATTTTGATATGTTTCAAAATCTAGTGTAACAGATCCGGATGTTGTAACAGTATACTGAGAGCAATTAGCTGATTTAGTAACCCATGTAGTACCTAAAGATGTTGATCCACCTGTCATACTCGTCGTACCATTAACAGTCAGCGCGGTTAATGTACCTACCGAAGTAATATTCGGTTGAGCAGCTGTGCCTAACGTACCATAAACATTATCGGCATACAATGTTTGCCATTCGTTCCCAGAGGCACCTAGATCATATGTACTATCTGTTCCAGGAACCACATTGGCTGTTGCTTTAATACTTTGAGAAAGAATTTGTACTTTAGTCGCACCATTCGCAACAAAGCTTATTTCATCAGCAGCACCATCTATCCGCGTATCAGCATCCCATCTTATATGTTGTCCTGTATCAATCGCAATATTACCACCGGAGATGTGTAATTTTTGTGTAGGAGAAGTCTGACCTATACCTACATTTTTCGATGAGTTAATTGTTACTACTTCAGTACCACCCGAATACCACGATGCTGTATTAGCTGATGTTTGTTTAATTTCAACATTAGCTCCGAAACGAACACCCTTACCTGATGATAATGTAAGTCCATCACCACCAAAGTCTAGGATTTCTGTTGTCGATCCACTACTTAAAGCTTTGACAACAATCTTACCATCTTCTGTTCCTGCCGATTGATCGACAATTTCACCAATCAGTGAGGCGTAATCTTTTACAACAGCAGCGTTATTTTTTCCTCTAAAGTTCATTTGGCCGAGTAAATCAGTACCAGCAGGTGTTGCACTATTTCTATAAAGAGTAAATAGTGGTGCAGCCGAGGCGCCTGAGTTACTATTTTCTATTACTGCTTCATCTGTAACAGCGTCAAGATAGACATGAAACTTTTCCGTTGGCGTTGCATGGAACCCGACATTAGCTCCCTTCAAAATTAATCTATCATTACCAGCAATAGTAAATTTAACAATATCATCAACACCTGCTGACAAAGTACTATCTTGATCAGCATCAAGCATAATGGTTTGGCCATTAGCATTAAAGGCTGACTGTAGAATTGTATTACCCGATGATTTAAAACTTGAAGCAATAAAATTTACATTTGCTACAATTGTATTAGCATATAATGTTGATTCATTTACGGCAAACTGATTGAGCCGAGAGAAAGCCTGATTAGACCGTATTCTCCACGCGTCAAATGTATCTGTTAAATTGACGTTTGCAATAGCTGCCATGGTTATTTCCCTGCCTTATCTATTAATTGATGAAGCAAGCCTTTAATATCGGAAATCTCTGTTTTCAATTCTTCGACTTCTTCTAATACATTATTTACCCGTTGACTATACTTCTTCTTCTTTTTATATTGCGCTAAAGCGTCTAAATCTGTATTAACAATAGCAGTAGAATCTACTCTCCTGTACCAGCCGACAGCATCTTCTACTTTCAAAAAATTTGCATTTTCTCTTCCCATGATATTATACCAATAACGCTATAGCTCGAATATCTTTCATTCGAGGTGGATTTGTTTTAGTAGAAGATAACATTACAACCTTAAGTCTAAAACGCTTATATCCTTTAAATGAAACACCTTGACTATTAGTATACTCTACTTCACCACCAGCTCCAGTTAATTTTGCTTCAGGAAAACTATACGTGTATTCTTTAAAGTCTGTTGTATCTTCATTGTCCGATACAATTGCTGAATTAGTATCTTGTTCTAATGCTTGCCAAGATGCATCTTCCATTGTATCACTATCATCAGCATTAATTACTTTTGCATATACTTCAATTGTCGCTGATGCGTTTTTATATGCTGTGATATAAACTTTTAGATCATCGCTATCTTGACCATCATCAAGTGTAACTGTCTTAGTAATATACCTGCATTGTGCATTACCGCCTGCCGTATTAGCTTCGCCGGTTGAATCGTTATTGATAAGATTTTTAACAGTTGTTAAATCAAATCTTTCAACATCAACCGCAGGTGATACAGATACATCTTGACTGCTTAATGTTAGTTTATATTCAGCTGATTTTTCACTATTGAGCGTTGCAATTTCATTACTTCTACTTAGAATATATCGTGCTCTGGCAGGAAAATGTGTATTCTCGTTTGCATTCATTGTTATAAAGTTTGCATCACGTGCTGATACTGATGTCGCCCATTTTGCAGCTGTAGTTAACGTCGCACCTTTAGGTACAAGTGCTTGTTGTTTTGTATGAACAGAATGAACGGACAAATTATCTATTGTCGTAATTCTCGATGTTGCTTGAGAAACGCCCTGACCTTTAATCCATGTATTAGCCGCAAATGAACCTGATGTGTTTGCAAGATGTAGATAATTATTACCTGCTGTCACTGTATCATAGAAATACACTTTACCTGTTGGTGTTGTAGTACTACTTAATGTTCCAGTAACGCCAGTTGTTAAATTATTAGAATGTTTAAATGTAATAGTTTCACCATCACTAAACATTGTTGATGTAACGTTTGATACTCTTACAGTTGAAGATGATACATTTGTTACAAAACCGTTCGCACCAGAGCTTCCGCCACTAGCATAAATTGTATTAGCTGCCGTATCCAATCCAGAAACGGTAGCGCCCATAGTCATGGTTGTTTCACCACGAACCTCTTCGCCTGATGCATAAAACCCTGTTGATACATTATCGACGGATAGGTATTCTTTATTGGCGTTCTTAAGAATAGCTGTTCCATTTGTATTCTGGAATGAGCAATAATATAGATTAAATTTAAGATCTTCTTCTTGGATAGGTGACCAAGTTTTATTATTCGATGAAGCATATAAGATACCCGAAAACGGCCTTTTTGAAATGCGTTCACCTGTGATTGTATCTTTACCACCTAGCCGTGCCACATAAGCTCTATAATCTGGGTTTTGGCCACCTGGCCTTACTACAAAAGCATATTCCATATTATTAAGTAAGAATACGGGTGTAGTGAAATAAACCGGTGTTGGTGCCGAACCATCTTCACTAATATTAACGTGTTCTGGTTCCACACCGATAATTCCGAAAGGAAGAATCTTATTTGTAATCGCTTGTGCAGATTGATCTACTTCTCGAATTTCACACCATACAGGTAATGTTTTATGTTTGGTTCTAAAGAACAAATCAATTTTAGATAAGAACACTCCACCGGCACTAAATGATCCCATTTGATCCCATGAATTAACATGGAATGTTTGAGCGAGTGGTTCATCACCACCATCATCACCACAACCGTCACCGTCGCCATCCCAATCATCAAAAAATTGAGGAGGAGGTGGAAATGGAGTAAACGAAGATGATGTAGAACTAGATACTAATGTTCTCTGCTCTCGTACATCTTGGAAACCTAATGTTGCTTGTCGTGTTGATAGAACAGTTTCCTGTTTCTCTTGATGTAATCCCTGTGCTGTATATTGTGATTGTGCTGATGTTACAACCTGGCCTTCTTCATTACCATTATTAAATGAATCGGTTAACCTAAACATTTTTGTTCCGGTACGAAATTTTAGATTATCATCATTTGGCAATCTGAATATACCATAGAAGTTACCATCATCATCAGTTTGAAGTCTAGATCCCTCACTGCCTGTATTAGCATATTCACTATTAGCAGGGGTAATATAAGCATTTACATCTACACTATCGAAGAAACCGTATATCCTAGTACTAGGCTTCATGCCACGCGCGGCAATTAAAACTGGCCGTGAGCGCATATAACCCACAATATTCATATTAACTACTTTACTGCCTAATCTAGTTGTTTCTGTAGATTCATTAACCGTTGCAGTTACACCCGAACGTGTTTGATTTTGTGTAGTAGTTGTTGTTGTACTTGTAGTAATACCGGCTCCACTTGTAGATGAAGATGTGGATGAAGTTGATCCAGACCAAACCGTTTCCCAACTATTCCATTGAGTACCCCAAGCATTTGCCAAGTTAACCCAGTTCTGTGAGTTGTTATCAAAATCAACGGTAAGATCAGGTTTTGTAGTAGTATCAACCCATGTGTCTCCATCAGGTGAAAGAACTAATTGTCCGTTCCATCTCCACATTAAACCTGCTGTGTTTCGAATAGTCGAAGCATATTTTTGATTAATAACCTGATCATGAGAATATGGTAATGTAATTAACTTGCCAGTCGTACCACTCATATCCATTGCAGTTTTCACTTCAGAGATTGTAGATGATGTGCTACTTGCACCTCCGACAGCACTTGCACCTGCAATAAATGTGCCGGTCACATCTTCGATATAAAGTCTTGTTCCGACCTGATACGTTAGTTTACCAGAAGCAGCACCGGCTGTAATTGTTTCGCCATTAGTATATGTACCTGAAGCTATTTCAATTCGAACATCCGATGGGTTAATCACAGTACCTGCACTATTAGCAGAATGATAAACCATATCAGAATTATCGATTTTAAAAGTAGGTCTAGCCTCACCGGCTGTAGGATCAATAGCGACCGCATAGTCTACATCAACAGTGTCGCCCACTCTATGCCCCGAGAAATTATCGACAAGGATGCCATTTTTAAATCTATTATTACCAGCGACATCAGAAATAGCAAGATCACTTGCTTCTTTTTCAAGCAATGATAATGAAGTATAATATTCAAGACGTCCAATTCTACGATCAAGATCACCAATATCTCTCATTGTATATCGACGTTGATCCAGCTTTTCTAGTGTAATACCAAGATCCGCTCGGCCCGCTTTAGTAGCTTCAAGCATCGGTAATGACGGATATGGTGTAAGTCTTAGTTTAGCCAATACAATTGCATCACCAGGCTCTGGCGGGCCTGCCGGATGCAGTGAGGGTGATCCCTTAACAACTTGTAATGACCCTGACTTGTTAAGACAAATTAAATCAACGCGTTTTAGATAATAAGAAAGGTCAACTGTAAAGCTTTCATTCGGTGGCATAAAATATACACCGCCGCTTGGTTGATCTATACTTGTACTTGTTGCTGGGTTAACCGAGGCTGAACCGACTGATTGTGTAGCAGTAGCTGTATCAGCAATACGTGGCCTGATATCAAAGCTGTCTCGTAAACTAAATGATTTACCATCAGTTGGTGAAATATAAACTGGTATCTGTTCTGTCTGAATAGCATTTGTATTAGCACTATTGTTATCATCTATTGGATAACTATCAACACTAAAGTATCCAACACCTGTTGCAGTACTATGGGTAAAGTAACATAACTCTACCAAAAATACATCATTAGATCCAACGGTATGTGTTCCTGTTCCCTTCTTCTTTAATTTAGCATGATCATAGAAATTGTCATTCTGCCCTGTAATTAATTCAAAAGAAGATGTAACATCGGTTCCTTGAGACGCCGATGTAAATAATGTATCATCTGTTCTAGCACGTACCGAAATAATTTTAAAAACATCTGAAAGGCCGAGATTCCAAGGGCCTGTGGTAGTCGCTGAATGCGATGAACATCTGATTTGAACATAATAACTTTTCCTAACAGTCTTAGCTTTTTCACGCCCGTCAACCTTTTTAAGCTCGGTCGTTACTGTAGCAGACATTGTACTATTAAGTGTTTCTTGGATATCAAAAGAAGCTGATGTGGTAGATCCAATGGTTACTGACCTATTACCATCTGCACCAACACCACCCATATCAATTACTTGTCCTGGCGTAAATTGTTTAGTAGCAGCTGCACCTGATACCGCACCAGATGGTTGCTGATGCAATGTCATACTAGTTGTACTTGCGATAGAATTAACAGTATACGTCGTTGCGTCGCCGACAAATTTAATTCGATCTCCAGTATTTAATTGGGTTGACATTGCAGTACCTGAACCAGTAACAGTAGTGCTACTAGCAGATGTTGTAAATGTTCCTGTTAATGTCGAGTTATTATTTCCAGAGGCATTTGTAACAACCCAAAAACCACCGCGCTTCTGTGTCGCATTCAGTGCACCTGTAGAAAACGGCCATTGCTCATCTGAGTTATCCGTAGTAATAGTAAAGGTACCATCTGTTGCAATAGTAACATCAAATTTGTAATGAAATTTAAAATTATTATCAAGTGAACCACCCGCGTCTCGTAATGTTTTAATATAAGAAGCAGGAATTGGATAAATGGCTCTATTAAAACTTGTCTCGTTTAATTTTGCAACACTATTTGTGAGAACGATATCGGCTCGAGCGTCAGCAGTAGATGATTGATTATAAACAATAGAACGTGTATTACTAAAAGCGGCATTAGACATTTTGATATCATATAGATATGCAGATGCCGATCCATCATTCGATCCTTTAGTACCGGAAGAATGTTGTAATGATCTTATCCGTGCATGACCAATAACAGCACCGGCTGGTCCTGTTGTACTAACTTCTCCATTACTAACTGCATTCGAGGGAGCGTTTCTAAGCTCAACCTGTGCATGTGAATCTGTTGGAAAGTTACCTACTACTTCATCAACGGTTACATAGTTACCGTAGTTAGCAGGAATAGTAAGTGCTTCAATATCTTCGGTGCTATTTGCTTTTTCAACCCTAACTCTGCGTGTTGAAATAAGTTCTAAATCATATCCGCTAACATATGCTTTACCTGGTTCGACAGATACTGCAAGTAAGTTTGTATTACCTGGATTAGTTGAATCAGTAGAAAGAAATAACCCACCATTGTTTCCATCTTTAAGATGTTCGGAAACCTTTACTTGTAATCCACGAACAACATAATCACCGGATTCGTCAAATGTTCTTCCAGCCATATAATCTCTAATCTTATTATATGGTGGTTTTATTGTATCGTTACTTACTATTTTACCATTTCGTAATTCTGCGATCTGAATAAATGTATTAGCGGCTGTATTAGCCTCATCATATGTCATTAACTTGGTAGATAGTTTTAATCGGTTAGCACCTGGTGCTGCATAGTTATATGCGCCTTGTGCGGGATCAAGTAACGTAGTATCTAATTCAGATGATACGATATCTTCGACAACTTTAAAACCAACACGGCCTGTATAATGTCGTCCGTATTTTTGAAGAATAATTGTTTGTTCTTCTGATCTAATAAAGTGATCTTTGGCATATAGAACACCTTCACCAACGGTCATCATTATACCATTACCAGTGGCCTGCGAAACTGTACTAATTAAATTTGCCTGATACACTGGCGATGTATTAGATGAAATCTGTTCCCCAGCATTAAATACATTAGAAGCACCATTTGAGCTGCCTTTAGTGTATCTAATATACATTGTTTTAAAATCAGGATCAGATGCTTCGGCACCTTCAACTACTCTAGTAACTTCTGCTTGTGCGCCTGAAGTTCCGCCTGTAATTAATGAACCTACGAAATTACTTAATGTAACTGTTGATCCGTTTGATGAAGTATCTCTGACTCGAACAAATTGAATCTGAGGTTCCAGAACTGTCTCACCACCACTTATAAATTTACCTTCCTTGAACATATGTGAACCAAAGCGATCGATCTGATTCTGCAAAATAGATTGCATCTGCGTAAGCTCACGAGCCTGCACAGCCATTCCGGGACGGAATAACATTCGATGGAAGTTTTTCGACTCATCAAAATCATCATAATATGGGTCGACGTTAAAGTCGGTACTGAGCGAAGAATTATTAGATTGAGACATTTACAACGAGCTCCGCTAATTTAGAATTTTACTACAATCTTGATGTCTTCAGTCTGATCCGAAGCCCTCTGAATAGATCCCCTGTTTTCTACGTATAAGATTTTACCCGTATACGGTTTAAGTGATCCAGACGATACGGAAGCTACAGTAGCTGTAATACTCGAACCGCCCCCTGTAATTGTTTCCGTCGGTGAATATGTTCCGTCCACATTCGTTACTTTCAATGTGCCAGCTGTGTTTGCTGAATTAGTATTGGCGAAACTTACTACTCGACCTTTTGCATTAGAGGTACCACCGGTTAGAAGTTCATCTGATGTAAATTTACCTGAACCGGAAACACCGGTTAATGTTAAAGTTGTTGCTTGGTTATATGCTGAAGCTGTTGCTGCGCTACCGTTAGCTAACATTGGATCTTTAACGATACCAAAGACTCGGAAATCCTGTGCTGTTGGGAATGTATCACCCTCAGAACCAGACAACTGGATATTGAGCATGACATTATATCCAAACAATTCGCTGACAGCGTTTGAACCGTGACCACCTGGAGGTGATATACGTGGCGAGGCAGTGGCACCTGTTCCATGAGAGCTATTCGCACTTATAGTTACGTTAGCTGTTGCATATCCAGAGCCAGTTGATATCATTGAAATCTTATTAACCGTATTTCCGATACCACCTTCTACCACGTTAGCATATGCTTCGGCACCCGACCCACTACCATTAACAGTAATTTTAGGTCCAATTACATATGTTGAATCAGCATCTGGTGAAACTGAATATCCAGATGTTAATGTAACCGTTCTGGAAGATCCTGTATAATCAACAATCTCTTTAGCCTGACCGGATCCAGTACCACCTGAAATATACATAACACTGCCGTTGTAAATATTATCTGTCGAACTTGCATTAGTATTAACAACCATGACTGAAGTATTCGTTACAGAGAACATTGTTCCTACATGACCGGCATAACTATTACCTCTTGCATCCATATCAATTACGTCAATGGCTCCGTTCGAGGCTGCTGTTGCAACAGTCGAGTCCGTCTTAACAGGAATATAACCGGTTGTTAGGAATTTAAGAATATCAGCAGTGGAAATGGAATACATATATTTCCATTGATATCCATCAGCTGTGGCTAGTGTACTTGTTGATGTACCCGTTGGTTGAACGGTACTATTCGCACCGTGCACAGAACTATTCGCACCATTATTATATAAACACTTATAAACATTATAATCACTAGAAACAACAAAGAAAGTATTAGATACCAAGCTGGCATTAGTGTTATCATAGTCGGTATAAAAGGTATTATTAGCCCAATCAGTACGGGGGACGGCGTAAGTGATATCAGCTGTTTGAACCTTTTTCATCGCAAGCATTGTTTTCCAAATATCATATTCAGTCGCTTGAACCGAATCAACCGGTACATCTGGATTAGCTTCATCGCCCCATGCTACGGAACGACCTATGAAAAAATACATACGAGTTTCATCAGATTCACTGAATGCCTCGTAAAATTGTTCCGCATTATGCTTACGGAAATTGGATGTGACTATACCGGCCATTGCTTGATATCCCCTTCATATTCGAATAGTTCGAAATTTATTTGTTCTACATTGTTATTTATAATAATTTTACCTATGTCCTGTGTGATCAAGTGTACTTACTGCTGCCATTATGTTATTTGAGGCCCCTGTTTGACCCGGCATATTATTAGCAATATACATTGTTCCGAGGAATACATCACCTTCCTGGAAGTCTCTAGTAAGGAACAATTTAGTATTACTGACGACGTTATTAACAGTGTAAATTGTCGAATTACCAATCGCAGTCTGTGATAACATGCCACGAATGATAATAGATTGACCAGCGGTAGGTCTTCGACTACCGAAGGTAAACGTAACATTTGGATTAGATGTATTAGAAGCCAATACCATATCCATATCTTTTGTCAGGCTGCTAATTGAACTAGTAAGATAATTACTGATTGTATTAGTACCTGTACTGCTAATTAAGAATGTATTCTTAATTAATATACTATGTCGCAGAGGTCGTCCTGCTCTATGATGTGCAGTCCAAAGCATACTATTACTTGAATCAATTGTGCTTACTGTTGTATCAATTGTCTTAGCAATTTGTAAGTTAACACCTGTAGCAGATGTTCGGCTAAAGTATGTTGCTGGAACTGTAACAGGTACAGTATTAGCAATCTGCTGAAGATTGACAAATGATACATCACTAACAATAGCACCAATTTGTGATTGTGTATATGTTTCAACACTATCAGATACAATAACAGGTACGTTGAGTGTATTTTCATATACAAGTTCTAGGTCTGGTCCATAAACTTGTGTTGATATTGTAGAAGCATCAAGCTCAGCTTCAACCTGTAATTGACCAAATATTTTTTGGCCAGCAGGATGAATTAATTCTTTAACTAAATTTTTATAAGTATCTACAAATTGTGTGCTCTTAACAACATAACTATATTCTTGATAATAGAAGTTATCTTGTAGTTTATTATTATAAGACAAAAATCCTTTGGTATCTACATATCTACCCGGATGAGTTATCAAACCAGTAACAAGTGGTAATCCTTTTCCGGCTTGGGTTCCGGCGCGATCACTATTAGCAATTGATGCAGTATTGTACTTATCATACGAGGAGCCCACGGAATTAAGACGTATGGCTGTAATAGCACCCGGAATATTTGCAACAGTTACAACAGCATTTTGTCCTTTAATGCCTCCGTTAGGATCTTGCAATTCTTTATCAGCAATCTCTTGGTCAACTATAGTCGCTGTCGGTAAATAATTATATCCAAACCCGACATCAGTAACGGTAATTCCACTTATAGTTCCTGTTTCTATTTCTGCAAACTGCAATGCAGATGCTAATGTAGAAGATACATTTGCCGCGGCTATATTAGCTTCTAAAACTTGTGTGTTAGATACACCTGAAGCAAATACTGGCCCGGAATTTAATGGTACATCTTTAACTGCTTCGATTGTTGTTGTTCCAAAAGTTACATTTGATGTATTTGAAATTCCATTAATTGTAAACGATGCCCCGAGACCACTACCACCAGCAATTGTAATTACGCTATTACCTAATCTATACCCACTACCACCTGCGCGCAAAGTAAAATTAATAGATGATGTATCAGATGTTCTTATAACGACACCATTAGCACCAGTACCAGATGTATCACTTACTATTTGAATAACATCCCCAACCTGATGATAACCACCGCCTTGTGTAACATTAAATCCGCTTAAAGGGCCTGTTGTTGAAAATACTGTTCCGTTAATAGTATTTGAAGCATTGCGAACTAACTCACCATCATTAAATGTTCCGTTAATAGCAGATAGAAACATTTCATCAACCTGCACACCAAGTTCAGATGTTTTTTCCACGCGCTCTACTTTAGCATGGGCACCTGATTCAGCACCGTATATAATAAGACCATCTAATTCAGCGCGATCACCTGTTCCCGGTGATGATACACGAATAGATGTTTCTTGAATCCATCGACCGTCACTTGTCCGAAGCATATCAACACCCGGATAATAAAAATCGATCTCCTCATTATAAATCATTCTAAACAATAATCTATAAGCGGCTTGTGTGCCCTTAGCACGATACAAATCTTTAATATGCTTAACGAGTAATCGTTTATCTGCTAATGCAGTTTGGGGTATTCTATCCATTACTTCTGATTTGAAATATTGGATAAATTGATCTAAAGTATTATCGATATCTCTATAATCTAATAAATTTTTGGCACGTTCAGTGGCATTACCGCTTTGTTCCATCCATTCATAATACGCTTCTATAAACTTTTGAAATTTAGGAGCGTCTTCTTGGATGAAATCAGGTAGCTGTTCTGCAATCAGTGCTGACGTGATATTATTAGTAGCCATTAGATTATTACCGTATTAACACCTGTTTCGTTTATCTGGGTAGTAGTTCCGGTAGTTGTTATTTCTTTTACAATACTTTCAGTCTTTTTTGTAACATTATTAATAATTGTTATTTCTGAATCAGCAAATAAAGGTATTTGATTTCGTACAGTAAATATATCCGATAAATTAGGTTTTACATCAACCTTAAGATCCGAACCCGAAATAGCAGTGATTAAGATACTTTCAAGTGTAATTAATCCGCTACTATAATCAACCAAGCCGGCTGCTTCATTAGTAACTACTTTTGTAGATCCAGTAGAGAAATAATAAAAATTAATAATACCGTTACCATCATCTTCAAGATATGTTCCCGACCTACCATTATAAGTAAAGCTTGAAGAAACAACAGCACCTAAGTGCCCCGCATGTGGATTTGAAATAGAATTATTAAAAGGTAATTTATATGTTGATGTCAATTCTGCTGATGGTTGGAAACGCTTCTGTATTTTTAGATCTACTGCAACGGATACAATACTTGTTTCTTTATCTTCTAACGTTCTCATAAAATCAGATTTATAAAAAGCATCACCGAAATTACCTAGCTTATCTGTTTCATAATCTTGAATTGCTGTTTGTAGTCTAGTAGATATTTCACCTGCAGATAGCGCTGTCTGTTCCGGATTATATCTAATTGTTACTTGAGGAACAATATAAACATAAGATGGATCCACAAATTCTGGATCAATCGACATAACATTTCTTTCTTCTAACCAAATTTTAAGGGCATCTTTACGTGCAGAAGATAGTTCGTTACCTATTTTTGGCTTAGCACTGATATAAACTTTACCGTAGATTGGCGGATCATTTTCTTCACCACCCCATACCCTAACGGTTTGAAAATCTGGATTGGCATTAAGAATTAATTGTTTATAATCATTTGCCGTAACTGCTCGATTCTGTGTTTCATAATTCTTAGGTGCATTAAATTTAATTGAAGAAACTGTCTCAACATTTGCACCTCCCTCAGCCGCAGTATTAACCGTTATATCATAATTAGAAAACCCAGTTCCTGTTACAGGATTTAATCCGATAAGATCTGGACCGGTAAAGACAGCAGCACCGTTTGTTTCTGTACCAGCACAAATTCTATATGAAGCCTGGATAATATTACCATCAGATGGCTTTTTACCTAATACACCATCACCGAAATTAATTTCATACTGTCCGTCTAAATTTTCCTGAAGGAAAAATACGGTACTAGAGGCCCCAACGCGCGTTAAATCATTAGCTGTTTTATATAATTCGAAAGCACTATTACTACTAGATTCAATTACTTTGACTACAATACTTCTTGTATCAACCATCTTATTAGGAATAATATATCTTTCTGGGGTCGTAGAATTAACTTCCCATTCATGAGCAAAGTGTCTTCCTTCTACTACATCAATTGTAGCCGTATACCCTGCAGCGGCATTTACATTATATGATTGTTCGGTGACAAAAATATAATCATTACCATCGATCGTAGAAGTAAAAGAAGTATTAGCTGGTATAGTAACCGAGTCTGGTGTACCTGGCGGATTGATATCAATTAATAGCTGTGCTGTAGCTCCTTGTGCCGATGTAGGAGTATAACCCAACATCTTAGCCCGTGAAACAACATTATTACGAATCAGAGCGCTATCCAAATACATTTCATTCGCCACTTGATTTAGATAGACGGAATTATAATAAGTATTGTAAGCCAGGACATCTAACAATTGAGCCATGGCAGAACCTTCAAAATCATAATCTAAGAACTCCGTCTGCGCTGACAGAAAGGATTTTAGATTACTTTTAATAGACGGAAAGTTCGTACTAGTTATTTTTAATGCTGCGTTCGCTGCCATTATCTTGTTCTCTCTACTGATACGGTTACTTCAGTTGGCTCGATTTGGTTAATCGTTGTAAACTTTACAGTTATATCAAGAGTATTTTCATCTTCTTTAGCATCAATTTTAACTTCTTCTAGATCTACACGAGGCTCATAGTTACCAATAGCCTCCTCAATCCTCTTTCGAAGAACTTGTTCCGTCATTGGATCAAAGTTCTCGAATAGCATAGCACGAATATTTCCACCATAATCAGGTTTATAAGGTCGTTCAAACATATTAGATAGAAGAATGTTCTTGACCGACTGCTTAACAGCATTGTCATTCTTCTTCAAAGATAAGCTTTTCTTAATAGGATGACGAGAAAACGCTATATCGAAATCCTGAAAAGTTATATTTGGGGCAACCCGACCTTGAGCCATCTGTTTATTCCTTTGGTATGATTATACTATTTATAATCAATCTATACCGCTTCTGTTTTCTTAGCTTGAATTTCCGCTCGTCTTAGCTTACACACCTTCGCTATCTCGGACAATAACTTCCGAGCTCTAGTTCCAGCACTCTTATTTCCAGAGGTCTCGAATTTCTCGTTTTCCTCTTTATACTTTTCGAACAGTTCAGCTATTAATTCATCGTTTTCCATTATTCTTCTCCATAAGGTCTAAAAATTAGGGACCAGCGTAACAATTATCGGAGCCGGTAGCAACCGAAGTACACCCAGATATCGCATCTCCTATTCTACCACATCCTAAACCATTAACAAATACGGTAGGAGAGCCAGTAGCGATTGGGGCAGTATGAGTAGGACAAGGAACTCCGGGTAACAAATGAGGAGTATTATCGTCAGTCTCTCTACTAATACCTATTCCATTAACGAAGACATTATCAGAACATACATCTCTCCTAGGTACAGAGCAGTGGACAATATCGGCATCTACGGAATCGCCTCTACAAATTGCTGGCATGATTAGCCCTTTCGTGTGCCATTAATAGTTGTAGCTTATCATTCCATCCATCTATTACGGAATGATCCTCTTCAGAATGTCCATCATCAGGCATGTCACCGAGGTCGGGAAGAAATCTTATGACATGAGCTATTTGATTCACTGGAATACTATCATAGTCATTATATGTTACAATACTTCCATCAAGTTTTTTGATTCTGAATTCATGTGCCATTCTTGACTCTCCATCGTTTCTCCTTTGCATTCCAATAGACTTCGTCAGGGGATGCATGGGAATTGCCGTGAGACATCTTCTTACCCTTAGACCTAACAGTCTTACCTTTCATTAACTTCTTACCCATTTAACTAAATCCTCCTGTATCAATATCTTCCGCATTATCGGCATCTCGTCTGGCTCTATTCTGTAATTGTAACATAGTTAATCCCTGTGTAGAAGGTAGAGACTTGGCTAGATTACCTTTATCATTAGCCTTGGCTATAACTGATGGAGAATTTGCACCCGTCCCCTCAATATTAGAGCCACCGATATCCTCACCTGTCTTATGTAGATTCATAAAGCTATCAGCATGTAATTCAGCTTCTGCAAGATTATTCTTAGAATCTTCCCATTTAGTTACTTCTTTTTCTATAATAGGAGAACCACCAACAGTTTCACTATGTGAGGCCTTAGCCGTTATCTTAGGTGTAGATACGGGAATAGTAATCTCAGTAGGTAAGTTTACTGTAGTAACATCACCTTCAAGCATATTCTTTTCTGTATGATTACCTTCCTGTGATTGTATTTCTCCTCCACCCCCCGAGCCGGGCCAATCTGGTTTATTGCCGCCAATAAAGATTTCACCGTCCTTATATGGTTGTTTACGTAATTTCAATCTTTCTAGGGATACTACCTTCTCTATACTATTATTAGTCTGGGCTAATCCAGGATCGGTAACAAATGGAGGAATAGTAACTACTGCTTCTTTGGCATCTTTAGCCGTTCCGGGATTAGATTTACCTGCGGTATTCAGGTGAATATCAGAACCCCCTTCGACAGCTATATCGCCGCCTGCTTTAATATCGGCCTTGCCCCCCACGTCGGTATCCCAAACCCCCCCCACCCCGGTTGTCCAGGCGCCGCCGGTCTTCAGGTCGAATGTCTTGCCTATACCCTGGACCATCTCTTTGCCTACCTTGAGGTTGAGCGACTCGGCTACGTTGGCTGCGTGGTGGCCGGCTGTTACTATATCTACGTTGGCTCCGTATTTAAACCTGGCGCGACCCTTCGTTACTGTATAGTCGTGGGTATTGGCTACTAGATAGATGCTGCTATTACCTATCGTTCTATTATGATCAACCCTTATATCTTCTTCGTGCCATCCGTATATGAGACTGTGTACATTAGAGCGGTTCTCATTATCTCCTACTTGTATACGACGATTGCCCTTGACATATAGATAGTCGTTGCCCTGGATCTCTGTGTATCTATTCCCTTGTACCTGGATACGCGCGTCACCGGCAACGGTTATATTATGTCCCTTCATTATATACATATGGTTATTCGCAAACACCACGTCATAGTTATTACCTACTACACGTGTCTGCTTATCACCGCTATCATCTATCTGATAATACGTGCCACTCTTATGATATTCGTGTATACGTGCGTGGCCTGGTGTATCATCTACCTCGAATACATGACCGGCCTCATACTCGCGGACGTGATTGCGTGGGTAGGATGCCTTATACGTCGAGACGGGTTGGTCATAGGATAGACTATTATTAGAGGACGAAATGGGGTTGCTATTTGATAGGGCCAGGGGTATCCTCGTACGACCCGTCTCGTTAAAGCCCTCGTGATGAGACTGCTTAATACGCCGTGTACCGTTATTCCCAGGTTCTATGTAGTCTTCATTACGGGCCAGGCGAGAGACATCTGGTTCATCGAAACGACCAGTATCCTTATCCGGCTTCATGTCTGCACCATAAGTCCACTCAGGTATTCCAGGGACTGCGCCAAGGACCATAGGACGTTGCGCTTCGATCGCATCCATAAAGAAGCCGAGTACCATAGAACCAACTATAAGTCCCGTGGGTGATGTACCTATATCCGCTTTCTGTCCCGACGTTACCGGCATAATAACTTGGGCCCACGGTAAGGCTTCGGTTGGTAATGACTTAGGATCTTGATCATGGACTCCGTATATACGAACACGTACACGACCAGTCTTCAAAGGATCATCACGATCCTCGACTAATCCAAACCACCATTTAAAGCTATTACCGACATCATTAGGATGTCTAGAGTCCATCGTTTCGGCCATTAAAGATCTCCTACATTATAATCACATACATTAAAGTCAAACGGAGACCTAGCGAAAGCGTTCTTAGTCACAGAGACAGTAGTATGTAACTCATCATTCTCAGATGAATACTTATGCTTGACTGCGGTCACTAGGAAAGTCGATCCATCTAGACTATTAGACCATAACCTATTAAGCTCAGCCAATCGAGCCCCATTGTCTTGGTCGTTAGTTTGCGGTATATGGACTTCAACAGTCTGTCCTACCATAGTATTCGTATGTCCTGGCACAGTTATATTCAATACAATCTTATCTTCTGAAGCCCAAGAAGCCACAGCCTTATGCAGTTGTGTGTGCCTATTACGGTCCCAATACATCTGCCTATCGTTGATCTTTTCTGTGCCATCATCCCTCTCTTCACTCACACGACCCTTTAAATAAACGGCATTTTTATAGGACCCTTCTAATTTCGGGGTTTCGGTTGAGATAATGTATCTTCCCTTAGAACTCCCATCAAACTTAGCCTTATCCATCTCATCTGCCTCTGGGTGTATGTCCTTAAACTTCTCTCCTAAACCTATAGTTACAAGGTTTCCCTTATCAAAGTCTGTTCCATAGTGCCATTTACGCTTTGTATATGTCTTTCTCAGTGGATCTAGAGTAGATACTGTATTATCATAGTAGCCTTCATTGATATCATATACCATATCTTTATTATTAATGATGGATATACCTTCTATTACCGTGGCTTCACTCTGTTTCTTACCTGTGCCCATATCTTGTACATTCATATCACCTGTATACATATCGTCACAGTGTATGTTCTGCATGCTTTTATACCACGATTCTCCGTATCCTCCATAGCCTTTTCTTAGTTGAGCAAGTGAAGTAAAGTGAAATCCATCCGATCTCTCGAAGAATAGGTAATCGCATACTGGCATTGTCGACCCAGTCTCTTCGTCTACAATGGATGTTACACTCTCTTTACACACCTGATTGATAAGATCTATTGGACTTCTGCCATTTGCAATGATATGCAGTGGTCTCTCAGGAGTAAAGACTTTGGTATCGAAGCAGATGTGTAGGGGTTTGTCTCGGTATCCTGGAAGTTTCTGTAGACGATCATCTGGGTTCTGAAGGTAATTACTGTAAACTCTCTGTATGATCTTTCCAGCACTGAGACCTTGATATGCACCTTTAACGGAAGTATGGAGATCCCTAATAAATTCTTGGGAAACACACTCTAAGATATAGACTTCATCTCTTTCTTTATACCAAGATCTCTCTTGTATACCTTGAACTCTAAACCAATGTCGGGTATACTCGAAGTCTTCTCCACCGGTTTTATATGAAATATAGATATACTCTTGTCCGACAATCGGAAACCTCTCTACCAAACCCTGAGCATCCATAATACCCAGACCCATCTTCATAGTCGGAGCATAGAGATCTTCGTATATCGAGAACTCCATAACCATTTGTTTGATGTCGATTACGTTCTTTAACGTAAAGTCTATAAGGTTTATGAACTCGATATCGACTCGAGTTGGTTTAGATATTGCTGCTCCAGCCATTATTCAAACACAGTCCTGACTTGAGCGATAACTTCCGGTACAAACTCGGTATCTAATATGGAAATCTCGCGGAGTTTCTCGTTCTCTTCGTCTTCATACTCATACTTTGTCTTAATCTTCTTATGGGTAGATGATACGGTATTATAGGTTTTCAAGTCTATGTTGATCCATTTCTCTTTTACGATCGTTCCATCTGTCAGAACCTGATGATCGGTGATCCTTTGCATATATTGATGTACGGTTTCTCTGGCTGCTGCAGTCGAACCATACTTGTTTTTAATATACTTGTCAAGCAAAGGCTGAGACTTTGGCCATTCCCAGTGGGGATCTACCATTACATTTACGAGTATGATGATCCAATCCAGACGTGAATCATCATAATAGTTATGAGCAATGCTCTCTGGTGTATCTGATGGAGTGATTTGATGTCTATAATAGATAGCCTGCCTCTCAGTTAGGAATTGTTTTATTGAAAACCCCGCTGTAAGATCCATCATTTCCAGAGGCAAATTATTCTTATGGAGATCATAGGAGATGATTGGATAGTTTTTAAATAAATGCATTATCTTTACCTATGCTCGCTGACAATATCATCACGCGTCGTGATGGTTGTTTCTGTAAATGACATAGAAATAGTTATCGAAGCAGGAGAGGGTGAATCACCACCGTTCTTATGGTACAATGGAACACCTTCACCATGATAGTCTACATCAAATGTTGTTAGAACCGATGGAGCAATATTAAATAGATACTTAGGATGGTTAAAGTCTATGTCAAACTCGTTAGGATATTTGAATAGGTGCTTATTGCTGCTCATGTCGGGATGCATATGTATCTTGAAAATCCTAATAATCTCGTTTAGCTTATCGGTTTCGGGCTTGTCTTTTGGCATAAACTTATAGCTGAACGAATGTGATCTAAAGCCTGTTCCTGTGAATAGCTGAGCCATATGAGGGTTTATAGCATGTCCAGCACCTGCAGCCATACCACCTTTAACGGCATTCTGGGCGCCAACACCAGCGACAGCACCGGTGATTGTTCCTACGGTTCCTCCTATTTTATTACCAAGCGCAGCAGCACCCAATGGAGCTAATTCATTTTGTAGAAGACCCAATCCAGCTGCGGCAACAGCATCGCCAGTGGCCGCCTTGTTAAATGCACCTTGAATCCCTGCCTTGACCTGATCTACTATACCGGCGCCTTCGACTCCAGCATCGATACCGGCAGCCGTCGCCATACCCATAATACCAAGACCTTCCTGAGCATAGTTTGCTTTATACCCTGTTTTAAGAGTACTCGGCAACGGTAAAGCGATACTATTTAATATCTTAGTTATCTCTCTTTCACGTCTCTGAAGTTTGTTTCGCTCATATGCATGAAAGACTATCCAGTGACCTTGAGATGATAGATCATCTGGAAAATTAGACATTAACCCAAACTCTTTACCAGAATTTGAACCAAAAGCCTTGTTAAATTTATTAACCCTACTATTAGACGGGTTGCGGGCTCCTGGTCGTGTGGCGGATGCTGGTCCTTTTGTTGTCTGTGAAGCTGTTGCCATTGGTATATCTGTTCCTAAATAGTGTTATGGCTTATAGAGGTAAATTCAAACCCCGCAACCCGGCAAAATACGTCGGTGATCCTACTTCTATTATTTATAGAAGTTCGTGGGAGCTTCGCTGCATGAATTACTTTGATTTGACAGAAGATATCATACAATGGGCTTCTGAAGAAGTCGCTATACCTTATAAAAGCCCTATCGATGGCCGTATCCATAGATATTACCCCGATTTCATCCTAAAAGTCAAGACCAAATCTGGTAAAGAAGAAACACATATGTGGGAGGTTAAACCATATAAACAATCGATTCCTCCTACTGTTCAAACGAAGAAAACTAAGCGATATATCAATGAAGTTAGAACATATGCCATAAATAAGTATAAATGGGATGCAGCACAACTATATTGTAAAGAACAAGGCTGGCATTTTAAAGTTATCACCGAGAAGGAATTAGGTATTTAATGGTCGCATATGTGTTCGATAGAATCCTTGCTAAAGGCGTTCGGGCTGGCCAGTTACCTGCTCGTACACAAGGAGCAAGAGATTGGTTCCGCGAAGCAGCCAGGAAAACCTCGGCATCACCAGAAGGAATTATGCGTGGTGCTGATAAATCTGACTTCGCTAACAGTGGTGCGTTTGGTGCTATGTTTATGTTCTATTACGATCCAAAGCATAAAGCTACGTTACCATATTATGATACCTTTCCGTTAGTATTTCCTTTTTCTAAGGCTCCTGGAGGGTTTATGGGCTTGAATATGCATTATCTACCTCTCCGGCTGAGGGCTAGGCTAATGGATGCATTATATGAAACAGCATCTAATGACAAATACGATGACACCACTAAACTTAGACTTAGTTATAATATATTAAATGCTTCTGCTCGTTATAAATATTACAAACCAACAGTTCATCACTATCTGACCGATCATCTTAGATCACGTTTATTACGTATATCATCATCTGACTGGGATACAGCATTATTCTTACCGGTCGAACGTTTTGAGAAAGCATCTAAGACTAAAGTCTGGGCCGATAGCAGGAAAGCAGTATAATGGCATTTAACGTAGACAGTTTTTTAGGCGAAATTAACTCACATGGTGTTGCCCGTAATAAGAATTTTAGGGTAACTATTGATGGACCTATCAAGACAAACTCACATGTCACTCCTCGATCAATGTCTATGAGATGTGATAGTATAGATATTCCGGGTAGAACAGCAATGACTGTTGATTATACTACTGACTGGGGTGCTATGAGAAAAATACCATACCGTGGTTTGTATATAGATGTCACGTGTTCAATTATTCTGAGCGAAAATCTAGCTGAAAAATTATACATGGAAGAATGGCAAGACCTAATGATGGGTTCTCATAGAAAGACTGATGATCTGAATGATTTCCATACTGGATATTTTAAAGATTATGTGGGTACCGTTACGATAGATCAATTTGCTGAAACTGCGGCAAATCCTAGTCAACCACCTAAATCTGGACCAGATTTAGATCCAGGCATAGGTCTAAGCAGCGACATTGTATATAGTGTTGAACTTCGTGAAGCCTATCCGATTGTTATAAATCCTATAGGAGGCTCATGGGCTGGTGGTGACATTCATAAAATGAGTGTTATGTTTGCCTATCGCTATTTCAACGATCAGGATACAAAGAAAAAGAGTTTACCGACAGTTGGTTCTAGCGTGCGTCTTAATAATCCTACTAATAGCACACGCATTACAACGAATAGCAACAGTAGAGGTTCATCGCGATTTCGTTAAAAATTAAATTTGATTTGATAAGGAGATTTGTCTATGTCTATACCTAAGATGACATTGCCAGAGTTTTTCACCGAACTCCCCACGACAAAAGAAAAAGTAAAATACCGGCCATTCACCGTGGCTGAAGAAAAAGTATTGCTAATTGCTCTCGAAGGCGGAGAGGATTTAGAAATTCAAAACGCTATATTTAATATCGTAAATGCATGTACGATGGATGATATAGATTTTAATAAAAGACCAATGTGTGATCTAGAATGGATGTTCCTACATATCCGAGGAAAATCAATCAATGACCAAATAGATTTGGTGTTGACGCATCCCTCAGATGTAAATTGTGAACATGAAACAGAAATGATGTTGCCGATCGCTAATATTAAGTGCGAGATCCCTGATATTGATTCAAATATTAAATTAACCGACGATTATGGCGTAGAATTGAAATGGCCTACAGTTGCATATAACAATACGGCTGATAACTTTGAAGGTACGGAATATATTATTGATGTCATAGCTAATCATATAGTATCAGTGTATGATGCCGACGAAGTCTACTCAGACTTTACTGTTGATGAAGCAAAGGAATGGGTATTATCTTTGACTACCCCACAATTTGAATCAATTCAAGAATTTTTTAGTCAAACACCACAGCTTAATACCCAAATTGAGTGGACATGTGAAGCTTGTGGTGCAAAGGAATCTGTATCGCTGTCGGGGCTCGGAAATTTTTTCGCCTTTGCTTGAGCCAGTATAATCTGGCAACCTATTATAATACTAATTTCACTCTAGCCCAGCACCATGATTGGTCACTTACAGAAATCGATGCGTTAATTCCGTTTGAACGAGAAATCTACATAAATATGTTAGAAAACTTTCTCAAAGAGCAAGCGGAAAGGCTAGAAAAAAATGGCTAACAAAGAAGGCGTAACTATCGTAGAGGTAGATCGATCTACAACAGAGGTTGAGGCTACTTCATGGTATAACAACACCAAAGGGTTGGATATGATCGATCGATTACGTATCTGGCCACGCATGTTAATTACATTATATGGATTTATGTTCTATCACGTATGTGATTGGTTTATGACACTTCCTAACCCTACTAACGCTCAAAGTGCATTTGTATCTGTAGTTGTTGGTGCAGGTGCTGCTTGGTTTGGTTTATATTGCGGTTCTGGTCCAGCAAAGAAAAAATAGGAATAGTCAATGGCTCTCCCACAAGGTAAAGCTAACGAAGAAATTTTACGTCTTTTAACGGGCCAAAAGAAACTGGCCCAATTAGCATTGGTATCTTCAACTGATGATAATATTAAAGATCAGGCTGGTCAGTTAAAAGAAATTATCGGTGAATTAAAAGGTATACGAACGAATTCTGATTGGCATAAACGCTTTCTCCAAGACAAACATCAAGATGATTTAATGGCTCAGGCTAAAATGCTTGAGGCTTTGCGCGAGCAAGCTAGAGGTATTAATCGTCTTAGAGCAGGTATGCTTGGTGCTGGTGCTGGTGGTCCGGGAGGACCAGGAGGACCGAATGATGGTAAAGGCGGTGGCGGACTACCATGGGGAGATATAGCTGCAGGTGCCGCTGGTTTATATGGGGCGAATAAACTTCGTAAGGGTGTTCAAAATAAGCTCAAAGCAAATAAAGCAAATAAGCCGGGCCGTGTACCTCCACGCGTACCTCCATCCTCGAAAACGCCTGGTGCTGGCTTAATTCAACGTGGTAAAGACGCCTTTAAGAGAGGCCTTGGTAGAACGCCATGGGGTAGAATATTCGGCGGCGGCGCAGTTGTATACGGTGCCGCAAAGAGTATGTTTGACGGCGGACCAACACCTAGTGTAAAGCCTGATCCTAATCGATTTAAAGGTGGGGCAACACCTAAAGTCATTCCTTTTCCCAATCAATTTAAAGGTGGACCAACACCTCGCGTAACGCCCAATCCTAATCTATTCAAAGGTGGAGCAACACCTAGACCAGGACCATGGAAACCACCAGTAACTCCTGGTGCTGGCTTAATTCAACGTGGTAAAGACGCACTTAAAAAGATGAAACCTTCGCCGTGGGGGATTGCGGCTCCCTTTGTCCTAGGTGCCGGATCATCATTACTAGCCCCTTCCGAAAAAACTAAAGACGGTAGAATTAGAATAAAGGGTGGTGCTGAAGTCGGTAAAGACGGTACTGCTGGTGAAAAAGGCAGATATATGTTAAGCCAGGCCGCGGAAGGAGCCATGTGGGGTTCTATGCTTGGTAAACCTGGAATGCTGGTTGGTGGCGCAGTCGGCGCGGTAATGGGTGGTGGAAAGCTTCTTCAAGGCCAAGAACAAGGACGTAATGAAAAAGCCCTTAAAAAGCATCTTGGTGCTTTGTCGGATACGGATAGTGATAAATCACATGAGGCCTTATTAAAGCTTCGCGCAGAAATCGGCAGCGCCTATGCACGTAAGGCAGGTCGTAAAGGTACAGCACATATTGCACCATATGCTAAAAAATTGGTTGCGCTGGCGATACCTATTGCTAAGATGACTGAAAAAGATTGGAAAGACTTGCCGGCTAAAGATTTTGTAAATTTAAGTAAAACGTTGGCTGTGTTACTTGGTGCCTTTAAGAAAACCTTTATTGCTGTTGATGCAGGATTAGATCCAAAGCAAGCAGATCAACTTTATGTGGGTTTGTTAGAAGCTAATGACAGAGTAATGACAGTTATGATGTCTGATAGAAAGAAATATAAAGGAGCAACGGCGACTACCGGTGGTGATGCAGCGATGTATAAACAGGGTAAAGAAGCCGGCCCAGAAAAAGCCAAAAACTTTGCTCGATTGATAACTTCAATGGAACGTAAATCTGCTTCGCAATCTGCACCTAGAGCAAATGTGATGGGTGGAAATGAAGCAGCTGAAGCTATGTTTAAAGGACAGGTTAAACCTAATCCGAGTCCAACAAATACTAATCCAAGTCCAGCAACAGCAAGGCCTAATTCAGCATCAAAATTCAGCGCAGGTAAGTGGGATGATCCTAAAGTTGTTGCAGCACACTTACAAGCCAAACTGGATGCGAGATCCAAAATTGGAATGGATCTGGCTAATGATCCTGAGCTTGCTAAACGTGCTGCCTTTAAGAAAGAGTGGGGTGTGACTCAGGCATTCGGCAAGATGACTGGCAAGAAGGGATGGAAAGAAGCAGCTGAAGCAGCTGGTATTGGACTCAAAAAAGGCCAATTCGGAGATACACACTTCGTAAAAACAGCATCAGAAAAAGCCGCAGCCGCTAATAAAAACCAGATTGATCTGGCAAGAAAGCAATTAGAATCACTTCAGTTGGGTGGAAATTACTTAGGCGAAAGTAAGTATGTTTCAGGATTAAAAGGCGGAGCCGGCCGAAGAGCTCGCAGGAAATTTACCGACAGGTGGGACGATAACGTTGGAAAAAAGAATGTGTTACGAAAGCTGGAATGGCTTGCTGATCGAGGTGTAGATATCGGTCAGTTTGGTATGAGTAGAACGCAAAGCCAGGCCGACGGAAGATTAACGACAAAGATAGGTGGTTCATTAACCGGTGATTCAAGGCTAGCGATCAATAAACTATTCTCTAGTATGACTATGAAACAACATGGTGTCACAGGCTCGTTACCAGGTTATGCTAGAGGTACAGGCGGTAAGTTTGCACGCGGCGCGGCTATAGTAGGTGAAAATGGCCCAGAATTAATCACAGGTGCTCCGGGTGGATATCAAGTCAAACCGATGAAGATGATGAAAAATATACAATTCCAGTCAGGTGGAAGAGAAGTTATACACAGAGAAAAATTACCTGACGGTCGTAGAATAATAAAATATGCCGATGGATCATATGAAGAATCTGGAGCTTTCGGTAAGCGTCATTATGATGCTAACGGTAAATTAAGAATTGAAACATCACCAAGAGTAGCAGGTCTTTCAATAAGAAAATACTTTAATGCTAAAGGGGAGATGGTGAAAAAATGGGGCTCGATGCGCATGTCGGGGTTGGGTAAAAGTGGTAACGTTACTCTGACATCAGAAGGTGATATGCGCGATGGTAAAATTACACGGGGTGGTACCGGTGGTGAGTGGCGCACAAAAATATCGGCTCGTGGCCGAGAAACCGAACATTCTCCGAAGGGCCACGCGACTTTAACCGCCGGTTATATGGGTGGAAATGAAGAAGCTGGGATTCATTATCAATACGGTAAGGTGGATGCACGCATAAATTCTTCAAGAAATGTTGCGACTGGTAAGGAGACGATGAGCCTCGGTGGCAATGCTGAAGCCATGGGTAATAAAAATCTCTCTAGGTCGGGAATTTTACGTAAAATTTCGGAAATGGCTGCTACAGCTAAAGGTGGTGGTCAAGCGGCTCCAATCGTTGTTAATGCTCCGCAATCTACTAATATTTCTGGGGGTGGAGGATCTTCTGGTGGACCAGGCCTACAAATCGCAGATAATCCCATAGGATCACGTAATCGCGTTATGGATCGTAAGAATACTCAGGGTGAGTAATTATTGAAAATGGTGTCCGTGACAGTATGTCACTAATGAATGCCGAACACCTTGAGTAACAGGCTGCACTCTATGATAGATATACGTAGGCATTACATACATAATACCTCGATCTTTCGGCACTGTAAAAATCTCACCATCGTTATCATTTCCCCATCCTGGACAGAACATCTGTAATTCACCGCCCTCATAATCATCAGGATCAGATAACTGCACTATCATATTAAGCTTACGAGCTGCTGTTGACGGTCCACCTGTATGCAAATCATGATGCCATTTCATACCACCTCCAGGTGCTGTATATTTGATAATATCAATACACTCGAAGGTTCCGGTAACTTGAAACTGCCATGCGGTTCTGTTGAGATCTCTTGCTGCTAATGTTAAATGATCGTATAACCAAATCCATTCTTCATTGACATAACAATGCCCAATCTCTGTATTGGTATATGATTCATTTTGCATTCCAGTGCCGTGGATAATTGGCGCTGCCCAATCCTTAGCACCTTCTATTATCGTATCACATTGTTTATCTGATAAGATTTTACCAGTTGAAAGATAGGGGTGGTGATTGTTAACCTGATCATGATTAAAATAAAAACAATTGGCGTCCAATGCACCACCCTCCAATCTTAGTCTTCGTCAGCTAATTTCTGGAAGAACGAAAGATCTTCATCTTCATCCTCAGATGTAGCTGCTTGAGGAATTTCCTCTGCTACCGGTTCCGGTGCTTCTACAACTGGTGGTGTAGGAGCAGGAGCGGCTACATAATCCTCAGCAGTGGTAGACGGCTGAGCACCTGATCCATCAAGACCAAGTACCATATTCAGCTTGTCTTTAAGCTCATCATACGTCTTAAAATTTGACGCTGACAGAAACTCTTGCAGTGAATACTGCTTGTTCCAAGTCTCTTGCAGCTTCTCATCTTCACCTGCGTGCAATTCAGATGAGCTATCAAATTCAGACTTATCGTAATTACGGAAGCCTTCTACTTGACGGATTTTAAGCTTAAAATCAGCGCCTTCCCAGAAATCAAAAGGATTAACTGGGGACTCATCCTCGAAGGAAGGATTCATAAGATCATTGATTTTATCAAAAATCTTTTTACCATAACGGTACAGGAATACCTGTCCTTCATTGGCCGGATTAGAACTATCCTTAATAACAAGGATATTACTAATATAAGTCAATCGACGCTTCTGCTTACGAGCAAGATCTTTACCCGCATCATCACCACGATTCCACAGAACATTATTATATTCTGATACCGGATCTTTCTTATTAAGAGTAGTCAGACTATTCTCAATATACCAACGCCCTGTTGGGCCCTGGAATCCATGAGTAAATACTCGAACCCATGGAAAGTCTTCTCCGGTAGGCGCAGGAAGAAAACGGATAACGGCATAGCCATTACCAGCCTTATCAACCTGTGGTTGCCAGAATCGATCATCCTTGAAGCTATTCTGCTGAGTACCTTCAGAAATCTTCTGCGATGCTTCGACTAGAGATGTGAGGGAAGTTTTACGGGACCTTTTAAGGTCAGCGAATGATGTTGACATACGTATTTCTCCTTATAGCAATGTATGTTTCGTATCCACAACTTTCATTATAAAGTTTAATTATACAAGATATTGTTTAATTATTCCAGTAAATTTTGATTTAGGGAAATCTACAAAACCCTTGTAATTATTTATGAGATTATAGCACTCCTCGAATAATATATCGTCCAATACTTTATTCCAATACGCAGTGAAATTCATGAGCCTGTCTAAGATACAGATCGTTTCAAGACTAACATCTCCCTGCATATAACTTACCAGAAGATCTGGATGTTGTCCATCCTTTACTTTTAATAGGTCGTCTGATAACTTCAATTGACCTATCTCTTGCTTAAACATATACGTTAAACTTTGCATTTTCTTTTGCCAGCCACGATATGAATCCTCTTTCATATCACGGATAAATGTATTACCATCTACCCAGTTTGCTACGTAATAATCGACGATCTTGTCTTTATATTTTCTCTCAAGTTTTGCGAATGTATAGCGATCATTGCGTTTTAGAAATGCTTCATCGCTGGGCTTCCTCATCTTACCATTATACTTGTGGTAATCATATTTCGTAGTAAAATGAGCACGAATCACGCAGTAATGATAGAAAGCATTATAACCTTCTGTTACTTGCATCATATATCAAGTTTAGCCTTTTTCTCAAGAAAATTTAAGTCAGTAGCTTCGGCTTCAATCTTAGCCTTAATATTCGTATTCAATAACTTGGCTGCTGTTTCGATTTCAAATTCATTACGCTCGCAATAATGGACCACTGCATCCATATAAGGTACCTTCATTTCCTTTACCATATCTTCAATCATTGCGCTGAATTTTGCCGTCGTCATAATATCCATTAATTGGGCATCCCACCGACCGTCTTTCTGATAATATCATCAGATAGTGGCTCTGGGTAATATAATTCAAAAGCTGCAACATCATCTACTGCTTCAAATGAATGAAATTCACCTGGTTTAACAGTTGTCCATTGTGTAGCACGAAGCGTTGTAGTATCGACTAGATCATAATCATTCTTATGCACATGAACCATTAAAGTGCCTGATGACACATAGAATAGGTTCCACTTATAGTCATGCTTATGTGTAGAACAATAACCACCTTCTCTAATAGCAATTCGGTGGAATTCAATAAACGGATTTTTGAAGATTAATTCAGTTGTACCCCATACTTTACCAGCTTTCATATTGCTCTTCCCTTTCGCGAACCATCGGGATCTCGAGATTCGTCAACACATAATATTTGTTTAACCAAAGGGGGTGGGTTCATATCAGCCCAGTTAGCAATTGCAAATGCTTTTAACCCCTCAACATTCTCATCAACGTATTCAAAGCAGCTCGCCATTGTGGCAAACCGTAATGGTTGTCCGTTGGCCGTTTCAACAGAAATTGCATCGTTTCCTTGATACGTATAGTCTGCAAAGAACATCGTGATGAGAATGAAGATGGTTTTCATAGTTACTTTCCTCCCCAATAGTAGTCAGCCGCGTAGCTGTATGGAGTAAAGGCAACATTCTTAAATGGGACTACTTTCGCAGCCCAAGCCTTCTGACTAGCCAGAACCTTCTTGAACCAAGGATTCTTTGCAGACTCCTCTTTGAACATCTGGTCAATAGTCTTCAGCTCAGCAACGAGGATATCAGCAGGCGTCTTCATTACCTTAACACCATGCTCTTTTACCATTCGCTTCAGTGCTTCGCCATTCTTTGCTTGGATGTCAGTCAGCCAATATAGATACGACTCATATGCAGCGGAACGAATAGACGTCTGTTGCTGTTTAGTAAGAGATCGCCAAACCTTACCGTTAATTAAAAGATCACCAGTATTGCTATGCTCATGCAAGCTATTCAGGTAGTAATATTTCCACATAGTAGGGAAGCCAAGTCTTTCATCTTCAAGACCACCCACAAACTCTGCGCAGTTAATAACACCCTTCTGAGCAGCTGCTAGAATTTCACCTCCGGGCATTCCAATAGTTTGCATACCCATTCGAGCATACAGTTCTACATTAATACCTGTTTGTCGGCATTTAAAATTCTTTAAATCTGCCAGGTTTTTAATAGGCCGTTTGAACCAACCGAGTGGCTGGTTTTGAGTTGGCATTGCGGGAAACGGAACGACATCGAGCTTCAATACATCTTTATAAAAGGTTCGATATAGTTCCAGGCCTCCGCCATGGAACATCCAGCCTAGGAAGTCAATTCCGTCCATGCCATATGGACCTCCTAGCGGACTATTGAATAGACCAAGAGTTTTATCCTTGCCTACCCAATAATAACTTTGCGTCCATGCTGCATCAACAGCGCCAGATGACGTTGCATCAAGCACTTGAAATGCTGGAACTAAAGCACCTGATGGATATACCTTCATATTGACTTTACCGTCAGTAAGAGTTGATATCCGCTTTGACATGAATTCCATCTGCTCATTAAATGTTGATACAGATGGGAAACTGCTTGCTACTTTAAAAGTCTCGGCTTTAACATTTGTTGTAGCCATAAAAAAGATCGCGCAAAGCGCCACGAAAAATTTCATCTTTTAACCTCACTTCAATTTTTATTTGGTTGTATGGATTTCAGGAAATCTATCTCCTGTGTATTATATATGACGTCTTTATTATCTTGTTTAAGATAATTAGGGAGCCACGTCGCTGCGCCCGGAACTATGAATAATATAACTACTGCTAGGACCTGTATCCACATGAATGGGAACATAGCTTTAAAAATCATACCTAAATCCCATTCAGGAACAACCTGCTTCAAATAATAGGATGTTAATGCTACAGGTGGTGTAAGATAAGCGGTCTGTATAACTATACCTAATGCGGCTCCAAACCATATCAAATCAACTCCTGTAGACATTAACACTGGCATGAAGATTGGCAAGAATACTAATACTACAACAGGCCATTCAAAAGGCCATCCAAGCAGATGACATAATACCAAAATTGACCCTACAATTGCCCAACCGGGAATTGGTAATCCCTGTAAGGCAGATGTAATAAGTGTATCTCCTCCCAACCCTGCAAAAATAGCTCCAAAGATTGTAGAGCTAATAGCCAGTAACATAACAACCGCAGATGTGTTAGCTGTCTTCAATAACGCATCTTGCAAATTATTATAGTTTATTTTACCATGGATCGCTGCTAATGTCAACGCCCCAAATGCACCAAATGCCCCAGCTTCTGTTGATGTCGCCAAACCAAATAACATCGATCCAAGAACAGCACTGATAAGAAAGGCAAGAGGTAAGACATCTATTAATACTCTGCCTATTAAACGCCATTCAAATGGTATATACTCCGGTGCAGGTGCTAATGTAGGGTTGTGCCATACCTTTAATAAGCAGTAGCCTATATACATTGCTGCTATCATTAGGCCTGGAATTAAGCTTGCTGCATATAGATCTATGATGTTAACATTCATCGTCGGAGCCATGACGATTAAAGGTATAGCTGGTGGAATCATAATAAGTGAGCCACCACCTGCAATTACTCCAGCTGATAGCTTAGGATCATATCCGAGCCTCATCATACTAGGAGCAGCCATAATACCTAGCAAGGTTACGGCGGCACCTACAACACCTGTAGCAAGGCTAACCAGCACAGATACTATAATAACAACTATATAAAGGTTGCCAGGCACGCGAGTAAACAAATTCTTTAGGCTATCAAATAAGCCTTCAACAAGCCCAGCGCGCTCACATACATAGCCCATAAAAATAAACATCGGAATACTCATCAAGATTTCATCTGATAAGCCGCCCAACAAATTAAAATAGGCTAAATTGAATGCTGGTAATGGTCCTAGCCCTATTATTCCAAAAACAAGTGCTAAGAAAATAAGTGTAAAGCTAACCGGAACGCCAACAAAAATACCAGCGATCATGGTCAATAGCATTACAAGGGCTAGCCATTCCATTGGCGTATACACTTTTTCAATTCAATCAAACCCTGATATAATAACATAACCAAACCTAGAGTTATGCCGATTTTCATCGGCCATATTATTAACTGAGCCATCGTTGCACTACTTCGCTCATCGATAATAACACTGCGAAATGTATCGAAGAAGCTAATATATGCTAGCAATAAGAACGATGGAAAAAATAACAATACGTATGCTATAGCATCGATTTTAGCTTTAGTTCCTGTCGATAATTTATTCCAGTATAGATCGGTGCGTATATGAGAGCCGGTAGATAATGCATAACTACATCCCCATATGATTAGTATTGTATATAATTGGGGTGCGACATCTACGGCAAAGTCAAAGCGTAAATCAAAGAAATATCGCCCTAGTACGTTTGTTACAATCAACAACACGATAATCAATGTAAACCATGAATATATCTTAGCTAACCAATCGCTCATAATAATCTTTCAAATAATCAGATGAATCCATGCCGTCTAGGTGATATTTATTTCGATAGCTCTGTGCTCCCATATCTTTCTTGGAGCGATAATGTTTTCTCCATTTTTTATGTAATTCGCGGGCTTCTATAAGATTCATGGTATCGTGTTTCCAATACATCTCAGGATCAAATCTAAATTCAGTAAACCCATAACGAGCAGGATCCATACTATAATCAGGATAATTCGATACTTTCACTAGATCATCTAAGTATGGATACACGTTAAGTGTTCTAAAACGAGCATTTAATATATCTTGTTCAATTGCCCAGCGAAATTGTCTCTGCTGTGATGTAGCTGTTTCTCCGGGTAAACCAATAATAAAATTACCAACAATAATTATACCCCGATCATTAAATTTAGTCAAGATGTCAATTATCTTTTCGGGTGATAAGCCTCTTCCTGCTGCCTTGGCAACTTTATGCGTTAAGCTTTCAATACCGACCTGTAATACCTTGAAGCCGCTATCAACCATCATATCAATAATATCAGGATATTTATTACACAGATCAGTGCGAGCATATGATGTAAACATTGGCTTGAATGGCAAGCTCTTAACAACAGAATAGATGTTCTTGATATGTTCGTAATTATCGTTTATGCAATCATCTGTTAATTGAAACTTAGTAACACCAAACCTATTATAATATTCCATAAGCTGATATCGTAGACTCTCCATGTCTAACTTGACCGATTTACCTTTATCATAATGACAAAACTTACAGTTAAAAGCACATCCCCTACTTGTTTCGAGTGGCAACATCTCATGTGAACCGATAACATCTTTATCTTGGAATGGAGCTAAGGGGATATCATACTTCGGCCACTCAGGATAACGCCCGACATTAATAAATTTATATCCGTTGATATTTTCGTATTCTATATCATCCCAATTTTCGATAACATCGGCTACAGCTCGATCACCCCAACCAATTATCCATCTGTCTATATAATCTTTAAGGGCAAATTGATCTGTATCAATACCCCTAGCAAGAGTGTATATCTCATTTGTACGAGCACCACCACATATTATTTTAATGTCTGGGCATATTGATTTAATGCGCTCAAAGAATGATATAATTTTTTCTGTAGATCCCCAACATAGATTCATACTGGATGATAGATAATTACCTGCTGTATAATTAAATTTCTGATCTTTAACCGACGCAAAGCAGTCACTGTACGTGTTTTTAATCTGTAACAATTCATCATTGTATAGAAAGGTATTCGATATACAAAGAAATTGTGTATCGTCCGTAACTAACTTTTCAAATACATTGAAAAAATCGCATTCTACCCTTGTGAAAAAATCAAATACTACTGTATCAAATCCACGTTTTCGAATTTCTTTTACGCATGCATATGAACCTAGATATCTAGTAAATGCCATGTGCGGTGATTCATTCAAAAAGATGACATCATTCATTCATAACAACCTATGCGATGTATAATATAATGTATATGAAAAGAGCTAAACAACCAAGACCTAATAGGAGCTTGATAATTTCTTTAGCCCAATGTGACATACTTTACCTGCTTTCATTTATAAAAATTAATCTGATGAAGCTTTTTAATATGTCCTACAACGCGGCTTAAATCATCTAAATGTATCATATTAGGCCCATCAGATGGTGCGTTATCTGGATCTTGGTGTGTCTCCAAGAATATAGTATTTATGCAGCCAGTTGCCATTGCAGCATTAGCTAAAAGAGGAGCCATGCTCCTATCTCCACCGGAAGCATTGCCACGTCCACCAGGATGCTGGACGCTGTGAGTGCAGTCGAAACAAACAGGGTAACCATAATCGCTCATCACTTTCAGGCCGCGCATGTCGACCACTAAATTGTTATATCCAAAACTTGAACCACGTTCGGTAAGCATTATTTCCGCGCCTCCGGTCGAGAAGTGTTCCATCTTCTTAACGACCTGTTCCATGTCATGAGGTGCTAGAAACTGGCCTTTCTTAATATTTACTGGCTTATTTTCCTGTGCAGCAGCTTCTAGTAAATCCGTCTGTCTACATAAGAACGCAGGGATCTGAAGCATTGTTGCGGGGATTACTCCACACTGCCATATTTCATGGACATCAGTGACAATATCAAGACCCATCTGAGCATGCTCAGCGAATGCATAAATTGCTTCGTCTATGCCTCTGCCTCGATAGCTATCTACGCTTGTTCTATTTGCTTTATCGAACGATGTTTTGTAAGCCCAGTTGACATTATGAATTACCATAATTTCTTCAATCCAGCCTACCATATCATCCATATGTTGCCGTGATTCAAATACACAAGGCCCAGCAATAATACTTAACTTATTTTCAATGACTCCGTTATAAAATCTCATATCCATCCCATCATCATTTTTGTTTCCTCCGGCACCATATCCATAGTAAATGGTGGATCAAATACTGTGTTAACTATGACACTCATTACTTCAGGCACATAGCCTGCTTTTTGTATATCATTGACAATTTGATCTGCAAATGGACAGAATGCACTTGTCAATGTATGTGTTATTGTAACTTCATACTCTCTTAAATCGATAGCAATATCATATATTAATCCTAGATCATATACATTAATGCCTTCCATCTCTGGATCGAAAACCTCACGCAAATTTGCTATGATATGATCTTTATCAATCACCGGTCTTTCCATTTGTAAAATATATGATCTTCGATTCTACCAGTCCGGGTCTTCTTCTTAGCCCAACCTGGCGTCACATAGAAGGCATGGTAAAATACGGCGCCTTCAGTAAAATCAAATATGTGGGTTTCTAGGAACCAGGATGCCATAGCATAGGCTTCATTAAAAGCTCTTTTATTGCGTGGGTTATCGGATTTACCGTCACACCACCAGCTAAACTGACATCGATTTTTAATTGGATAGTATGTGCCGTCTTTTTTCCAAGATGCTCTTACAGGCCCTTGCAAGACTACTTCACAAACCGTATTTGGAAAATGAGTATCTTCGACTCTATTACGTGTAACGAGAGCTACTGCTACTTGTCCTGCAATGCTCTGATCTCTAGCTTCATGATATATGTTCATCGCTAGACATTGGGTTTCGGTCTTCTGCCAATCATAAGCATGTGCCCAGCTATGCCAGAACACTACAATAAAAATTATCACGATGGCGTATAATATCTTTTTAAGCATTAGACCCTCTCTCAAATTTTAGGTGGGGGTTCCTGGAGTCGAACCAGGACTAGGTGTCGCATCACCTCTGTGTCCAATGCGCTGGATAGAACAGTTCGGGAACCATATTATCCACCCCCATAATTAAAGTGGTAGGTATTCTGTTGCTAGGAACCTACCGAACCCCATGGGAATTACGCCGCTAGTGCGAATTCCTCGGATGCAAAATTATCGTTTGCATTTAGAGTGTTTGACCTATTACGCGGTCAGCCGTGTTACTCCAATTCGCTATTAACTACCAGTCGATCCTATATCGCCCCCATCAGAAACAGACCAGCTCCAGACCGCGGTGTGCACACCAAAAGTCAACTGAATTTTATCGGTAGATAATGTGTTGGCTCGAGTTCCTCAATCATCTAGCGCCCAGATATTTACTGATCTGCTTGTGGTGGAGGCGACGGGAATTGCACCCGTGTCCTGTCTAGCTTTCACTCCTCTTCAACGTAACAATATATTTATTATAACTCCTTTGGATTAATTATTCAACACTTTTGTTGACTTTAATCTTCTTTTTTCCACATGGTCCAAAGACCCCAAGCGATAGCTGCATACGCAGCCCATTTAGCAAACGGTCCTAAAAATAGAACCACTGCACCTACGGCGATAAGCGCAGCTCCATCCCATGAAGTTCGCTCTTTTACTCGATCGGTAATCCATCCCATGATGGTATCCTCCTGTTGTTTATATTTTTGCACCGTAATCATACCGTGCAATTATTATTTACCATTCCAAGATCTCTAGAAATACTGTTTTTTTCATAAAAACAGGGGGGCCGAAACCCCCCTGTTTGTGGTTACCGTAAAGGTTTACGGTGTTATGCGGCAGGTGCACCATACGCGTAAAACGCGCGCACCATTTCGCGGGTGGCTTGACCATACCGATAACGACTAGCCATCTGACGACCCCGAGAATCCGTTCCACCTTTATTCAGATAGATAGGAAATCCAGATCGACGGACCGAACTAATTACAGCTCGAGCGCCGTTCCTAGTTGTTCCGAGAGTGTTGGCTAGCTCACCTTCGGTAAGCTCTTTGCCCTGTTTGACCAAAAGGTCAATGGTTTTCTGCACTCGTGACATACATACCTCCGTATTGTTGTGCATAACGAAATGAGGGGCTGACCGTGGCCCCTCGCGGATGTATTTCGGCATCACCCGTATACTGAAGCCTAGGCGGCTTCAGCAAACTCTACCGCAGTTTGAAGAGCTGTTTGCTTCTTCTTGCGGTTTTGACCAAACCATGCGGAAGTAACTCGCGCATTGTTGGAACGACCCAACTCATGGTCTGTTAAGTACGTGACAGTGTTAAAAGCCTGCCAGAAAGAACCACGACCGAACTCAGCACCAGGCTGGGTGTCTAGCACTTCCATAGCCTGCTTTGTCTGCCGGCTGGTGCGCTCATCAGCATCACGTTTATGTGACATTGAAGGGAATACCGTGTCGAAGTATTCGACGATGCTCTCAGCGGTGTAACGCTTAGCGGCCAAGAACTGAGCAACCTCTTTATAGGTTTCCATCTTTTCTTTGGCAACACCAAGTGTTTCCTTAACCATATCGGCATCGAATTCCGAGCGATGATTAACTCGAACCAAACGATCGGAATCAATACCGAGCGCATAATTCAGAGTGTTATTGCATACAACCCGAATATCAGTGCCTTGTACCGTAATACAAGCACCAAACTTGTGGGGGTTAGCAAAAAGCAGATATGACTCTACTTCATCACCAGGAACGGCTTCGAACACCTGACCTTTAATCTTGGCCAAAGCCCAGATCATCTTCCCGTCATTCAAGGAACCAGCGGTATGCATTTCCATCTCGCCGGCACCTACGAAATCGTTGAAGAAATCGAAAGCCTGCTCATTCTGAAGAGGATTCCAAGCACTGGAAACCACATCCAAAAATTGGCCATCGGAATCACGAACCAAAGCCTCTTTCTTACCGGCTTTAACTCGGCGACCATCGACTTCATAAGTCAGGGGTTTTTTCGACACAGTCCAATCAAGACCGGCCTTTTCAAGCATCTGAACAGGTGTCAGATCGGAGGGGACTTCCACCCCAAGACCATGCCAAGGAACTTCCCCTGCATAGGCCATAGTTTCAACAGCAGCTACCATGATATAATCTCCTTCTCTCTTGCTGTTCTCTTCATTATAATTAATTATAACACAGGTCGTTAATTAATACAACCGGTTTTTTCATTATTTTGAGATTTTTTTTGGTTATCTGCCAACTAAATTATGACAGACACTCTGAGCACGGTTCTGTTCATCGATATACCAAGCTTCCAGGCCGGCAAGGAATCCGTTGATATCATCAAGTGGGATATCTGCGATATTATCCGCGTCTGACACACTTAGGATGTAATTCGCCTGCGAGGCAGGAATTTCTTCGTATGAATCAAATGGACCGAACATGTTGCTCTCCTCTCATTATTATAATTTTATCATAATTCGAAAATTAATGCAACCCCTAAATTGCTAAAATCGAGATAAAAATCGCGCAATATGATGGACAAATGGTAGCAAGGATACGGCCATCAGCAAGTTCATTCCTGTATGGGCCATCGCTATCCGCAGCGTATCACCCTTAGGCATACCGTCAGATACAAACACACCGGCTAGCCATATTGTTCCTGTTGTGCCAATATTAGCTCCAAGCACAGCTGCAACTGCAGCAGGTAGGGGCACTGCTCCTGATGCTACGAGTGCAATGATAGCTGTAGTGCTCAACGATGATGATTGCCACAGTAGTGTCATAATGATACCACCAAGAAACATCCAATATGGGTTGTGGATGAAATAGCTTAGATGGTCAAGGTTGCCCATCGACTTCATTCCACCAGAAAACATCTTTAATCCGATGTAGAATACGACGAGCCCGACGAGGGCAGTAATAACAGGGTTTCCTAGATCCATTTTTTTTACCTTCTTAACTAATTTTTTTGTGTCATTCATTGTCATTAAATTATCCCCTGACTTTGACTTCTCGCTATTTAGCAAAGAGGCATTTTTTACAGTTTGATGACACTAACGCGACCCCTTTCTTCTATCATACCAGTATTTGCTTGACGATCTTAGCTGATCATTAGCTTCGCGGACTAATTCACACTCTGCCCTTACCACATCTCTAAACATCTCGATCATCTGCTGATCACAATCTGCATCCTTAGCGAGATTAGACATCGAATCAACAAGCTCAATTATTCTGTCTATATGATTACAGGTTAGAGGTGGAATCGGGGGTTTCTTTATATTCGAAATTGTTCGTCTCCTCATTTTCATTTAACAATATAGCGCCATTACGTAAATGAAATCTCCTGGCCATTTCTGTTTTAGGACTCATTGTAACAAATCTTCGCATCCCACGTTCTTTGGCTAAAGCGATTGCGGAAAACACAATATCTCTGCCGGCACGTGGTGCTGAGTTATATGACCATACAGAATAAAATACGGCAATGTCACCACTACTACTATGTAGTAGTTCATCTACCGTGGTAGGAATTTTATTACAAAATGCACAGCAGATCACGGCCTTTCGTTCGCCGATTTCTAGACCTCCTGTGTAATACATTTCAAAGTGTCCTGATGTTCTTTGATTGCCTGAAATTTCAGGGCGCACCGGATCATCAAGACAAAGCATTTTTGCTTCGGCTGGTTTACATTTTATCATCGATTATTTATTTACTCCGAAATGACAAAAATGGTCGGGGATGCAAGATTCGAACTTGCGACCCTCTGCTCCCAAAGCAGATGCGCTACCAGGCTGCGCTAATCCCCGCTTTCTACGATGTAGAGTTTTTTTTCATGAACAGCAACACGGGCATATGGGTCATTAATTTTAATATCATTCACCCTTAGGCCGCCATTCTTGATCTGCCTCCTAGCTTCACTCTTAGACTTGACTAAACCAGATATAACAAAAAATTCAGCTACATCCATACCTATCTGGCTTTTCATTCTCGCCTCATCTTGAAAGTGGTGCCGCCGCACGGACTTGAACCGCGGACCTGAGGTTTACAAAACCCCTGCTCTACCGACTGAGCTACGACGGCTAAAGACCCAGAACTCTATGAGCTGGTTCCAATCCTTTTCTCGGGGAATACTGATCACGGAAGTACTCGGCAAGCTGGCCCATATAAAATGAGACGTCGCCGTCAGTATCTTCTTCTGCTTGTTTGAAAAATTCGACGAGTGCCTTTGTGCTAATCTTTTCAGGACCATCAAAGGCTGCCGCTTTATACGTTTTTCCAGGACGTTGATGCATCTCTCACCTCACATTAAGTTAGATTATTATAATAATATACCATAAAAATTAAATCAACAAATTTATTGACGGGCGCACCAGTCTTTTAAATCTTTGTTATCTTGCATGATGGTTAAATTTGGTAATTTATTCATAATACCAGAGTTATTGCGATTAATACATGTGCCATCGTCCTTGATAGCCATTAAATAATATCTCGGCAAGATATTAGCCCTGATTTCTCTAATCTTTTTTTCGTTGTTTCGAATTGACCAATTACCGGCTTTGCTGAAAGCCCAACCCTCTAAGTTGGTATGAGAAGCGATGATATTCCGAAGCTCCATTTTATTTTTGAGATGTTCACTATCATCATCTCTATTAAATGGCACCAACGAGCCATCGATGATACGATTAATGAAATATTTTTCAATCATCTCTTCATCATAGAACGGCATGATATTTTCTAGATTAATGCGGTGGCCTTTAAAATTTTGAAAAAATCTATATCGCCTGCTAACGCGTCCAAATCGATTTCTTATATACCACACGCGCTTTAGATCACCTTTCAAATGATCTTCGCCCATAGAGCCGTATAAAGCATCTGCGGATCCGCATTCAACAACAACATGATTAGTAGGATCAGCAACCGCGAAAAGGCTATCATCTGTATGAATTTTATGGTGATGTTTAGCTACTACTGGCCAGTAACCAGGGCATTCTTCTATACTAGAAGGTGTTAATTCAATGTGAATTCTGGGCGTACCGAATTTTAGTAAGACGGCAAGAGCAGCAGTTGAATCAATTCCGCCGGACCAGAAAAATTGAATAGGTTTTTTTCTATTAATTATCTGCTCAGCCCGGCGGAACATAAGTTCTTCTAACGACGCAGAGTTGCTATACTCGAATGGTGGCATAGTATCAGACGTAGTCTGAAAAGTGTATCTATACTTATGACAGCGATCGACAATGCAAGTACCACGTACTCTATTCATTATCTTCTTTTCTTTAGCTATATGATCTATAAAATCTGCTAATGCAGATTCCGGAAAACCATTTTCCATGTTAACCATATGCTGAAGCCAATTGCGGATATAATTAGTATATCCTTTATTATAAAATACTAGTGCCATTTCAATTACTCGATACTGGTATCCATGATCCTGGTATTGCTTTATTTTCTTTCTTTGGTGTTTTTCTCATCTTGTCGTATAAATCATGATAAAATTCCAGGTCACTCCCTGTGTTAATCATACATCCAATTTGGCCAGCGGGTGTATCCGCTATCCCCATAATCGTTATTTCCTTTTTCTCGGGATGCACAAAAAGCATCGTCAGTGTTTCCATACCACCTGGATTTGGTGTTTTCCATATTGCAATTGGTTTTTCACCCACATTAGCAATCGCATTCATCATCTCGCTCGATTTAGAACACATCATGCTTAACTTCATCATAAAGGCCTGCATAGTTGGTTTATTGCCTGGCTCAGGAATTGTAGGGGCTTCTTGTTTTAACGACGGCGGAGCTTGATCTGCTATAGCATCCTTTGTATGCGCCGTGTTACATGCACCCAATAGCAATCCCGCTAATACCAAACTAACTAGGGTTCGCATTTTTATATTCCTCTATATGCTCTACCAGATTCCAAATATGATCATCACGGTTTTGTATAAAGGTCTGAGTTTCCTGTGTTTCTACTACTGCTATTAATATTACTAATTTAGAAACTGGTATTTTCGTTCGTTCTTCGAACATAACAGCATAGCCAGCAGCTTGTTCAAAATAGTCGCTGATCCAATCTTTTTTCTTCTCACGTGTCGATGTCTTGAAATCTATGATGGCGAGCTTTCCATCCCATTCGGCAACGCAATCAGTTCTACCGGCTACGCCAAGATAATCACTGTATAGGGGTATTTCTTGCCCATATACTTTTCCTAAATGAGTATCTAGCTCCTTTTGTAGTAGCTCGAATAGAGCTAGATTCATTAAGGTGTGACCTTCTCTATAATCAGCAATATTATTTATGTAATCTTCAGCTATTTTATGGACTTTCGTGCCGCGAATAGACGCTTGGCCAGCAATCTTATTTGCCTGAGCTTCACCAACACGCTTACGCCACTCGAGTAGGCCTTGTTTTTTGAAATGACCGAGAACTGTTGTGATAGACGGAAGAGGCCCACTTGGTGTTAAGTAGAACCTCTTACCGTCCTTATTCTCAGTTTTGATCTCTTCAAAAACTAAATCACTATGCTCAAATCTCTCGCTCATATGCTATTTTACTGATGATATATTCTTTCACAAGACCGCTGCGAACAATATCGTGATGGCTAAATTCAATTAGATCAAACCCCTTTATTGTCCGGATGATATCCATGAAGCGTCTTATACCATCCCTTTCGTTATCGCGCCATAAATCACTCTGATGGTAGTCACCACAAAATATAACTCTACAGTTCTCACCTAAGCGCGTGATAATACTATCAAGTTCATGAAATGTCATATTCTGTATTTCGTCCACAATAATTATTTTATCATTAAACGTCGTCCCACGCAAGTATGATGTGGTCGTAAAATTAATTATCTGTCTTCCTGATAACACCGAATAAGCATCGCCTCTGCCAAATAATTGAGAAGCCATTGCCTCATAGGGTGCTTCGTATGCTTTAGCTTTTTCTTTAACATTACCTGGAAGAAATCCCATATCTCTAGTGGGGACAACACTGCGAATAATCTCGATACCTTTTTGATCACATTGATTGTGAATGATATCGTCTAATGCCAAATATACAGCTAAAAATGTTTTGCCTGATCCGGCGGCACCATGAAGGAGTAAATTCTGGTCGTGATACCAACACTCAAATACTTCTTCTTGTGCTGGTGTTAATGGTTCTATACGTCGTAATCGCATTCCTGTTTTTTTATTTGTTGTGTGTCCTTGACGGCGTAATCTTTTTCTCTCCTTCCGTGATAGTGATGCCATTTGTTCGTCTGAAAATAACGGGATCGGCTGTGCATTCATCGCGGTATGTTCCTCTATTTGTTTGGATCCGCGCTCCTCTTTTTTCTCCACTTTTCTACAGCGTGTCGTGTTTTCACGTCTTTAATTGATTTTGATCCATACTGAGACCCGAGAGCACTATTAGGATGCTGCTCTCCGATTTGCGACAAACGCTCTTGAAACCCACCATCAGTCTTTATACCGCCGCGACCAGCGACGATATTGACCTGAGTAATCAGAGTACGGATGTTTGGATTGGATTCTAGGTAGCTTTCTCGTTGTGCAATGGACATCATTTCTTCCCACTGCTCACCTGTCGTGTTGTTCACGAATGTATACGTCGGCATTAAATAATTCTTCCTTTCGCTACCTGTCTCTATTTAGCAATTCCGGCATCTAGAAAGTACTTAATTATACCATTAGCAAAAATAGCTAGGGCAACTGCATTAATAACAATAAGAGCTCGGTCATTCCATAACACCGAAACCCAAAGCCAGCCGGCAATACCAACAAAATGGACATATAGATTATATGGATAAAGGTTGTTCGATGATAATGTCATCGCAACAATTAGGATCAGGGAACTGACCCATTTCAGCCACCATGATAGAGGATGGTGCTGTTTTAAGGGAGTGAGAGTCTTGGTTGGATTCTCGTGCGCTTTCAATTCTGTTTCGTCTTCCATCGGCTAATCCGAGTTAAATTTTCTTACAATTTCGCCCCGTAGATCAACGTCGATCAGGCCTTGTGATTGGAGCTCATCGATGCATTTTTCAACACCTTGAGTTACTCCATCAGCAAAGCCGTCACGATAACTAGAGATATACAGGGCTATGACAAATCCTAACGCTATGTAGAATTGCCACGTGAATAGAAATTCCATTCTAGACGGTAATGACTTTTTCTACATCATCAAATTTGATGACAAGTTTTTTATGTCCGGTCTCAACAGGAACTTCTACCTCGACAAGGCCTTCGCGCTTATCGATAGCGGTAACTACGCCGCTGCTAGAAAACGGTTTTGGGCCCGTAAGAGGAACATCACTAAGTCCAGGCAAACGTCCAAACGTATCTAATACAGCAGTGGTCGTAAACTCCACTTCATACGTACCGACACTACACGGCGTTTCAATTTCTTCAATTCTCATGATACTAACTCTCCTTTATCAGCCATCCCCTTGATGCCCCAAAGCATCACAATAACGCCAGCACTGGCTAACAGGATAGCAGTTGCAAGACCAGCGGTACCTTCAGCGGCACCAACACCGGCGATCATTCCAAACATTCCAATTACAAAACGGATCATTTCGTCACCTCTACAATTTCAAAATTTGGATCGTCATTCAGTTTGATCCAACGTCCATCAAAACCTCTGTGACCACGCGGACCTTCTGTTTTAAATTCGCTACGTAGCATCATAGTACCACTGCGAATTTCTTCAACAAGCCAACGGTCACCGTGCTGATGCACTCGGTTCTTACCATGGCGTGTCTTGCCCTTGAGCTTTATCCAATTACCTACTTGCATCGCACCGCACCATTCTTAACGCATTTACGCCAAAATTCACGGGCTTCTTCAGGCAACATATCACCTTGGATGCCAAGATGGCCGTCATTGTCCTGTTCAACGAAAACCGAAGTTCCGTTGCACGGCGTAAAATGGGTTACGGTGTTAGTTTCCGTATTTTTGAGTGTGAACATATTTCTCTACCTCTCTCTATTATATTAATTATAAAGCAGGTGCGAAATTAAATCAACCCGGTATTTTCATTTGATCATAAAATAATCCGCGCACATTAGGCGCTTTAACTGGGCGTATAGCCTTGATATCACGAGGGAAAACGAACCTGAAGGTAACGCTATGATGAACATTACAGAACCATTCTAGATATCCGACGCGGGCTATCTGATCGTTCAATGTAGCTCGCGTTTCTAGCGTATAGTTATCGGTTCCATCATATAGATTGCTCAACGTAAATTCATTGTCTACGATTAAGAAATCCATGCCCATCACATACAAATAATCATACCCTTGCTTGATAGCCTCGATCATTGCATTCATACCGGCGTTAGATCGCGGTCTCTGGGGATTATACGCTATAGGTTCGAATTGCTCTTCATATGGAGGCACAATATGTCTCAGCTCGGGAAAGTCTGATTTCTCGATTTCTTTTGTTATGCCTGGATCGATAGAGACTAGGAACGTTGGATACCATTCCCTGTAGAGAGCATTACATCCGAATGTAATCACGTCATCTAATTGGCTTAGATCAAATTCTTTACGGCTAGCGCCGTTACATATTATATAAGCCTCTTTCATCATAATTACCTTGTAATGCTGCTTCTTGTATCTGTTTCCTAAATTTTCTTGCTTGTTTTATAGCTGTTCTCTTTTTGTTGGGTTTTTTACTATTGCGATAATCGCGCTTATTGTAGTTCGGATCGTCACTAGACCGACGATATGTCCGACCCATGATAAGTCCTCCTATGTTACCAGTCTTTCGATAAATTTGGAAATGCTTCTGTTACTAGTGGTTGAGTAATTCCACGGTAAGGGATTTCTCGGTGGTCTTTTATATGACAGATTAAATCTGCATCATCAGGATCTAGATTTTCTAGAAATTCGATAAACAAGGTTTCACGTTTAACCTGATTCAAATTATGGTATTCTACACTTTCTACAAAGATCCATAATTTACGTGTATCAGCATATAGCTGAGACTGAGCATCGTGCTCTTTTTCAAGCTTTTTGAATGGCGGGATGCCTTCAGGTAGTAGCCATTTAATTTTCGGATCAAAACAAAAGCCTAACACAGCTTTCATGGTAGCGCTACTATTTTTTTGCAAGAATTCTACCTTGCGGCCGCGACTGCCATCACCTTTTATTTCCGAACATTCTTTTAGTAATTCGGCGATGCCTTTCTTCATTTAAAAATCTCCAATATGGTCCATTAAATTTTTCAGCCTATTCTTAATAAAATAATTAAGCAGGTGCTCACGGCCAGGAGCGTCATACTCCTCGTAAGCACTTACGGCCTCTTCTTTAATACGTGGGGGAATAAAATCAAGATCAACAAGCTCTTGATTGCGCTTATAACGATCCAACATATCATCATTACAGAATTCTTCCGGTTCAAGTCCTATCCATGTATTTAGCTTTTTTGCAGTTAGGGGCTTTTGCCTCTTGCCGGATACAAATGTATTATCATCGGATAAGAAATTAGGAATACCATCGCCTCTATCACCACGCATAATATGCTCTTTGATAAACGCTGCTGGGTTACTAGTCCGTATAAACTTCTTAGCTATAGGACTGTATTGCTCTACGTTGGCATACTTCTGAAGCTGGATAAAATCTTTATCACCGGACAAGATTAGAATAGGTTCAGCCGATCCATTTGTTATTCCGAGATGACCAAACTTCTCACAGAGAGCACCGATAACATCATCAGCTTCAGCACCTGCAACCTTAATAACTTTATATGGAAAGAACTGTCGAAGCTCATCTTTAATCTTATCGATACACGAAAAAATCGTATACCAATCCAGGCCAGATTCCTGTCTATCTTTCTTGCGGTGAGCTTTATAATAAGGGAATACGTCCTTGCGCCAATACTTTTTATCGTCGCAGCACAGAACGAAAGTACCATACTCTTCACCAAATTTCTGGCGGTACATACGTAGGCTATTTAATACCATGTGACGAACTAAATCTTCATCAATCGGTGCATTCTTATTCGACCCCAATTGCATCATAAGATTCGAAATCATCACTTGGTTGAGATCAACCAATATCATAACATCTACTCGCTTATTTAATCATGTATCTATTTATAATAGCTTACTAGCGAAATTAAATCACTCCTCAAAATCATCTGGATCGAGATTTGGAAAGTCGAAATGATCTGGAATCTCATCCATCTGCTCTAAGGCCTCATCAATCATGTCTTGAAACGGATGCTCTACGCCTAAGCTTCTGCTGAGCATAGAACGTAATGTCTCTACTGTAAAGGCAAAGTCAGCCATAAATTGCTCATCATCAATTCTAAACCCATGCATACCAAATTTATGAAGAAGTTGGGATGCATAATGATCGATGAGCTCATTACAATATGAAATTTTATTGTCCTCTAAGGACTGTGCTAACTCGGCATGGTTTTGCGGCGGCCGAGCAGCAGAGCCCTTAGGGAACTTAATAATGTTGTCGGACATTACTTCACGACTCGGAGCAGGATCGTCTTCTTGTTAATCCTACCACTGGGTACTTCCGATTTGGTGTTAATCGATTCCTCGAGCTTACGAAGTGTTACTTTTCCACCTTCGAGAATCTTCTTAAACACTGCCTCTGATCCGAAGCCAGGCTTCTTCTCAAACGATGACTTCTCATCGAACCGGAAAATTGTCGAGCGGCGAATTTCTAGTCCGCCACGATCCTCGGCACGAAGCACACCGATCTTATTCTGAGCGGTGTTATAGTACCAGAGCTCTTGCGCTCCAATGATACTTGCAGGGTCGATAGACGATGTCTTCGACGCATCATGCTTCTCCATGAAGTTAAAATGCTTCAGGACGCGCTCAACCGAAGGTTTCTTCTTCTTGCGCACCTTACGGTTAGACTTCTTATTAGCAGCCCAGCGCTCAGCATTCTCGACAATGGCTTGAGTGAAATCACGAAGAGCTGTTACCTGCTTCTTCGTCATATGGCCGTATCCTTCATTGAGCTGCTCATCTTCGCCACCAAGCACTTCATCGAGCTCATCAACCTGCGGCTTATATATCGAAGCAACCAACTCAGCCTGCGGCCGCCCAAGATCATTTTGTGACAGCCACTTGTATGAGTCAAATTTTGACTTAAACTTTTTAATGACGAATTTGTCGATTTCCTCTTCCAGCTCACCTGCCAGGTCAGATACCTGATCACGGATCTTCTGCTGAATGGTGCGAGGGTCCTTAGGCTTCTTACGAGGCGCCTTCTGCTCAGGCTCAGGCTCCGGCGCAATCTTACCGATAAACGCCTTGCCGGCTTCGGCCTCGAGCTCGGCGATTGATTTAAGCTCGCTAAGCGGCGTCGTCGGCTCAGGCCGATTCTGTGCTTTTAAGAATTCAGGGATAGCGAGGAGATCATCCTCATTCGGTTTGGTCATAGATTTTTCCTTCTCTCTCTATTATATTAATTATATAGCAAGAGCGAAATAAAGTCAACCCCCCCAATTTACTCGTTGTTTTCCAACGAACTAAGCATGCCCTGTAATAGCGCACTCCATTCGTTCGCGCGTAAATCCCAGTTATAAAATGTATTGATGTAATTCATTGCGTGTGTGAGTTTGAGCTGAAAATCCTCCTGCCAGAGATGTGATATCACGTTATTCATCACGTTGAGATGCATCTGACAATGTGTCCCTTTATCTTCAGCATATGGATACATCGTGGCCCAATTAGCTGTTGTTTCTGGTAGTGCGGCGAAATTGGGGCAAATAATGGCACATCCAGCGCTCATAGCCTCTAAGACCGATATACAGGATGTTTCTGGCCAGCAGCTAGGATATGTATATATATGCGCTTTCTGGAGCGCTTCACGCACGATTTCATTGGGTTGATAGCCATGATAGTTGATTTTGGGGTGATCTCGGCAAAGTTGGAAGATTTCTTCAAAAGGCTTGTCTTGATCCTTCCTACGAGGCCCATAGATCTCAAATGACGAATATACGTCTAAAACGACATCAACCTCAGGCCTGAGCTCACAAAAACGCTGAAATGCAGCTACAAGGATATCCAAGCCTCTATGTGGCGTCGTGTGATAAATTAAGCGAATAGGGCCGTCTTTATCCTTCTGCTTGTATTCAATGGGGTTGATTGCGTTCTTCACGACACAGCCATCCATAAATGGAACGTTCAGCCCTTGAGCATAGGTCCATTGCTGCCAATTTGATACAAATATCAATTTTCCGAAACGAGCGCGGGATTTCTCATCTTTGAGATGAGAAGACATAGGATCGTCCCAAGTATCATGCAACCAGAGTAAATTTGTCTTATCGCTTTCGATATTAGTCACTCTTGAGCAAATAATGTTAAAATTGTCAAGAAGGTCATTATCGACACGTTTGAAGAGCTCTTCGCGCATCATCTCAGTTCCGCCGCGGGCTCCATCATATGTGCCGTCGTCAAGCATACCTGACATATCAAATCCTTCTAAATCGTCAGGAATACCAGTAATATTCAGTTGTGTACTCATTCGCTCATCGGACCTTTAATTATAATAGTTTCAGGTGTAAAGGGGATTCTGGCTTCAACCACACTATCCCATCGAAAACTACGCCAAGCGTTCTTTTGACAATCCCAAACGGGTTGAACATCATCACTGTGAGTCGTAGTGCCTTTAGGCTGCTGATCTTCTGGAATCTCCGAAGAATCAGTAGTACATTCCATTTCCCGCGTTTCACCATTCTTTTTAATAAATGTCACGGTAACGAAATGTTCCGGTAACCAATGCCTAACATCTTCTCTAAATTCATTAATATCTATCAAGACCAACCTCCTGTCATACACGAATCATTATAACTCATTAGATCAGTATATCCACCAATTTTTTTATTCCAAATAATTATTTGTGGGTATGTCGCAAAAACACCAAATTCATCATAAAATTCTTCTTGTGTAAAATCATTATTGTCTCGGTTTAATACCTCAACATCAATCTTCTTTTCTTCGAAAAACCGAACGGCTGCAGTACAATAACCACAACCGTTCCGCATATAAATTTTATTTGGCAATTTCTGTGATCCTCCATCCGGCTTGTGTAAAGCAGGCGGTGCCAAACATTTCTTCATTGACAAAGGATTGGCAATCGCCTATTTCATAATACGGGTCCCATTGAAAATTATTTCTCATTTCAGCGAGACGTTCTTTGTATTTAGGGTCCGGTTGAATGAAGATTGTCTCCTGTGATTTACAATTAATCATTTTGCAAAACACAGGAGATATCAAGGAACCCACCAGAGTTAAAGGATCAAATGCATATGCCTTAGTTGGTAGACTTAAGAGCATCAAGCTCAGCAGCACGCCGAGCAGACTCTTTCTTCGAAGCAGCATCTGCATTCCTATCTAACTCCTTCCAAGCTTTGTTGGCCCGCAACTTATTATAAAGAACGCGATCTTTACTAAGACGTTGAGCTAAGACCTTCTTGGCCTCACTTGCTGAATATTTAAGTAATACAAAAGCTCGATATTGAGTACCATGTGGAACTACTTCCACCTCAGCGAGCTGATAGCCGGATACATCAGTATCGTTTTGCATATTCTTAACAGCTTTTTCGAGTTCAATAACTACGGCTGAATCTAAGTCGCTAGATCCAACTTTAGCTTTAAATTGCTTAACTTGAGCCCGAAGTCTTGAGTTAATCCTATCTGCAAGAATTGACTTAGCATTAATAACAGCAAAATCAACAGACATCTGCAGATCGGGAACAACAGAAGTACCAACAGACCAAATAGCACCTTCATCGGATTCTGGTTGCTTAAAATACCAATCAGGAATGCTATCAATCTGCTCTTTCACACGATCGCGCTTATACTTGTAAGACGCAACATCACTCTTCGATGCACCAGGTGATGCAGTATGTTGCATATGCCCGGAACAAGCAGAAAGAGCAATCGCACCACCTATAGTGGCTAATAGAGCGATCTTATTCATATCGAAGTCTCCTTCTTCGGTTGCACTGGTGGGTTTGGAGCAATAGGAAGATATTTTATTTTTTTACCATTAATTTTCTCGTTAATGGATTCACCAATACCTTGGATATCTTTTCCCACTCCACTTATTGTATTACCACAAGCACCCAGTGTTAATGCTAAGGCAATAATCACAAAATTCTTCATATCAAAATTTCCTCAATGTCTCAACGGTTGCGTCTCTGGCTCCTGTTTCAACAAATACTTTAGAAACCATAGACATTATATCGCTACCTATATCAGGATATAGTGTAACAATGACAGCGCCGACAAAAAATCCAATTACTAATTTCATCGGCATTCCTCCGCAAAAGCTTGCACTTGCTGGCCATTAATCCATACCGTAAAATAATTTTTATGGCATCGTGGACCTTTACGATGGCTAGCAGGCGTCAACGTTTTATGGTTACCATACTGATCAAATCCATAATGGTTGTAAACAGTATGGGTTGGAACGCGGCCGATCCTTGGCTTAGGTAAAGGAACAGCAGCAACGGGAGGAACAGGAACAGCCTTAGGCTTAACTGGCTGTACAACTGTATGTGAGACCTTTGGTTCAATTTTAACAGGTGGCTTCACTTTTGCCACGTCATTTGATCCTGCGGTACATTTCTGTGTCATAACGCCTCGAAGTTTTTCGGGGACAGTTTGACGAAGCAAGCTTTCTTTTGCTTTTGTTTCAGCTAACTTACAAGCTTGATTTTCTGATAAGTCCGGACCAAAGATATATTCACCTGACGTTGGATGCCATACATCTTTAATCTTGGCCTGAAGTTTAATAACACATTTTCGTGTGTTATCTACATAAGGAAATGTCTTCCTATCGTAATCTTTCGATGCTTCAATAACACCTTGGAATACTGTACCAACATCTACCTTATGTGCACATTTGCTTAAAGGTTCTGTAGCAAGGGCGGTTGCGCTTGCTAAACATAATATAGGAACTATCACATAATTTTTCATAATTAAGACTTTCTTGCGTGTGTACAGCCAATCTTCAAAAGATTAATTTCATAGCTGTCTTTCACGATATCGCTAACCGCGGCCATTCCACGGCTTTCTATAATTGACCCCCAATTCGACACGAATTCGGAACAATCTTCCATGGTTTCGAAAGAACGCGAAAGAACACGAATTTCCTCTTCCATTTCTAGTCCATCTGGGTCAGTTATAGCGAATGCTAAAAATAGCATTACAACTTTACTCATACTAGCCCCCTAACAGTTTTAGGCGTTAATTAACAGTATGGGAAGTTGAAACACGCAACCTAATTGTACCAGCAGGACGATAATACGTCCTTGTCGTATACTGCCGACCCTGAAACTCATAGGTTACTAGATAGCCGTTTGGCCGTTGATTGTGTGATATTTGGTACGTAGTCGTACAAACTGTCCTGTTCTCATAACGAGTACCAGACGGTTGAGATAAATTCCCACCGACTATAGTACCAATGATCGCACCAGCAACGGTAGCAGCTTTGTTGCCACTTCCCTTACCAACGGTATTTCCAAGCAAACCGCCAGCAACACCACCAATAACATTAGGAACATAGCTACTAGGTGCACCAACGGGAACAAGCTGCTGAGAGCAGCTTTGAACAGGGGTTCTAACTTCAGATGTTGCATATTGCGGTGCAACATGAAGCACAGGGGCATCTACATACTGTGCATCAATCATTGTCGGATCTGCCGCAAGAGCAGAGCCAGCAAATATGCAGGCAGCAGTAGTTGCTAGAATTGTCTTTTTCATTGGGTCTTCTCCTCTTTTAGGCTTTTCTCACCATTACCACAACGCCCATGTCCATCAAAGCCTAAAACAGGTGGAACAAAGGGATTATTGAATAACGAAGAACCACATTTATGGTTGTTGTGGTGATCAAACTCATTAATAATAAAATTTTCTTCTTGCTCTAACTCACGCATACGCTCAACCAAATCTATAAACAGAATCATCATTTTTTCAAATTTAGATTCAACTTCATCATTAGTAGTATGAGGAACGCATACGACATTTTTAACGCCATCTTGAGATTTAATCTCAGAAGCCACTTTTCGGCACTCATCAAGATTATCGAACATAGCTTCATATGTTGACTGAGGGCCTGGATCTGTAATACCCAATAAAGTGACGATCATTAACGCTTTCATATTATCCTAACTTTCTTTTGCTCATTATTTAATATTAACTCACCTTAAAAATAATGTCAACCCTTTTAATCAGTTTTTTTCATCATATAAGGCTGGTATTTTCCCCAAACCTGAGTAGCTGGAACACGAATAAAAGGCTTATTTGTCTCATTGGTGTTCGGATTTGGAATCGAAAGTACAACGTTCTTGCCTTTTTTCCAGGCGGCCTGCTTAGCGCTCAGCTTTTGCAGTGGGGTACGCGTATCACCAAGACCATTAACTACATTCCGGCGTTCGCCTTTACTAGTTTGACTAGCACGACTTTTCTTTTTACCCATTATAGTATTCAATCCTTTCTATATCATCTTCTTCAGTTTCTTCGCCATACTGAAATTCTACAATCCGGCATGGATCATTATACGGGTTTATAATCTGATGAACACCTCCAATAGGAACATGGAATTGATCATGCAACTTTAACGTTAGGCGATTTGTCTCCTTTAAACGTCCACTATCGATCAGATCATCCATAAAGTTATAGCGAACATCACACTTACCTTCAAATACCCACCACAATTCTGATCGTTTAAAGTGTCGTTGTAGACTCATTCCCTTACCGGGATCGACTTTAAGTTCTTTAACCTTGAGGCCTTCACGTTCCATTAGAACACGATACCAACCCCATTCACGGCGTTCTTTAGCTTCTACGAACTTATCAGTAATCCAACTAGAGCTGTTTTGTTTGTAATCGCCACCAACGCCGAACATATATTTTACGTCGTCAAAAGCTAAAGTCATCTCCGGAATATCCCCTTTAGTGCGATCCCCACCATTACAAAATATAATGTGCGAATCTGGATATAACAATTTTGTAATTTTAATTGCATCATTAGCTGTATCGTCGTCATCATTGAATTCGATTACATCATCAACCATATGTAGATTTTCTATAATACATTTTCTCTCTTCGGCAGGCAACAGAAATCTTCCCTTTTTCCGCCGAAGCCAAGAATCACTATTTATACCAACAACAAGTCTATGACCTACCTGAGCGGCTGCATTAAAGTAAGCAATGTGCCCGCTGTGTAACGGATCAAATCCACCTGTGACAAGAGCAACCTTATTAGAAGGTGAAGGGGGATCGAGATCGAACGGATCCATGTAATGCGCTCCGGGTATGGGGATCCGTTGTATTTCCACGGCCATGAAAGCCTCCTACATTTGCGATAACTAAAGTATTTTTTCTAACCGGCACTGGTTCGGCAAATAATCCTAAACTGCTTAATTCTAGTTTATTAATACGAAATGATCCTTCGGGTTGGCCTCGGCCGCGTGCTTTATCATATGTACCTTCACATACTTTAACTGATTGCGTATGATACCATTCAAGCTTTGCAGTATTCAACACTGGGCTTTTTTTAACATAAACGAATGGACCTTGCTCTTCGTGAACGCTATCAGGAAAATACCAAAATTTCAAAGCGGGAAAAAAGGTATCCATATGAACATATTTTTGTTCATCGTTATCGTCTGGTCGATTTTCTATGCGTTGAACAAATGTATTATCTTTCAAATATTCACTGACTTCGAAACCCATACATTCTCTTACCAGACTAGCCAATCCACTTGATTTCATCAAGAAACTTAAACCTGTATGATTATCAAATGTATGTGATAAATTCGAAATATTCTTATTCATAGCTATAGGATAATCCATGACCTCAACATGAATTTTCTGTGCTATTTCAGAATCCAAGAAATCTTCGATAACTATTAAACCATCTGTATCGAATTGACTATTACCACAACGCCAATAATGGATATAATGTGCCATGCACATACGCCAAACATGAAATCCCCGTTTGGCCAAACCTACATCATTGAGAATAGGGGTTGTAAAGTCTTTTTTATTTGATAGTATTAATTGGGGTACATCATCCACACCAAAATACTTTAGACCAGCCATTAAAGCTTCATGGAGCTGGTCTGTCTTGCCTTCCATCATGATGGTTTCGGCATCGCGTAATTCTTCTGTATTGAGGTAATTTGATAATAGCATTAGATCCATTCCACGTTAGGACAAAATTCCATTATAGCCTCTACGGCGGCGATGTTATCTTTTGATAATTTGAAAGGACCGTTATTCTCACGAATAATGTGCATTCTTTTATCTGGATTAAAGAGTAGGGTGCTCAAAGTAAAGCTCGAAGGCGTACCCCTTACTTCATCTGCCCAATAGATGGACTTCCAATCACGAACATCATCTTGATCAGATATTTGAAAGGATATATCAGGATTCAATGATTTTTGTAATTGCAGGCCCAGTACGACGGCACCAGTTAGCCTTTTATCATCAGACATGATAGTAAAAGGCTTATCAAATTTTAGGGCTGCTGGGACATATGCATCAGCACTGGCCATATTTTTATCCTGCCCTCTGATATGAAGAATACGATCATATCGAGTAGAAACAATATCCGTCCTCGGTTTAAAAAGTGACTGTACCTTTCCGCGGTTAGCAAAGGCGCGGCGCATACCTTCTGGTGACCAAACACTCTGCTTTCGGACACCAGGAACATTCTTGATTGGAATATTTGTCTCGAAAATCTCTAGCAATCGGTTATGGAAACCTGGATCGTCACCATTACCAATATTAACATGGATACCGTCAACGGTCCATTCATTATTAAAAGCAGCAGTGAGCCCCGCATGGAGCTCAAATATCTGCATACCTAATTTACCACGGATATTAACTTGCAAAATCGGGTTCTCCCATGACATCCTGAATGAAGCGCCGCACGAACAGCTCATCAACAGGGGACATGTTAGTTTTAACGTAGGCTACTACGTCATTCTCAGTCTTGGCACCACATTGAACGGCCTCGACTGCTAATTCTTCCATCAGTGCTTTTTTTGTCGCCATCTTCTTCACCTCTTCACAGTTATAATAAGATTATAAAGCAAAATGAAAATTAAAGCAACACCTCATTCATATCCAGAACAATTAAATAGCACAAAAGTGTTATGGATATACCAAAAATAAGGCCAAGAAAAAATTCTTTTGTCATCATTTCTCCCATACATCAGTTTCACCGGGCTTTATGGAACGCATTTCAATTCCTTCGAATGCGCCGCCCAAACTAACCGTAAACGGCGCATCTTTATGCAAAGTCCAGTGAATTTCATGACAATCAACGATGCCTGTTGATACATATTCCTTTGTCATGTATCCTAGGCCTACTAGCGTACCCATCGTGATTACATCGGGGTCGGAACAGCCTCCCATAGCGGCTACTTTTAATTCGCCGCTATCGGAGTTGATTTGATCGAGGATATCCTGACGATCCATTAGGATGCCTTCCTTTTGGCATCCCACTTGGCCCATGAGGCCTTAACGGCTGCCTCGAAGCCTTCTGGCGTAACCGGAAAACCTTCGCGCTTACACGCGGCTTTAGCATTCCGGCTCATGTAGCCTTTGGACTCAAGAATCTTCAGCGGAGGAACATCAGCCGCATAAGCATCGAAATACTCTTCGACGGTGAAGTTCTTGATCAGGAAGGTCGTAAAAGGACCCATATCGCGACGATCTGTCTTGAACCGAGCGATGAAACCGCGCTTGGCGTTCGCCGGAAGCGGACCAGTATAGGTCAGATACATTCCGTCCTTGCGTAGGTTTTCTCTCGTAAATCTCATTGCTTTCTCCTTCTCTCTCATTATAATTAATTATAACACACATCGAAAAAAAGATCAACAGGTTTTTTCAAAAAAACACACTTTTCTTTTCATTGTATATCAACGAGTTAACGTGAATCAAACATTTTTGCCACGTACGTATTGATAAAATCGTGATATCGCACTAGGTCCGGGGCACTGGAAATTGCAACATCCATAATATTATGGGCGGTATCGAGGTTGGAGCAATCATAAACCACAGCTGAATAATCAGCGCGACCGTAAGCACAAACAGGTTTACTATGCAGTATCGCCTCCATCCCGACTCCTGAATTAACCATACAGACCATAGCACTGTTAGCAATAAGGTCGTTAATATTAACATTGTCTGCCCACAAATATCCTTTCCCAATCTCTCTCAGTTCTTTCATTGAGCCCGGATTGACAGGGTGACCCTTAATTATCAACTCTAAGCCCCTACTTTCACAGAAGTCAATTGTACACTGGAGTGCTTGAGCAACACTCACATCACTGTGAAAGCGAATCGTTTCATCATGAGGAATCTGACAAGGAAAGAATACATATCCCTTATGTTCAAAGGTGTTGGGTCCATTATACCCATCCATCTTCGGCTGAGGAAATTTACTCTCGCCCTTATTCAGTCTCTCTTGTAGTTCCATAAATCGTTCAACGTGACTGTCCTCTGGTTGGATAGGCCACACCGATGCATCAGGACCCCATCCTTTAGGATCGATTTGAAATAGCCACGGAAACACCATCTGCATATAATACTGTGGATTATATTTTTTATCTACAGGAAATTGATGTGACTGTTTATGAGGAATATATACTTTATCAGGTTTCATCGTAACTACAAGCTCTGGTGTGAATTGCCAGTTAGGTAATTCCAAAACTTTAACAATGTTTCCTTTCTCCTCCTCGATCGAGGCAAGTTTATCAACAAACCTTTTCCAATGCATTCTGATTGGCTCTATAGATCCGCGTTCTTTAGGCACAGGACCTTTTTTAAACATTATGTCTAGTCTAGGCTTAAATATTAGGACTTTTTCCAAAATCGTTCCTCCGCGCCATCCCACATGTCTCTGTAAACTTGCTGGTGACGGACATATGTTTCGTTGTCATATTTACGTGGACCTTTTCCTGTCCATATCGAAGTGCCTTCGATAAATTCCCAATCCATATCTTTTTCAGTGAATTGATAGAATTTATATTTGTCGCGCCATTTATTATATGTTTGCCAAAGTGCAACTTGGTCAATAAACCATATTAGTTTGTTCTGGCATAGCGCTGTTGATACCTCCATTGCAAAATCTAGGCTTTGTTGTGTCATATAGACCATGCCAGCAGCACATTTAGTTCCCTCTTTTTCCCATCCAACGGTTCCTGGAAGTGGATCTCTTAAAAATAATCCAAGATCGGCGTCTGGAAATTCAATATGATTCATAATCAGACAATCCGCGTCTATAATCATTAATCGCCGGGCGCCTTGTTGTAAAAGATGAGGAGCTATAATAAATCGATTGCAGCTGTAGTATTCTCTGTTTTCGGGCCCGCCATGCTCTTGACTAATGGTTAAATTGATGTCTAGATCATGCTTCAGTAAAACAAAATCAGCAGCGGTCCGTTCATCCGGGTTCATTACATGTATATGTAAATCGTTATTGTTCTCATTAGCAGTATAAGCTAGCGGCTTAGCAAAATCATGGAAGTATTTTTGATCACATGAACAGAATAAAACATCCCCATTAGGTTTATCACCAGATAATTCAATTTCCATTATTATTCCTTTCAGAAATCCATCTACATGATGGTACTCTCATAAGTTCGGTACCGGATATTTTTCTATAATACCTAGATGAGCTTACTCGATTTTTCGTTAAATATATTTTACCTCTACGATCATTGTCACTGACAATGGCAAATGGATATAACATAAGCTCCTGACCTTTATGGTAATCAAGCCATTGACGCATTAAAATTAGCATCGCTGAAAAATGCAGGATATGAAAATTATCGAAGCACCATATACCATCATCCTTCATTTTATTATACATTATATTAATTACAGCTGCTATATCTTTGCCATTAGACATAGCATCATAATGAAATTTATCAACTGAATCGTCATCCAATCCTCTTAGATATTTTGAATTTGTACAATCTTCGCGAATATAATTCCATTGACAAGGGATACCCACCATCTTACTATGAATATCATCAGACATAGATTCAATATCAATTCCAGTAATATCATCACATAATGTAGCCAGCATGGCATAAGTTCCGCCGTCACCAACTCCACATTCAATACCACAGCGGCCTGAATTTAACTTCATTATGTCAACGAACCATTTACTATGAAACGGTGATTGCATCATCAATACCTTGCTTAAAAACTATATGATACCTGATTTCATTTGAATTATTAACAACACAGTGATCATTATATACTTTTAATTTATAAATTTCACCTGGTTTGTATGGGATTATCCCACACGGATAAACACCAAATTTACATCCATCAGGATAATTCAAAGCCATATTATATAACCAGTCAGGATCATCTGGTTTGTAATCATGTGAGTGAGGAGGTATAACACCACCTGGATCTAATTTCATTACCTCAGGCTTATAATATTGTGGATGGAGTTTGAACCATTCATTTATAATAGGTAGCTTTTTATCAGTTGGAAAACAAGACCATCTCTTTTCAAAAATCTTATCACCCCAGCCATATGGTACCCAATCGTCAAACGCCTGGCATTCTTGTAACCATTCGGATGCTAAATCCCGCCATGTATCATAAAGTAACCAACACTCCAGATGAATATTTCTCGGCCGGAAATGTTCTGGTGGTAATGCTTCCCAGAATGATTTAGTTGTAAATTCAGATTTAGCCATCTGGCGCTAATACCGTTAGGTGTAATTTATACGTAGCTTCGCATACCGCAAAAGAACATCCGCAGTGCAAATAATGAGATGGCCATTGTACCACATCTCCGACACCTAAACCAATCTTTCGATCAATTGTAAGTCCAATTTCTCTTGACTTCTTTAAAAGATGTGAGAAGGTTCGTTTTTCATGTGGATACCCTTCCATTAAAGGCGTAGCGGTTAAACCTTGAATTGCATGTATACCGTCTTTTAATCCTGTCCATTCGTCGCGGTTAACGTACTGTTTAAAAAGAACAGTATACATTGGAGCTAAGGCATCAGTATCTAAAACTACATATTTTGTAGTAGATGGCATGCTGCGCGTAAAATGATTTTGTACATCAAATAAAACATCAGCGTGAACGCTAAGTGGTTTCGTTAACCGAGCAATCTGCCCGCCTATTGCGCCTCTTATACCAAATTTACCTCTTACCCAATCTTCAAGTTCAGGGTAGAAAGTTGTTGTTATCAACTCGCCAACCTTAACCTTTGTTCCAATATAATATGGCTTGCGGTGTGAAATACCTTTTCGCCATAAGAACTTTAGGTGTTTAATATCATCTTCCGATAATCGCATAATTATCTATCACCTTTTCAGGAGGGGTAGGAATAAATCCTTCTGCAACGGCTTCATCCAACCAATCATAGTAAAGTTGTTTGATATCTTCGCGAGGATGTTCCTTCTGCGGGCCGTTATACCATTCAGGGCGCCAAGGCTGCGTAGCCATATTAGTATAATGTAATTGTTTAATTTCCCCAATACCAAAGTCTTCGCCATCAAGACAATTCCATCTAGGATCTATATCTTTTACTAGATCACCATTACCGCTAAATTTTTTAATCATGCGGTGATGAAATTCTGTATTGTGCTTTTGACGTCTTATAGGAACTACATGATCTTCCATAGCAGCACAATCGATTAACATAACACAGAATTCATGGCCACCAAAACGCTGGCCACGGCGAGCTCCTATAGGCTTGCCATCTAAAGGTGTATCCCACAATTCTTTAATATCATGCAAATTAATCATATCGCAATCTGTATAAATTGCTTTGCCTTTAAAATCACAATATTCAGGTATAAACCACCTATAGCCACTAAATGGTGTTGACCAATGTATTGTAGCATCATTATACCAAAAATCATTTTCGTCTGGTGTTTGGCGCATCCATACAATTTCTATATCATCTGTTGCATGTTTACGCAAGCTATATTCATAGACACATTCTATACCAGCATCTTCTCCGTTGCTTGAAGAACCGATGAATATTTTGATCATAGGTATTTCTCTCGTATAATTTCGAGTTTATCATGTGCTTCTGCAACTCTTGCAACTTGTGTATCCACTGCTGCCACAAGATCTGGATGTTCACCTATTCCGGCTGGGTTAGCAATATACACTCCGATATTTGCTTCGCCTTCTGCAATCTCTGCTAAGTACTTTTGCTCTAATGCCTTTATAATTCCACTCATTTTATTTCTCCTAACATTATATATCTCTTTCGTTAAAAAAGAACAGCCCCCTGTTTTGCATAAACGGTTTTCTCATGTTTGAGGCTTCGCGCATCCTCATAGTTGTTTCCTCATCATATTTCAACAACCGTTTACCGAACTCTTCTACCCAATATGATTCTTCCTGACAATTAACATGGTGATGTCCAGGCCAGCCCGGCGGAGCGTATGTTATAGCAACCATTCGACATTTCTCGAAAATACACATCCAGTTATCTAAATATTCTTCTTCGACATGCTCAACGAATTCCACGCTCCATCCAATATCAAAATACCAATCTAAATTCAATGGACCTGTTACAAAATCGTGAATAATTACCGGAGCTTTTTCTTCTTTAGGTACTTGATAATCACCATCTACACCAACAGCATTCAATCCTTTATCCATAGCAAACTGAACCATACCAGCTGTTGCGCAGCCAATATCGATAAATGATTCTACTTTTTTAATACCTATTTCAGGGCCTACAATATCTTTCAGGAACGTAAAAGCGCCTCGGTCCATATGGGTCTTTTCAAGATGCCCACCAAGATGCTCTCCAATTGGTTTGGTTGGATTTTCTATGCGTTGTTCTTTGAGTTTACGGACCAGGAATTGATCCCATGATTCATGCGGATGATTTTCATCCTTGTAATCAAAAGTATCTGCGCCAGTCATCATTTATCACCCTCGCTTCCATTATATGTTCAGGTCGCCTTTTATACTTAATTAAAATATTATCATTATAATATTTATCGTCTTCTAATACATTTAATGCAAACTGCAGTTTGGTTTCTGTATAGTTCACATCACCACGTGTTTTATGTAATGAGATTATCTCTCGTCTAAAACACCTTTGCCCAAAGCAGTCAACGTCTTCTTTAAGCCTTTCCGAAGAACCGTAGTAATCTTTCCAATCACTCTCTTTCTTAATTCGGCGCGCGCCTTTTTTCGCGCCAGGCTTTTTTCGGATATTCCAAAAATACTTCCTGCCGATGTATGACTTACCATCTGCATCATCCTTACGAATAACATAGACGAACCCGACATGATTTCCTATATCCTCCGAATTAAATGGTTGTCCATTAAACAACCATGGATTTTCGTATGTAATTATTCGACCCATTCTTCTTCATCATCAAAATCCGAATCATCCCAATCATCATCGTCGTTATCATACTCCTCAACCATAATTATCTCGCTACCACAAAACGCGCAGTAAAATGGATTCGTTTGATCTGTTTCTTCAGTATTCCATGATATCATATAGTCAGCACCACAGTCATCACAGACTATCTTTTCTTTTTCTACTTCGGGCAAATTTCCGCTCCTAAATTATGGACGGGTATATTTGATGTTTCTAAAAAATTAATGCCATAATTATTTTTATACAATTCTCCGTAAAACACTTCTGATATACCTGTCTGTAAAATTAACTTAGCACAATCTATACACGGTGCACATGATATGTATATCACAGATCCATCCCCCGATTCATTACTTTTAGCAAGTTTAGCAATAGCATTACTCTCAGCATGAAGGACTTCATCGCGTGTTTCTAAATGTTCTGTCTCTGGTAAAAATGGCTCGCTTATTACTTTCTCGCAATTATTATCCCAGCCAGTTGGCATACCATTCCAACCCATGCTGATAATTCTACCATCCTTGACAATTACAGCACCTACCTGTTTACGACGAGCATGGGACATTTGCCCTACCCGATTTGCTATATCCATATACAAGGAATGGTAGCGTGCTTCTTTTGTTAGCGCCATACTTCCGACCAATTGCCTGACAAGGCACCTTTTGCATAATCTGTTGCTCTATTTTCAAAGAAATTAGTATGTGTCGGTGCGTTTATCATTTCTTCCACCCATGGCAAAGGATTTTCTTTTACTTTATAAATCCCCTTCATGCCCATACTTATCAATCTACGGTCGCAGATATATCTAATATATTCTTTAACCTCGTCTTGTGTTAAGCCGTCCACTGCCCCCATTTTAAAGGCGAGTTCAATAAACTTATCCTCTAGCTCAACCATCTTGGTTGCTATAGTATATATCTGGCCTTTAGTATCGTCATTCCAGATCTCGCGATGCTCTTCAACATAGGTTCTAAATAGCCTGATCAATCCTTCTGTATGCAATGTTTCATCAACGATTGACCATGTAATAATTTGTCCCATGCCTTTCATTTTACCCATACGAGGAAAATTAAGCAACATAATAAAAGAACTGAATAACGCAAGGCCTTCCGTGAAGGCACTGATTGCAGCAATTTTAACTGGTACATAAGCACCGTTCATAATTTTACTATGAAAATATTCATGCTTCTCACGCATAGCATCGTATTCTAAAAATTCATTGTATGTTGATTCAGGCATACCTAAAGTTTCAATAAGATGACTATACGCTGCAACATGTAAAGCTTCACGAGCTGCAAATCCCATCAACATCATACGAACTTCTGGCTGTGGGAAATATGGCAAATAATTATTAACGTAACCTCCCGCAACATCCAAATCACTTTGCGTAAAGAAGCGAAAGATATTAGTTAAGAAAAATTTCTCTTCGCTTGAAAGACGGTTCTTCCAATCCTTTACGTCCTCCAGCATTGGGACTTCAGTATGAATCCAATGCGATTGTTCGTGCTGCAGCCAAAAATCATAGGCCCATGGGTAATGAAAAGGTTTGAAATAATTTCGTTCATCGGTTACTTTAAGTATCTTGGTCATTTATCCCTCGCAGGCTAGGCATTCTTCTTGATTGACGATTGCATTAAAATCGATTTCCTTAATAATATCTCGCTCGATTTTTCGCGAGACTTTATCGGCCTTCCTTATTTTCTCAGATCGACAATAATACAATGTCTTCAGGCCCTGCTTCCATGCGGAAAAATGAACTGCATGGACATATTTAATGTCCGCATCGGGTCTAAAAAACAGGTTTACAGATTGAGATTGATCAATAGATTTTTGCCGGTCAGCTGCATGCTCTATAACCCAGCGTTGATCAATTTCCATACTAGTTTTATATATGGCTTTTTCATTTTCGTCTAAACATTTCAAGTGCTGAACACTACCGTCATTTGCAATGATAGTAGACCATATTTTGTCGTAATTTAATTTACTATCTTCTTCGCACTTTTCCTTGATAAGTTTATCCAGGAATTTGTTTTTATTAAGATTAGAACCAGAAATTGTATCCTGCCTATAAGCATTAGCACGCCATGGCTCAATCGATGGTGATGTATTACCCATAATGATAGATGAAGATGCATTAGGAGCTACTGCCATTAAATGGCTAAACCGCTGTCCTGTTCCTTCTGCATCAGGAGCCTCACCACGTTCTTTTCCAAGTGCTTTATTAGCTTCGTCTAAACCCTTTCTAATATGTTTAAACATTCGCATATTAGCAGATTTAGCTAGCGCTCCTTCAAATGCCATGCCTTTCTTTTGAAGATAAGCATGAAAGCCTAGAGCACCGACGCCAATACTTCTTTCCTGTTGAGCGCTATTGATTGCTTTGTGAATCGCTTTAGGTGCAGTATCAATGAACACGTTTAATACATTATCCAACATTTCAGCTACGTCACGAAGAAATTGTTTATCTTTTGACCATGAATCATAATATTCAAGATTCAAAGAAGACAGGCAACATACCGCAGTTCTCTCCCTACTTGTCGGTAGAATAATTTCACTGCATAGATTGCTTTGATTAACTGTGAGCCCTTTATCTTTAAGGAATTGTGGAAGATGCTCGTTGCTTGTATCAATAAAATGCAGATATGGTTCGCCTGTATGCATTCTCATTTCAAGAATACGTTGCCATATTTCCTTTGCTGATACTGTTTCGCGGACGTCTCCGTTATGTGGATCAATTAAATCCCAATCATCTGGCACACCAGGTTCTACCATACAAGACTCAATGATTTCCATAAACTTATTTGAAATATTGATTCCGTGATGCAGATTCAGACAACGAAAATTTTGATCACCGGTTGCTTTACGCATCTCAAGAAAAAGAAGAATGTCAGGATGGGAGACATCAAGATAAGCGGCATAAGATCCACGGCGTGTCTTTCCCTGCCTGTAAGCAAGTGAAGAAGCATCATACATTTTTAGATGAGGCATAACACCTGTTGATTTTTCATCAGCTGAACGCATACCAAATCCAATACCAACTCCACCACCTAACATAGACAGCCAATTAGTTTCAGATAATGTATCAACAAGGCCTTCCGCACTATCTTCAATATAATTCAAATAACAAGAAATAGGTAAGCCCCTTTGCGTTTTACCATACGCTAAGATTGGTGTACTATACGACAACCAATGCCTACTACTATAATCATATAAGCGTTGTGCATGCTCAGGATTACTACCAAATGTTTTAGATACAAATGCAAATCGTTCTTGTGGCGACTGTTCTGTATCCAACATATATGATTCCTTGAGTCGAGTAATTCCGATCTCATCGAATAAATTATCCCTATTGGGATCAACTAAGATTCCCTGTACGTCCATTTCCTATCCTTATTTTACTAAATGAATCCAGCTAACTGGAAATTGTTCCTGCGCCGCATCGGAAATTTGTTGAGCGACAATTCGAGTTTCTACTTGAGCATCGTCTTTTAACCGAAGGTTGCAGACACGAGCAAAAGCATATAATGTTCCGCTCCAATACCATTCAGTCATCATTGATTGCGGTAATACCATACGAGCCATTTCAGGTGCGATACCTAAACGCAGCATATTAGTATAGGTTGTTTTAACAAATTCCAATGTAGAGCCTAAGTGATATTCTATAGTCTCATCAGAGGAACCTTGTTTCTTATCGGCTGCTGCCAATCTCCATTCTGTGGGGTTATAGAACTCCGGCTCATCATCGACATATCGTCTAGACACCTCATTCCATGTTAACCCTACCTGATGTTTTACTAATTGACGGGCAACAAAAACAGGAGCCTTGATATGGAATTGCATAGAAGCATGCCCAAAAGGACTCCAGTGATTATGTTCAGCTAGATACTTAATAAGTCTTGTATCACCCTTATTATCAAATTCTTTATGTTCTTTTGCAAAGGAAACCCGCGCCGCATTAACAACAGTAAGATCGGAACCCATATGATCAATCAAGGACGCAGTAATCATCAGCACTTTTTCCAATCTGTAATAGCTAATTTGAGTTTAAGAGTTGAAGCAGTATTTTGATTTATAATTTCTAGGATTTCAGCAGCCTTATAACCTGCAAGTATCATTTCATTAATATCCTTTTCTTCAATTTCTTTTGGCCACACGCAGACAGAATATCCACCCTGCTCTGCCTTTTCCATTATTTTGACTACCTCTTTATTCCGTGGCGTATTATCGAATACAAGTGTAGTCCGCGTTTTATCTAATTTGTGTAATGCCCGTGATAAGTCAGCACCTCCTACAGCTACTGCATTAGGTAAAAACATAGAATCAAATGGGCCTTCAGTGACATATACTCGTTCTTTACGATTTATTTTATCCATACCATATACTAAAGGCTCGTCTTTAGTAAGCTTAATCGTCATATACCTGAAGCGATTATTATCAATAGCACGGGCCTGAAAAGCAAATATACCTTGTTCGTTCTTAAACGGTATAACTATACGACCCTCAGTACCTATTATACGGTCTTCATATTCAGGTGATAATTGTTCTAAGCTTTGAACATTATCCACCCATAGCAATTCAGATTCTGGTAACTGTCTGTTCCTAATGTATTCGCGGCCAGGATGATTAGAGTCTAAATCTTCTAGCGAGATTAAAAAATCCCACTTCATTTTAGGTTTAAATTTAGGGATAAAATCTAATTCATTGTTAGCTGCTTCTGGTCTATTTCTTCCTTGCCCTTCTTTATACTTTTCTATATTATACTGCTTGACTAAGAGTGGATCAACCTCTTTCAATAGACCATGCATATTTGTTCCGTGGCCACAGTTATGACATTTGAATGATAAGCCGCTTTTCGTTTTATAAAGATATCCCCTTGCTTTAAATCTATTCTTATGGGAATCGCCACAAAAAGGGCAACGAAAATTATAAAGGTCATCGCCCTTCTTTGAAAATCGTTCTAATCTAGGGGAACATAAACCAGCGTACTTATGGTCTAACCAAAGCATTCTTCACATACTCATCACAATTTTAATATATTAAATTATAACACAGATGACTTAATTAAACAAGTCTTTAAGAGAAATAATTGTTGACATGAGAAATCCGATTGCTGCGCCGATACCAACAACAAACCATTTCCATTTTTCTAGGCGGGCGATTCGTTCGCTAACTTCTTTGTGCTGTATTTCATTTTCTTCGCGGAGATTATCAATTTTATCCGAAATATCTTTTTTAAAATCAGTAATTCTTTGATGTATAATTTCGTTCTGTTTTTCGGTTGTTTGGAGTCTTGACTCATGTACGGCGAGCATCTTTTCAATATTAATTGATACTTCCGATAGGCGATCAATAGCAACATCAAATTTATCTGCTAGTCCTACGACAGCATCAATATCTCTTTTAAGTATTTCTATTTCAACTTTAGATTCAGTGTCCGCCATTGTTCTCTAGCCTTTTTATTCTTTCTTTTAAGTTATCAAGCTCGCCGGCGACATGAGGGTGTTTCTTTCGCCACTTTTCCTCATCCTTAAGAATTTTAATATTTAGTTTTTTGGCACTCCAAGTAAACACGTTATCAACGGTTCGATAAAACCATTTTCCACATTTAGTATCTGCGAACCAACTATCTGCTGCACTGCCTAATATACTACCTGCAATATTAGAAATTAACCAAAACCACATTAATGAACCCCTTTGTATCGTCTTTGCAATTGACCGTAGTCAATAATTTTAAGTAAATATAATGTATCATATAATGGGAGTTCTTTATTAAACAATTCCTGTGCGTTGGTAATAGATTGTTTCATGCCTTTGAGATCCCAGTATGAAAGATCTCTTGCATGTTGAACCATAGAGTCTTTGCCCCAATTATTTTTATTTGATATCGGATTCCACATCTGATCGTTCCTCTGTAGGCTTTCTTTTATACTCTTCAGGCACTTTACCCCATCCTACTACACGATCCCAATCTCGTTGAGTATAACCTTGTGTGTCTATAATATAGTCCTTAGGTTTATTCGGCATCTTTTTTACTCGCTGGAAACATTCCAAAAGATCTAACAGACCAATAAGCAGAATACTTTTTAAATCCAGCGACTTTTGGATCAGCAGCATGCATACCTAACAGAAAAATCTTATCCGATAAAGCACGGGCCCTGACCCATTTCGTTTTACTAAAACCACCCGGATCACCAGTGCGACAATTTTTATCATAATACTTACGCAATACTGCATATAGATGATCATGAATAACTGCTGCTCTGGCAACATCCCATGGCGCGATAACATTCCACACAACGCGGGGGACTGATGCTAGATCTGTTTTCATACCTTTTTTACAAGTAACTCTGCCTGTCTTAGTAATATTAGCACCTACTTCCTGTAATAGTGCTATATCATCAGAGGTAATACCATGACCCTTGACGGTAAAAGATAAGCTCTTTTCCAACACCCAAGTTTTAGGTGGTGTAAACTCAGCGCTGATCTTTCCATTAAATTTACAACTCATCTCTTCTTGCTCCCGAATAAATTGGTGACGCCGTCTAACAATCCTTTGCTTTCGGCTTCTTTATTTTTCTTTTCAGCTTCCTTGATCTTTTCTTGTTGCTCTGTTTCTAATCGATCAAGTTTCTCATTCTGTGACTTGTAATACTTTTCGTATGCTTCGATCTTAGCTTTCTGTTGTGATGTAAGCTGTTTAATCTTAGCCATATTTAGCGCTAGAATCTCATATCCTTTATCTGTTAATCCGAAAATAACAGTTTCATAGCCTTTCTTCTCCAGTTCGGCCATCACCTTATCAATGTTCTCTTTGGTGACAATATACCACTGGATCTGTTCAAGCTCTAAAGGATCAACACCCGGAAGATCCAAAGGAACTCTTTCAATAGGAACACTAGCAATCTCTATTTGCTTAACAGAACTACAACTACTGACTAGGAGTGTAGCTAGGATTAGCAATATCGGGGCACATAGTGTTGATCTTAGATTTCCTATCCGCATTTGCTTCTTTCTCCGTCAGGGGTTTGCCAGACAAGATTTCAAAGCATCTCATCATATTGCTACTACCCTTGTTAATAATCTTTTGTATTGGCCTTGGCTTTGCTTGCGCCAATTTACCAATATCACGAGCACCTAATAGCTTACTGACCTTGTTGAACTTCTTGTTCATCTCTTCGGTCTGCTTACGCGACTCTTCGAACTTCTTCATAGCATCAGTAGCAACGTCATGAGCTAGACGAAGATCTTTCTTTGTTTGTTCGATTGTTTGTTTTTGAATTGTTACAGCTGTTTCCAGCTTTGCATTATTTGAGTGTAGTATAGCCATTTTTTCTTGTGTATCATTATAATACCAATATCCCATACCACCCATAGCTATCATCAATACTAACATAACACCTGCCAATTTTAATCCCATAATTAACCTCGCGATGCGGCTTGTTGTTTAGCCTTCTTAATTAATTTATCCGCTGTAGACTGTTGTGCTTTCTTTTCTTCATATCGACGGCGGCGAAGGAATGCCAAGCCATCGACCTTATTTCTCTTACGTTTATTGGTTGGATGGGCTGGCGCCCAATGAACCTTATCAGAACCAGTGCCAACTACGGCAGCACCTGTAGCATTTGTAGGTACTTCTTCTCTTAAATCAATCCATGGTTTATGTGATGATTCTTTTAATTCATTAATTTCGTGTTTTAATAGTGCTTTAAGATCGTTATCTGAATATTGTTCTAAATCGTTTTCTCGTAGTAACAATAAAGCTGCTGCGTAGTTGGCTATCCTAGATTGGCCTCCAGGAATTTTTGCTAGTAATCTTTTGAGATTAACAACCATACGGTCGAAATAACCGTATGCATTCTTCTCAGCCTCTGTCTTTGCGTTACGTATTTTTTTACCGTTTGCATCAATTAGACCAAGTCTATGGGCTTCCATCTCATTAAATGGAGTTACCAGCCGTTTTAAAAACGCATATGTAAAAACTACATCGCTTGCACGTGCCATTAGATTTCCCTCAGACGTTCGACTATTAATGCATTAAGTTCCACCTCATCATCTTTAACAGTGATCCCTTCAAAACCTATCCCAGTAATTTGTGTTGGCCAGTAATTTATATAAATCAAGAATGGCTTCAAGAAATCTAGGTATTCATATAACTTAAAAACCAGCATTTTCGTACAAGCAGTTGGTTCAAACACATTGTATAATACAATAAGATGATTAAGTATTAAGCGTTCTTTCAATTCACCAGTTTCCCGGTATCTTCGAAAAAGTCTTTTAATATACTTAATACGGTTCAAATCATCCTGAAATTCTAAGAGATCCATGCACTGTGGATTATCATAAAACTTCATTGCGATCATACTAAAATTGGAATCATCAATATTTTCAAACATAATTTAGAAACTACTCAATGCTGCCTTCTTCCATATATTGTTAGCTACACAAACATAAATGTTATCGGTATCAAATTTAATCTGTCCGTGTGTTCCCGTGTCGGTATTCGAACTCGGTGTTGATCGAGTCGAAATTCTCATTACATTGTTTGCTACTACCAATTGGTTAAGAGTTGTTACTCCTGTACTATTTAGATTGGCAGTAACAGTTGTATTGCTACCATTCAATGTAGTATTGGCGTTGACAGTAAGCCGGTTAATAACAGTATTAGCCGGCACTGCCCCAAACAGATTTTTTAACGTAATGCTCTTAGACGCAGGAGTACCATTCGGATCGTCAACGATCAAAAGTAAATCCTCACTCGCAGACGTCGTCAGAGACGTTAGCTGTGTTACTTTTTGGTCTGCCATGTTAAGCCTCCCCTACGTTAAAATTAAGCGCTCGCAACCGTCCAAGTGCTCATGTTGTTAGATACTGCACCGGTGATTACTAGATTAGCAAAACGTCTGGAAGAACCAGCATCGGTATTACCCCAAGCACAGAGCGAAGCTCCGCCACCGACAACCGTGATTGATTGTGCATTAACTTGGTATGTACCAGAAGCAGCACCACTACCAGCTGTTCCGCCTTGTGTCTTATATACGAAGACCAAAGTGTTATTAGCATTAATTGCTGGGTTTGCCACTGGGTTACTGTTACAAATAGCAACGGCATGGTTACCGCCAGCTGTATTAGCAATCGTAATAGATAGGTTGTTACCACTATTACCACCTACAAACTGTACAGGCTCATTGAAGACAACATATACATTGGCGTTCGTATTACCTACTGGCGATCCACTTACATAGATCTGAGCAACGTCTGGTACTCCACCAGATTCTTTGCTGCCAGCAGCAACGAGAACTTCGTCGCGGATCCGTCCAGAATTAGTCTGACGACGTACCCAACCTTTATCGGTTTTAATGACGTTACGCTTATACGCATTGTCGCTATCCCGGCCCAAGAAATAATAGGGCTGGTAACCAGCAATACGTCCTGCAGCATTGTTCGCACCTGCTGCGGGATGGGTGCTTTCGTTTCTAAAATCCCACATGGGTTTCTCCTTTTCGCTTTTCGGTTTTCCTACTCGGCATAATAAAATGATTCAATAGTGTTATTATTTATTTATTCTTTAATTCGTCAGAAATGAAGGCTGCATATAAATCACCTGCAACGACCTCTTCTCTGATTCCAAGACGTTTCATTGCTTTCTTAATAACATCGCGGGCATCTGCATTTTTACCTTTTTTCTTGTACAATGTATAGTAATCATCATACAACTCATCATCCCCAATCGGTACATCATCGACGGCCTTTTTCTGTTCAACTTTGTCTTGATTACCAACAGGAATTGGTTTTTTCATCAATTTCCTTAACTTCATCAAGTCATTGCCTTTAGGTAAATGCCATGTACCTTCTTGTACACTTTCTTTATAATCCTCATCAACTTCAGTTTCCTCTTTCTTGAGGTACGGTGAATCTGGATGAACATTTTTAGTACCCGCAGGAGGTTTAACTTTCCATTTAATAGCCTGCTTCTTGGGATAGATATGGTCATGAGAATCTTTAGTTGATTCATCAACTTCAGTTTCTTCTGCAGGGAAATAACCCATTGCTTTATGCTGAGGCCATTGTTTTTTATCAATTACCTTAACACCGGATTTCTTGTGTTTAACCATCATCTCTTTTTTCTTGTCTTTCAATTGACGAGGTAATTCGGCCTCTTTATTCATTGATGGGCTTGGATTAGGCAATGGTCCTTTCTTACCGGAATAACCAGCTTTTTGATTTTCTTTAATAATATCCCACGCAATCTCTTCGGTGGCTAATTTAGTTGCCGTGGCGTGCCTAACCTGATCGGCTCGATCGCCATAACGTTTTTCAAAGTCCGAATTCTTTTTCATTGCTTTGACAATTTCTTCTTTGGTCTTTTCGAATAATTCTACTTCAACCTCAGCATCTAAAGCTTCTAAAAACATATCGTAATGAGATGCGTTTGTCTTTTTACTTACGCGCCAGCTTTCTTTTTTCATCTTAGCAAGCTTGATAAGTGGCCTAACATTAGCATCCTTTTTAGGTCCCATTGCTTTCTTAATGAGATCCTTATCTTTCGCATCCAATTTTTTAATCGACTCCTCAACTTCTTCATCTTCTTTAATTTTCTGCATCGGATCTTCGCCACCTGTCTTATCGGCTTTGCGAGCATTCTTTGCATTTATCTCATCAATTTTAGGATCCATATCTATTTCTTCTTTATCCTTATCGCCTTTAACGGCTTTAGATATGGCCTTACGTTTCTTATGAAGGAACTTATCGGATTTATCTTTATCGCCATCGTTATCGATGTCTCCATCTTCACGATCGTCGTGCTTACCTTTAAGTTCTTCAGGGTCTACGGGATCCAGCTTTTTGGCCTCGTTCATCAGCCGGATCTGATGTTCTAGTGATCTATATTCAGCCATTCTTTTTCTCCTGTTGCTGGATTTGCCGTGCTGTAGGGGCAATCTCTGGTTTATGAACGTAATCTTTAAATGCTACTTTAATACCACCTGGATTCTGGCCCGGCGTTTCTGAAGCGTACTTATCGCGCAATTCAGCTGTTCCTATTTCATTTTCTTTTACTTGCGCTATATACGCATTAACTCTATCGAATCCAACTTGCTGTGATGTCTTATCTGACGACAGATCATGCATTCTAACTCCATCATTATATATCTGTTCGATAATCGATAATTTTATACCGGTTTCATTTGCTTTCTTTTCCAGTGCCTCACTAGCATTCTTTTTTCTTACATTTGCCATTGCGGCTCTATTACGCTGACGCTGATGCCTAACACGCATTTGTTTTTCGCGATTGTCTAGGCGATCTTTCTGATCCTGCTGGCGATCTTTTAATGCACTTGGAATTGGTGTTCGGGATTCCATTTTCCCTTTACCAATATCTATTGCAGCTTTACGATTTTGCCATACATAAGTTCCGTCAGGCTTTTTAATTTTAACACGTTTTTGATCAGCAGCGCGTTCGATATCTTCATCTTGCACTGCCTGTTGTATTTTTTTCTTAACAATATTAGCCTTAATTCTATCTGCACCTGCCTGCTGTTTTTCGGTTGGTAGTGGTGCAGCTTCTTTCAAGCCAAGTGATTTTTTAACCTTTTCAATTTCCTTAGTATATTTTTGTTGGTTCTTTGAGCCAGGTTTTTCATTCATGGCTTTATCCATTAGACGCATTAGATCTAGAAAAGGTGTGCTATTAGTATTTACTGTTGCCTCATCAACAGAATTATTTAATGTAGCAGATGATGAAGTACCAGCTTTCTTTTTCTGTTTGACGAAATGTTTCCATCCATCTTTCTTATCCCAAGATTGTTCTGGTCGTGGGCGGCCTTGTGGTAGAGGGGCTTCATCTGTTTTAACTGGTTTTTTCTTAAATGTTTTTGTACCATCACCAGAAGCCGTTCGCTTCATTCCACCTTCTTTAAGCTTATCGTAATGCTTATTCATATGTTGCTGAGCAGCTTTCATACCAGCACTATTTTTAGGAAATGATTTGTGAACACTACCGGTCGCGTCTAATACATGATGTCCGTCCCTATCAGAAGAAACATATGGTTTCTGGGTAGCTTCTTCGACGCCTTCCATCTTAAATGTAAGAGGATTCATTTTCTTAGGCGGATTTTTACCCTTTAACGCATTATCAAATTCTTTCTTACTCATTGCCATATGATTCATTACCCGGCCTTTATCAATAGATGTACGGGCTTTATTGTATAACGACATTGCTGCCTGAGCCTGTGGAACAGTAAGTTTAACCTTTTTGCCATCTTCAAACTCAACTGGTTTCATTCCTCGCAACGATATTACCTTACGCAGCTGCATGATGAAGTTTTCAATACCTTCATCTTCGTCGCCTGTTGGATTTTTCTTAGGTCGTCCACGGCGCGCTTCTTCGAGCTCCTGCATTGCAATGAAATGATCAAGTGCTTGTTCTTTTTGACTGCGTGCCTTGCGCACGGATTTTAATCTGTTCATTTCTTTTTTCCTAATTTTTGGCATAAGGCGTCTTGCAATTCGTTTTAGTATACCTGAACCACGGCGCTTATCTAACATTTTATCGATAGATATTTTTTGAGCGATTGATAGATTTTTATAGTTAGCACCACGATCACCAGCTAAACGTTTACGCATAAAATTAATTGCAGATTTCTTTGCTCTATATTCAAGGCGACTTTTAGGGGCCATTCTAAATTTACGCATCTTACGTAATCGTTTCATCCTTGGTGCGAGTCGTCTCATTAGTCGTCCACGTTTAATACGTTGCTGGAAACTAAGAGCTTCATCAAACATTTCTTCCAAGTATCCAAGTTCGTCATCAGAATCGAGCTCTTCATCAAGTTCTTCTAAATCCAAAAACTCAACAAATAAATCTAATTCTTCATCGGAAATATCTTCTTCATGAAATTCATCTTCCATGTCTATAATTTCCATTCCGTTACGAACATCATCATATAAAGCATCTGCATCAACGCCTGGCGCTACACCTCGTTTGAAGGTATTAAAATCACCCTTAGCTGCAGAGTCTCGCATTTTTGTTGCTGACATTCCTGATACTCCTTCTCCGTCCGGATCTCGGTCTCCGGCACTAACCACTTTAACTTTATCGAAATTCCAATCCCTGCCGTTATATGTTTCAAGCATTTTCTTAAATTCATCCACACGATCGCTACCGACAACCATAGTACAGTTATCGTATTTCTTATCTAATTCTTGGACAACTTGGCCCACATTTTTAGATCGGGAATTAACAACGGTGCGATTACCAAATGCTCGTTTGGCATGCTTTATTTTTGATTTATAGTCGAGGGGATTCTTTTTCTTGTCTTGTGAATGAGACAAGTATATTTTTACATCGGCCCGGTTTGTGCGGGCTTCTTTCCGCATTTTTTCCACGAGCTTTGCGTGTCCTGCGGTGGGCGGGTTCATACGCCCAAATGTAAATACAACGGATTTCATCCTGGTTTCCCTCGAGCTAACAGGTTGTTATGTTCAATTATTTATAAAATTGAAGCTCTGAAGGCTGCTTTATATGACATCTCTGGCGCTGTTATGGCAGGCTTCAGTGTCCTATGGCTTGTCATATGATCAAACACTACAACAGAGCCAGGTTTGTGAGGGATTACGACAGATGGCCAATCATCATCAAATAGTAATAGTTCTCCCATCCAATCGGCTTTCCATACAGGATTAAGATTCAATAATACAGTTACAAATCGTCCTGGCTTTTTGTCCCAATTCTTTCTCGTGTCTTTATGAATAAAACCTATCCGTTGACCGAACCCATTATTGATTACTGCATTGTTGCGATCACCGCTATTTGAAGCCCACCTTGCATTGATGAACGATGTCCACCCTCTTTTATTGATTGCACCTATTTGATGCACATTACTTAGACCAAACCGTTCCCAATCTTCTGGTTCTCTCTCGCGGTTTATATTAGATCCCGATATGCCTTCACCAGGACCATCAAGAGTTGCTTTACTATCAAACAACTTATCGTTTAGTAGTTTCCACAATTCCCATACAGGCTTAGATGATAAATGGCACGAATCGTTATCCCATCCACATGGAATTCGATACATCGTAGTCTGCAATTGGTCTTTGATTTTACCTTCAGGATCAACATCGCCATACCATGGCGTATTCAAATGGATCCCATCTCGGTTAGGTTTGTATTTAATTGGAGGTATGTTGTTGTGATTACAATAGAAGTTCTGATCCAAGGACCACTGGTAAACATTTTCTCTTATTTCATCATCTATCAAATCATCATGCACTTCATAATCAACCATCGTCTTTTCCATCCTTTCTAAATCCGTCTTCTTCCACTTTACGTTGGATGTCTTCTTTTTTTAATGATGCTGCTATAAAACTAGCTGCTGCAAGCATAGGGATTGTATATACCATCTTCTCTGTAAAATATGCGACAAGATAAGTAGGAAATAATACAACCACTGCTTGCAGCAGCGCGATTTTCATTAGCAAATAAATCCCATTGTCTGTTTATCAATATACATGATTAGATAACTATATGTTATATAGTTCCATGCTGATACAATTGATTCAATCATTATCCACCGCCTTGTAGTTTTGATAAAGGATTCTTTAATGCTTTATTTATCTTGTCGTTCGTATCCTTTTCAAGAGCCTTCATCTTATTAGTCAACGTATCATCTAGATTATCCATCCGTGTTTGAATACGCTCTCTAATCTTATCGTTACGATCATTCTCCTTGTCAATCATCTTACGAGTTGAATCTTGTATACCTTTCACTCTTCGTTCTATACTCTCAACTAGCCTTTCTGTACGAACAATCTCACCCTTGAGATCGTTCTTAATTACTCTGGCCTCATCTCTAGTCTGTATAGCAGAATCTTCGATCACCTTTTCAATCTTCTGCAATGCATTCATATCTGCGCGTAATACAGATAGTTTCTTATCAAAGCCCGACAGGTCGGGGGCCGTGTAAGATTCAATTTTTGCGCGCATGTTCATATAGTCTTTGTAGAATTCGAATCCTGCAAATAGACCTCCTCCCAGTGTCGTCAATGCTGTAACCACTATGAATATCTTCCCACCTCGAAATTTGACACCGGCAAACTCTACTTCTGTTTTGCCGTCATCAGCCATTACTTTCCTCCTCTAATCATCCCCTTAGCTCGTTCCTCGAGTACAGGCAGTAATCTAATACCACAATACCCTATTATAAATGCTATAGCCGGACCCCAAACTATATCTAATGCAAAATGCTTCATGATGGGTGGAATAAAAAATTCCGCGGCTATCCATCCAACAAGAACTGCTAAAAGCAGATCTACCCATTTAATAGTTTTATTAACTGCCCAGTTACACATTCCACCTACACCCGACGCCATAATGCAGCATGTTTTAGCTCCTATTGCTAAAATTAATGCTTCCATTGGATTAACCCTTTTCCTTTCTTATTTGTACTGCATTCCCGTTAATGCATTATGTCCCACATTAGCATCATTAAACATAAAGCTTCCTAGTTCATTATCGCTTATCTTCCCACCGGGAATTTGAGTTGGTGTATAAAATTGTGTTGCGTCTGGTAACGCAATTTGGTTGTCAAAAAATGTTCTGGTATTTCCTAATACCTGCATAACAACTAATGTCTTTGCCTGGTTGGCGTTTGAATATTTTCCTTTATCCCCCATTTTTTTAACAATCTTTTTAGCTGCTTTCTCCTTTGCAGCTTGTTTTTTCTGTGCCTTAGTTTTTGCTTTAGGTTTAGCAGCGGTTTTCTTCTCAACCTTTTGCTCCTTTGCCTGTTCCTTTTTTACTGCAGCTTTTGGCTTATCGCTAGTTTTTTCTTCTTTTGCTTTAGACTCCTTAGGCTCAGCTTTTGGTTCCTCAGTCTGTTCTTCAGTAGCTTCTGGCTCAGGTTCTTTTGGTTCAGCTTTTGCTACCTCTGTTTTCGCCGGCGCCGGTTCTGATGAATCTTCACTAGCATTTTTTGTGCTAGGCTGCTCTCCGTCTCCTGCTTCAGGCTCTGAAACTGAGCTTTCCTGAGAGCTTGGTCCACTCGCCGTTTCTTGCGATCCGTTAGGATCCGGTGCCAGATCCACTTGTTCTGGTCCTGCATTTTGCATCTCCGCTTGAATTTCCGTCTCTACAGAAGCTTCTGCTGTCTGCATTTCAGGTGGTGGTGGAGGTGCAACTGGCTGTACAACAGGTGCTGCAATTTCAGGGGCTTGCATTTCTGTTTGAATTTCAAGTTCTACTGATGCCATTGATGGGCCATCATCAGGTCCATTATTTGTAGGTCCTATTGGTGTTATTGAAATTTCACCCTCTGGACCTGCGGTAATATCATTGTTTTCAAAAACATCGCTAGCAACGTCTATTATATCTGGGTCAGCAACACCTACTGTTGCAATAAATGTTTCAATACTTGTTATTTGTTGTGTTACGATTGTATTTACAACATTATATAAAACATTAACTGTCACATCATCAAATAACGGCCCGATAGCTAAATTAATATCGCGACCGCCTACTTCTACTATCAATGATGTCAATCCCCCAGCGAAGTCGAATCCACCTGAGAAATTTTGAAAGCCAGTTGTTACTCCAGATTCGGATAAGATGTCTGTACCATTAAACCGCGTCGTGGTACCATCTAATCCTCTTATGTGCATATAAATTCTATCTTGTGCGTCTTGTTTATCTACTTTAATTGTATATGTAGTACGGCCACCGCGGTTACCTATTCCTAAACTTGATACATTAATTGTTTGTATAAATGTAGTACCCATACCTGGAACACCAGATGCACTAGTACTATTCCCTGATCCTGTTATTTGCGCGCATCTATCTACACCGAGATCATTACAGGTAGATCCTGTTGGCATTGAAGCTGGTCCTTGACCACCCCAATCAGATGACATGTCACCGCCAAATCTTTGATTGCGGCCCATTGCTTTAACTTTTTCATCAGTTAGCAAGTTGCCAGTATCTACATTTGTTATGGTTGATGATGTTGTTACGTTTGTTGTTGTCTCGGTCGTTGTTGTACCAGCCCCATCTGTAACTGATTCTGTTGTTGTCGTACTAACTACGTCTTCATGGGTACCTGGTGTACAAAGGCCGACGACACCTGTTGGGCAAGCGGTAGTTGCACCACTTGCTTCTTGGCTATGGGAGGAAGATGGGCACACCAAACAAAGCAGCAGCACCAGCAGCAACGAGACCCAAACCGTTGACCCAAGTGTAACCTTTTGGCGACTCTTCTGTATCTTCATCGTTGTCGTAGTTTTCGGGACCATCGTCATAACTTAATTCTGGTCCTCCGTCTCTGTCTCCTCCGAATCCGTCACTTTTTTTTTAATTAGTCGCGAACCGGATGGTGCAAGATCTGGATTATCATCCCAACCTTTTTGTGCTTCTTTTCCTATAGCACCTTTAAATGGACAAGGTGTTCCTGCCATCATCATAGCGTCGAAAACGCGAGCATCTTGACAAAGTGCAGCCACTGCTGCAACCTTCATGCCCATGCCGTAGAGACCACGTGCAAGTTTTAATCGTTCACAATTTTCATCGGTAACTGTAATACCTGATGCAAACCCTAATATTTGAGTTTGTATAGCCGCTGAGGCGGCGCTTTTACATACATCATTGTTATTAATAACTACACTTGGCGCCGAGGCTGTTGGGGGTGCTTTATCTGTTACAACGGTATTTGAACTTATAGTATTCGTATCAGCTGCAAATGCTTTCAAACTATATCCCATCACAAAGGCAATAACAGCTAGCCCTGTGATAATTCTTTTCATACCTTTAACTCTCCTATCTTCCCCTAATTTCTGTTCCTCTTTCCAGTGAATGCTTGTAAGGAATATATCCTATATCAGGATCATGTGATTCGTTGTTTCTACGTCTATTTATGCAAATCGGCTTATCGTTGTCATCAAACGACCAAGTAATGCAGGTTTTGTCTGCCAACATTTGGTCCGCTAATTGTTCTATGGGATCCTTACAAATTTTTTCACCGTCAATAAATCTCCATATTTTACATTCTTTTCCTGTTGCAGAATCGAGCAGATGGTCACCTATACCCTTACCTGTTTTACTATAACTGATTCCATCGCCAACACTCATAGCCTGTCCAATATATGCAAAAGGAGCAGGAATAGCGGAACAAGATGCAAGTAGAAATAGAGCAGGAAGGAATATTAATTTATTTTTTAGCGTTACTTTTGCCATCCTTTTATAATCTCGGGTGAAAAGTTTGCGCGACTAAATTCTAACCGGTCGACCAACTTAACAGCGCCGCTACTATCTATAGCGACGTACCCTTCCCTATTTGTTGTTTTGAAACCATTACTGGTTCTAAGAAAAGTTCCTAAGCCTTCTGCTTTATTTAACTTATCTACTACCATTTGTTTTGCATCAACAATTTGATTCATCAGTGTAAAAATATTAACTAAGTCATCAGTTTTGCTGAATATCTTAGCCATAATATTATCACGTTTTTGAGACCAATCATCTTTCGCTTTCTGCGTTTTCTTTTTATCAATCTCCTTTTGATACCAGTCTTGAATGTATTTATATAACCCAGTTGTGTGAGATTTGGGGTTGGGAAAAGGTTCCCCAGATCTTACATATGTATTATTATAAGTTTTTATCTTTTGTTTTAATTCTTCGTCTGCAGCAATTGTTCTTAATACATCGCCATCTATGCGTCGAAATGTAGATCCTGCTTGTGATAGAATAGATGTAATTGCGGTAGTCTCATCTGCTGTAAATGTTGCCGAACCAGAGACGTCTTTGTATGTTGCGTCGTCCATCCATACATTTCTGTTCTTGCGAAATTTCGATACTATATCTTTTCCGAATGATGCTTTCATATCTTTAATAGAGCGGCCACTATATGTGGTATGCCATACAACACCAATCTGTGCTCGGTTTATAAATTTACCTAAATCACTCGATGCATCAACTGCATATAAGATTGTATTGGGATGAAATGTATAATAGCTCTTACCGTCTATCTGTTCTGATTTAACATCACCTTTAGTAAACATCAAATCACCTTGGTATACTCCACGTCGAATACCAAGTTTAGAGAATTGTTTATATGCTATCTCAAATTTTTTCTTTAATTCGGGCTGTAATTTATTATCATTTTTAATATCATCTACAGACTTATACATGATAGGATTGATGTTAAAAAGGCCTTTCTTTGCCACAAAAAATTTCTTATCGGCAGGATCAACGCCAGCGAAGATAGCCGGAGCACCATCCCACTTAACTGTCATATTAATTGCCTTCTGTGATTTACCAGCTAGCATATCACGAAGATCACGTAGAAAATTAATTGCCTGGCGTGTGCCGTTTACCCCATCATTGAAGATCAAATCTTCGATATGCTCCATGTGGGTATTTTGTTCTTCGACAAGATGTTGTTTTAACGTTAACATTATAATTCCCTAAAACAAGAAACATCGGCCCGGTCTTTTTGAATCGATACACTTTGTGATCCTAAAATAGGTGCAATGTTATATGGTGATTTTTGTTGAATAGAAAACGTCATCTCAAAAGTAAATTGATAAGTACCACCACCTTTTGACTGGACTCTAGCTCGCCACTTGGCAGATGCTTTTTGATTAAACCGAGGCACAGCAGGTAATTGATAAGGATTATGATGCCCTAACAAATAAAAACCATGCGTACCTACATTGACATAATAAGTGGCTTTTTTATTATAATAGCTCTCTATCTTCGAAGAGTCAATTTCCCCATTCTGTTCGGGAAACATTCCATGATCACGAGTATATCGTTCTCTACCTTGTAATTTTCCAGCAGTTGCCTTCCAGAGGGCATCTTGATCTTTTCTATCAATTTTATAGGGCCTTTTATTTTTCGCATCCCATTTTTTGTTTACTATTTTCCAAAGGCCGACTTCATCTGCTAGCTCTTTAATAAACAATTTTTCTTTTTCATCAGCTGGAATAGGATTAAAGCCCCACTCTTGTTTTTGTACATTATATTTCATAACAAGAGAACCGGCCGATGCGGCGGTTATTTTTAACTCACAGCCTGCCTCTTGGCCTTTATATAATAACATAAGGTCAGGTTGATCATGTCCTGCGCCTGCTGGTACAAAGTTCTTCGGACACAATCCTATATCTTTAAGATACGCCGCGGCGTTCTTTTCATATAAGAAACCTTTTTGAGCTGATGCAGAAGCCATCAGAGCCTATCCTTTAACGGTGGCTGATAGCATTTTAGATCTGTAAGCTTTTCCATAGCCGCTTTTTTACTATCATATAATCCAACAATGCCATCTTTTCCTTCGATGACCCATTTATTTTCACTTGCTAGCGGCCGTAGAGTATACGTATCCATTAGAGTCTCCTAGTATTTCTACTATTTATGACTCTTATGCCGCATCCTCATTCATCTGCTTCTTTAATTCTGCTATACGAGAACTAAGGTAATTGCCTACAATGCCTTTAACGACTGTATCTGTTTCATTAATTTCTATATGGACTTGCTCACGCTCGAAAGCAGATAGCCGTATGTAACCATCACCTGATAATGCCATGAGTGCTCTCCCAGAAGTCTTTACATACACGTTCGTATTTATCAACAGTCATCGTTGACCAAATGACATGTTTGTCATCATCGTCTAACGCCGTAACTTCAATATTATCAAAGTACCATTCACGGATGCGCATGAATATCACCTGCTCAAACGGAGTCAATTCGAATTGGCCTTTATGATATTCAGCCATATATTCGGCTGGATTAATTAAATCAGTCAATTAAAACTCCTTTCTCTTATACGAATTTTGGACCTAGACTAAAAGATTGATCCGGTACCTCTATAAGATTCCCATTTTTATCATATGTGATATGAGGAGTCTCTACTATAGAGATAGTCCTTTCCCACTTCTTTTCGGTGCTAATTCTATTTTCATAATACACCGAAACGGGATTTATAGGCGGTACCGGTTCAATCATTTAAAACTCCTTTCCTTCTCCAACGTCAACAACTTTGAGACCTGGAATGGTCCTCCACATTCTTAGCACAGAAGGTCTGTCATCAAATGTTAGTTCGGGTTTATACCCATCTTCGAGCATTCGCTCATACAACTCTTTTTTGACAACAGTATCTTCTCTGCGGTCTTTTTCGGCTCTCATATACAACGGATGCCAGGGAACCTTTCCGGGATCATCTTCGTACATTTCACCAAAATCAGCTGGGTTAAAAATCTTATCCCAGCCTTCGAGTAAGAACCATCTTGATAACGATCTTACTGTATCAAGACGCTCTTCTTCAGAACGGCCAGATGCAAAAATCAATCTATTGCCATCAACCCTATTTAGGGCAGTGGCAATATTAATGATCGGCATGATAGGCTCATCCCATCGCTTCTGTTTCGGATCACGAAAAGAAGCCCAGTCTTTAGGCTTCTTTTTTATGAAATGTAATCGATGGGTAATATCTAGTAACGTCCCATCGATATCAAAAATTATGTCCATTAGATCGTTTGCCTTCTGATCTCTTCGACAACATCGCTGATCATCCAAACAGCTTCTAGACTCTTACCACCGATATGCCATACGTCACTGTCGGCGCTGCCTTTCCAATCGTATATAGATGCTGTTAGAAAATCGTTATCGTCATCGACCCCCATGTTAACTTCTAAATCAAGGGCCCATTCCCAACGCGTCTTATCATCGCGACCATTTTCAGGCTCACCGAAGATAAGCTCTAGCTCATCTCGCGTTGCTTTAATTTCACCCTGATAAGAAGTGCCGGTTACATTAGCTCCGGTTTCAAAATTAATCAATTCCATTATTTGGCCTCCTTCTTTTCAAGTTTAGCAATCACCTCAGGAAACTTTTTCTTGAGGGTTTTCATTGAGAGAACATTGGCGAGAACCTTCTGGCTGATTTTCTTAGCCTTATATGCATCAACCACGGCCTTCTCCATGATCTTAAAAGATCCATCGAACGCTTCCTTTTCCCAAGGCAGGTTACGATACGATGCATAGGTCGTACCACGCGAAGCTTCCAGACTACCCATCCACAGCTGACCAACTTCGCCAGTCGCTTCACATTTGCCAAAATCAAGGCGCTTCGTTGCATACTGCTCGCGATGGATCATCTCATGGCACAGCGTGTCCAAAACACTCTGCAATTTACGCGCAGGATCAATAACTGCCGTAGACCACGCATCGCTGTATGCGCCATTGTTAGACCTAGCAGGCGTCTTAGCCAACCGAATGCAGAGCTGATCTGTATCCGCGCTATGCAGAGTCATTTGCTTTGCGATGTAAGGAAAAATTTTGATGATAACGTCCATGTACTGACGGGTACGCTCACGACGCAATACAGGCGCATCACCTTCTTCGTGGCCGATACCAGGAACCATGCTATTGTCCTGGTTCCATGCCTGCTTCGAAGCAGTGAATCGAACCTTCTTCGTGATCTTGATCTGACGATCGGATTTGCCGGGATATGCGTTGGTCATGTTGTATTTCCTTCTCTCTCAATCTATAATATAATTATAGCTCAATACGGAAATTAGGTCAACCCGGTATTTTCAGAAAAACACATTTTCTTTTTGTTGTATATCAATGGGTTAGCGCTTGCGTTCTTCTAACACCACTTTATATTTGAGATTTTTCATCCATTTTTTCATAATATGCGGATTTCGGGTGCTGATCGGCAGGCCGAGAGCCGGTCTGGTGTCGAATTTGAGCTCTTCGCCCCATATGCTCGATTTACGGACCCAATGCAGATGCCATTGATAGAACCAGTCCCCTGTAAATTTATCACGCCAGTGCTTATTCTCGGTTCCAGCGTAAAATGCGATATCGCCTGGATTCTGGGTAATCTCATATCGATCAACGGGCGATTCGATATATATGGGCCATGGGTTATTAGATCCGGTGGATCCTATATGCATGGTCGCTGATATCTCACATGTAACGCGATCCGTATGCACGGGTAGACCCTGTCCTTTTTTATAATATCTCATATACGAATATGTCGGGTATAATTCCTCCCCAATGAACGATTCAGCATGTTGTGTTACCTGGCCAAGAAATGCTTCGGTGAGATTATCGCCATAATTAACCAGCGCATCAGGAATAAAATCCAGCTCACCCTGAACTTCATCGATTTCTTGGTTATTGATCTGATTGATCATGTAGTCCATGAATATGGCTGCTACGGGCGGTGGTAGAAATTCTTTGATCTCTAGAACGCCACCAGCATCATCATACTGCTTTTTATAATTAATTTCGTTGACTTCAACGCTCAATGCATCCTCCCAAATTTACGCGACAGGGCATTGATCACTGTCTGCCAATAATTTTTAGCCCAATCCGTTTGAGCAGCAGATAAAGCAGTATATGCATTATCCATCAAATGAACGATTCGATCACTTTCCATCATATCCTGACTCCTCACAGAACCTAACGTACAATCCTCTTTCTCGGCCATGTGCTTCGATCTCCCACGGATAATCCCAATATTCCGTTTTCGCTGTATCAATCACATTCCCAAGCCATTTACATGCTTCGTTCTGGTTCCAGACTTCTTTCATCTCACCAGTCGCCCATTGCTTGACATGAACCATCTCATGTGCTAGAGCTGTTAACATGTATTCAAAATCATCAGACTTATCGAGCTGAATTTCAAACTCCCGTGGTCTGATATAATCATCAGACCAAATACAGTTACCACCTTCACTGGTTTTATCTGATAGCCCATCTATAAATTCAATTTTAACCATCAGATTTTTAAGTAGGCGCTTACTCATAAGCTTATGAGCATAAAAATCTGCAGCATGTCGAAACGTACTCATTTTTCTTTTTGGAACGTTACGAAATATCGTCTTCATATTGTCTCTCTCATGTGGTAGTATAATTATTATACCACACTTGAATTATAAAGGCCCGCGTTTATTTCGATCTAGGTCAATTCCATACTTATGGCAGCCAGACAATAAAAAACTGGGTGTCTGGCCCTGGAATCCACCGCCAGTAACGAGATTCTTATGTAGACGTTTAATCTTTGCAATAGAGCGAGAAGTAGCCACATATTGATCCGTAGCTTCTTCATAGATCCGTGCGTTAGGTCCATGTCGTTTTATCTTATACATCAGTAATGGTTCTCCAAGCCGTGGTCTTTCCAAAGTTTGAGAAAGACGCCAGTATCCCATGGCTGCCAATCTCCGTTAAAGTTCCACTCCTCATCAATATCACATTCTGCTACACCTTGTCCGCGTGGCGGTCGCTTTGGTGGATGTGTAAGAAATTTAAGAATATTCTCTCGCAACCTTTCATAGCGGTTACTAGGCATCATTTTAAATTGATCTGGATTATCACAGAAATATTGTAACCATTGTGGGAAACCTCCATTGTCGCCCACTACATCTGGCCAGACATGTCGTAAGCTATCACGCTTTACTTGACGCCATACAGATTCATCTTGCCAGAAAAGATACAGATGTTCTTTTGTTGGATGTTTTAAGTTGTCCCAATTCTCATCGGGGCATTTAGTATGTGAATTATTATTCATGGCCCATAATTGACATTCTTCGCTATCGAAGAAGTTATAAAAATTGGCAATTCTAAATCGGGCCATCATGGGAAGCCTAGTAGTACATAACTGCCATTTAATAGCAAAGCCTAGCCACCACGTTAAATCATAATTATTTTCTATATCGACTGGACATTTTTCAACAATAGGCTCATACCATTCACGATGATCATCTGGTATACCTTTCCATAAATCAGTTGACCAATGATCAACATTATAATGCCTATCACTGCCGTCCGCAGTATAAACTATTTGATCATGACGATACATTTTACTCCCGAAACAAATATCACCTGGATCACCTCCTACCCACATACGATGCAGGCTGTTCTCTTCCATAAAAAGAAACGGTAAGAACGTTACATGAAAAATTCTATCAACACGTGGATGGTTTTTAATCATCTCATAAAATTCGGGCCACTCTTCGATAGAGGAATCAGAATAGGTAAGATCGATAGTTTCATCCGTATACATTAAGAATGCTGCTATGGCTGATGTACTATCCATACCACCAGAGCATGTAACGGTAATTCGTTGATCGTATTCTTTTGCTATGCGAGCTAGTTCTATTGCGCGTGTGGCACATGTCTCAGTCCACGATGCAGTATATGTTTTCATTTCCGGGATCGGAGAAATAATTTTTTGGTTAAATCCTAGATCAACAGATTCTGTTCTATCGAATACACGACCCATACAAACAGGTACGATTTGATCCATAACAAATTCGGGGTACCAACTTAAACGCGGGAAAACATAGCTAGTCATTAGTCGTATCCTTGGCGCGGTTTACTGCTTCATCATAATTAAGCAAAAATTCCGCAACTTTGTCAACTAAATTTGCCTTGTCAGCGTAACTACCGCCAACCCATTCTTCATTTTCATATTCCATAATATGAAATTCACCACCTGGTTTTGTAACACCATCAATAGAAGTATCACCGGCCTTAATAACTTCAACGCGTTTTGTCATGTTACTCTCCTTATGTCAATAAGCTTGATACATCAGGTTTTTCTCTAGGTAACTGCATTCCAAATTCGGTGTGATCCATTACTGGACCAGCATCAACAATATCTGATTGTGCTGATTCTTCTGCATCATACAATCTCATTTTATTTCTATCAACACCGACAACAAATCGCTTATACATAGTTGGGTCGTTATATCTATTTTTTAGTTGCTTTACCATAAATTGATTTAAGTCTTCTAATTCATCGTTAGTTATGATAGCTACCATAAAATCTGCAGTTGCCGGTAATCCGAAACTTTCGCTGGTGTCTTCTAGGCCTGGATCACTATTAGTAAATCCTGATCGCGTAGTCTGCGTAGCTGATACAACCGGGACATTCTTCTCTACGGCCAGGCCACGCAATTCCTCTGCTATAGCCTTTACATACACATATGTATTAACATTAGCTCCAGGTTTTACCCTTGTTGATGTCGCTATGTTAAGATAATCAATGTATATGATATCTGGTTCGAACCGGCGCTTAATTTTTAATTCATTTATAAGATGTCGGAAATGTGCTGCGCCTGCTGATGCTGTAGGATATTCTTTGATAATCAGTTTACCTGCTGTCATATCCTTGACGCGGTTTACTTTTTTATCATAATCATCTTTGCTTAATCTCACCAAATCTTCTACTGCAACATTTAAGAGATTGGCGTCAATTCTCTCCGCAATTTTCTCTTCCGCCATCTCAAGGGTAATGTAAAGAACATTTTTACCATCATTAAGATTGCCAGCAGCCATATGACACATAGCCAAAGACTTCCCAACACCAGTCCCGGCAAGAATAATATTAAGGGATTTTCTAGGCAACCCACCCTTGGTAATCCGATTGAAGTATTCGAGATCGAACGGGATCCTTTCTTCTGTGCGGTGGTAGAATTCATAGCGGTCCTCATAATCATCTAAGAAATCATGACCAATGTGAGAATCAAAACTAACAGCAAGAGCGTCGGATAAAATGGTGGGTAACTCATGAGTACTCTTATCCTGTGATTTTCCATCAATGATACTAATTGATTCCATAATTGCATTGTATATAGCCTTATCTTTGCAAAATGATTCAGTCTTATCTAGAAGCCATTCCTGATCATCTATATCGCTTGTAAATGAGCCTAATATCTTACCAGCGGTTTGATATTCCTCATCTGTAATAGTGCTATCATTATCTAGTTCAATTACCAAAGCTTCTTTTGTCGGTATATTATTATATGCGGAAAAGAATTCTGAAATCTTCTTAAATAATATACGCTCGATATTATCATGAAAATATTCTTCTTTAATAAAAGGGACGGTCTTCCTACAGAAGTCTTCGTCACTCACCAAGTGTGATAATATCTTCGTTTCCAGTCTCACCATCAAACTCCTGTTCATATTCCAGAATTATAGCCACTAAAATATCTCCTAATAGTTTTTCAAATATAGGAGTATTAAAATTAGTGATAGCAATATCGTTAGGATTTTCATCGATATCGTATTCAAATTTTAACGTTGCTGATCCATCACCGTTTTCCTCTGGTATATTAACGGTTCGGTAATGGTAAACAATATCTTTAAAATCTTCGTGAGAGAGTTTAATCTTAGTAGTATTTACTGAAGATGTGTCGTTAATCAACTCAAAGTGTTGATTCATCTCGGCCGATGTCTTCCTCAATGTCGCCTCCAGCGTTTTCATATTCTCCATCATTTCCAGTGGCATCGTAGAAGTCACCGTACATAAATTCTTTCTGTGCCGCTTCTTCCAGTCTCGCCATAACTTCTGGAGTGAAGTATTTTTCGGGATCATTGTTAATTGCTTTCCCGAAGATCTTAGATCCGTCAGGAAGTTCGTATCGTGTAGAAACTTTCTTGAATATATCATATTTCTCTGCCAAATCAAGCAACCCGAAATATTTATCAAGTCCTTTTTCATACGATAATCGCACTTCAACATCTTTGTTCTCTTTCGAGAATCGAGATTTAATCATTCTGCATTTAATAATATTCCCTACCACGTCTTTACCATCCCTGTCTTTCTTCTTAGATAAGAAGCAAATAGACGAAGAAGCATATTTCAATCCACTACCACCAGACATTTCTTTTGTAGGAATATACGATCCAATAACTTCGTATACATGATTAGTAACAAGTAATGGAACATTTGCTTTGGCGCATTTCAATGAAAGAACTCTGAACGCAGCTTTAATGACCTGCGCTTTAGTCATATCGCGCGTTTCTTTACCTTCCGCGGTATCTTCCATTTCTTTAGTTGTACTTAATTGTCCTAAGGAATCTAGAACAAACATCATAGGTGGCTGATCAGCCGAATCCATATAATTGTCCAGAATCTTAATAGCCTGATGGCGAAATTCTTGAATTGTATGTGGCTCTGAGATTACAACGCGGTTAATATCAATACCACGCGAACTCATCATCCCCCCTGTAACTGCTGCCTCAGTATCAAAATAAAAAACACCAGCATCGGGATTACTGTTAAGAAAATGCTGAACAATGCCCAGAACAAAAAACGTTTTCCCTGTAGCGCTCTCACCCGAGAAAGCAGTGATTTTATTATTAGGCACACCCCCATACAAGCTCCCAGAAAGAGCGGCGTTAAGAACATAAGACCCAGTATCAACGCACCCGGAATACTCAGAAGAATTTGAACCGTCAGCCGCAACATTTATATTATCGTCGTTCAATTCCTTGACAATATTTTTGAAGAAATCAGACATCGTACCTCCAATTTTGAATATAATTTATTATACGCCACTACAATTAAATAATCAAGATCCATCTGTTACTTTGATTTTACTAGTACCAGTGTTCGCTTCATCTTTCCACGTCTGAACCACATATGAAGATGGATCGGAAGATCTAATTATAATCTCCTTTTCCTTCCATATTTGGGTATTTGCAATAGGGTCCTGTTTAACCTCTACTGCATTACCTTCTTCTTCAGTCGAAATTGTAACGACCTCCTTTGGTTTAATTTGTTTTTTATTTTTATTACGAGCTCGAGAACGTTTCTTCTTTTCATGTTGCTCACGCAACGTCATATTAGCTGCAATTAAGAGTAAAACAGCGAGTGGATCAAATACAAAAATAATAACGATAATGACCCAACGAACAGCGCTTTCCAACATAGCGCGGTCTGCTTTTTCTCCATAGAATAATTCTGCAACATATCTTATAGGCCCTACCTCAGCCTCAATTTTTAACTGTTCCTTTTCAAAGACGGATCTTTGCGTTTGGATTTTTGCAATTCGAGTTGACGCCTCACTGATAATCTTATTAAGAGTTTCTCGTTCTCCTTGCTGAGATTTCCGCGTCGCAATAGATCCACTAGGCCCTCTGATGCGATCGTAGTCGATAAGAGTTTGGACTTGTTGATCAAGCTGTTTGATAACTTTATCTGCATCGTTAATCACCCTCTGTTCACGTTTAATTTGATTATCAAGTTGTGTTATCTGTAAACTGTTATCCCCGCTAACAACTGTCTGATCGATATGAGCTTTACTAAGAAACCCAAAAATACCCATCGACGTTATAAACATTAAAATGATAACAGCGGTCGTTAAATATGTTTTAAGAATCTTGGGAATTTTAGTCCAATATTGATATAGCCACGATGCTGTGACCAGTTTACCAATTTCTAGTACGCCGCCCATAATAGCAATAGGTATTGCTGCTGCAGAGAAGATTGCCATCAACCCTATAATAGAATACCAAGCAGCAACGCCAGAGATTGCTATTGCTACTATAAGTGTAAGAAATCCCATTGTTTACTCCGTTGCCCCGTAATACATAACAGAACTACAAGAAGTTAACATAAACCTTAACAAATGTCCTAGTGGAAGTGTTTTATGTAGATCCATGCCTGATTCCGCTAAAAATTTTTCTTGTAGATCATATGCTTCTTTTTCGGTTTCTGCACGGCAACCATACTGTTTAGGATAAATCTTATTCTTCCATTGCATATAATGCACGAGCTCATGTAAAAGAATAGATTGATCCTTTATATTATCGGGATTCCATTTTGCTGGTAAGTATATTATTTCTTTAATTGTATCATACAATGCAAGTGGTTTTAAGATAGCATCTTCTTTATCAATCATCTCATCTGTTGATTTACATACAAAATTATTTTCTTCTGTTATCTTAAGATCACATTCATATGCAATACGAACAAGTTGCGCTTGTGTTTTATGTTCGATTTTTGGAGCATCAGGCACTGCCCAACCTGTTGCCTGACTAATCCAAATCATTAATGACATGACCAACGTAGTCACGCTATCCACGCGTAATACTAAGCACTTTTTGCATCTGTTCTTTAATTACTTTTTCACGGTCGGGCCAATAGATATATTCTTTATCAGATGTCTTAGATAAATTAACTAATAGCGGCATAATAATTTCTTCAAGTTGTTTTAATTTACCTGATGCTGCTTCTCTTGATTGTGTGATAGCTAATTGAACATTATCATCGTCTTCGGCGCGCTTTTTAGATTGTAAAGTATCAAGCTTATCTTCTAGTGGTTTTAACAATTCTAGCATTGCACGCTTGATATCATTTTCATCAAGCGAAGGTGGTGTTTCTTCGTTATCTTTTTGTTGTGCTTTATATGTTGCTTCATCAATAGCACTAAAGCCAAAATCGGCTTTTGAATATTCTTCTGGTATTTTAAATTCTTCTGCCATTTGTAACTCCTAATCGAAGAGAGTCGCTGTTCTTACAGCCTCCCACCCAATTGCATTTAATATGGTTTTAATCGGCTCTAGGAACCCTTTTTCAAATTGCATGTCGTAATCAATTTGTTCATGTACCTGAAACTCTTCCGGGAGGGCATCATAGAATGCTATTGTATTTTCACCGACGAGATTCGGCATCTTTAAATATACAAACTTAATTTTTTCACCCGGATTAATTTTCTGGTACTTATTAGTAAGGGACTTCTCCTCTAGATAATGGTTGTATAATAGAGCGCCACGAACATGTATCGGGGTGCCTTTTTTATAAACTGTTCCTGCATCACTATATTTATTAAGTTGCTGGGCGCTCATACCGCGAGGAAACGCTATATCTTCTAGCGATTCTTTGCGAAATTCGACACGTTTATCAGAAATAAACTTTTGAACCGTTTTTTCATCGGCATCCATAATTAAACGCAAAGCGTCTCTAATCATCTGTCTGCACGGTTGAGGTGTACTCGATCGTACGGATTCAATGCCCATAATTTTTAGAGAAGGTTCTTTTAACCTAACCCCTTCCATATCAAGCAGGTTAAGAATGTATCGTTTCTTTCCAGTCCACACTCCTTTATCTGCAATGGCTTCACGAGCCATAAACATTTTTTGATATTTACTATTCGTGTATTCTTTTAATTCCCCATATGATTTATTTAAAAGAGGAACTAGCTTTTGCTCTGCAACTTTATCAAGGAAGTTAACCGTTTTTTCAATTTCCGGATCATCTCCAATAGCTTTAGAAACAAGTTCACTAAGATTAACATAAAGAGAATCGGTATCGATGGCAATGACATAATCTTTATCCTGCCTTTCGAGAACCTTGTTAAGGTATTCATTAATTGCCTTTTCCGCCCACCTAATAGTAAGCTGTCCTGTTATAGTAATGCCTTCAGCAATACGTATATCATAATATCTAAAGAATTCATTACTCATTGCACCATATAAGCTATTCATAAGAATCTTAATAGCCATCTCAGTATTACCAAGTGTAGCAATCTTCTTGTCTAATTTATAAACAGCTTGGCGATCCTTTTCATCGATCTTTTGCCGCAGCTTCTTAGCTTCCTGAGCCTCTGATTTTGCAACGACACGATCATTATATAATTTGTCTACCATACGAGGAAGTAGGCCACCATCAGTATTATTAAATAGCTGGCCTGTTGCACACATTACACGACCTTTAGGAATATCAACTCTTTCACGTCGAAGAAGTTCTTCTAAATTTACAGGCATTCTCTCCCGGACAATAGTTTCCGGCGACATATTATACTGCATAATAATATGAGGGTATAGAGAATTCAAATCAAATGATGTAACCCATTTATGTAATCCAATTTGGGGTGTTTTAACATAAGCACCTTCAATCTGTCTTTCTTTAGGCTCATGCCTATCCGGTGGTTCTACGAAGCCTTGTTTTCTTAATTCCTTACCGATCAAAGCTTCCCATACCATCACACTGCCAAACGAATCCGCGTAATTAACACCAGCATGATATGCAATAGTCATAGCAATACCAACGAGGCCCATCTTATCTTCCATACGGGCGACAAGCTCAACGTCTCGTATATTATATTCAATAAATTTTTGATGATCGTTTTTATAGAGTTCCCATATACTTCCGTGCTCACTATAATCAATCTTACGCTCACCGAGAACAACATTTGCAATGGTATCTAAGCGGAAATTCTCTTGGGATGTTCTTCCATATGCAAAAGCAAACTTCTTAAACAGATCAAGATAATCTAATTGCTGAAACCCTCTTAGCTCTACAACAGGCTCAGGAACACCATATGTTCGCCAATAACCATTTCCCCACGGAGACATCATCAACTTATATTCTTCACCAAATACCCTAAGAATTCTGTTATATAGATAAGGCATATCGAAGAAGCGTATGTTCCATCCTGTAACAACCTCAGGAAAATTAGCACGCCAATGTTCCAAAAACAAACCGAGTAATTCTTCTTCAGTCTTACATTTTACATATTTAACATCAGTTCTATCGGTTTTAAAATCCCCGTAACCCCAAGTATAGAAGATATTATCAATATTATTTCTGACGGTAATAGCAGTAACAGGCTGCGCAGCAAATTCAGGTGAAGGAAATCCTTCATCACTCTTTACCTCAATATCAACGTGTGTCACATTAACCAATGATGGATCATAATCACATCCATCGGGAAAATGTTCACCAATCCAACGATTTACATATCTGGTAGAGCCATAAGCAGGACCCTGATTAGCTACTTGTTTACGCTCTTCAAGCCATTCCCGGCATTTCTTCATCGTACCAGGACTTACAGCTTTAACGTAATGGCCATCAAGAGTTTTATATGAAGTAGGTTCTTGAGATCGAACCCAATGATTTGGTTTATACCATTCTTTATGTTGAACGGCGCGGCCATTCTTATAGCCACGAACACAGATTTGTCCGCCTACCGAACAGACATCAGTATAGAAGTCAAAGTCAATCATAATATAATTATACACTCATCCGTGATTAAAATCAAGACCTTAAATGCCGAAACTATCTCCACACCCACAACTTGAGCTAGCAGTGGGATTTTTAACGGCCAAGAAAGAGCCGCCCAATTCTGTTACGTAATCAATAACGCTACCGATTACATATAATTCAGCCATTGGATCTAAAACCAATACATCATCTATTGGTTCAGACCATTTAACATCTGGCCATTCGTCAGCAAAAGACCAAACGTATTGAAAGCCGGAGCAACCGCCGCCTTTAACTCCTAACGAGACAAGGCGGCCGTCACCAACTTTTTTAAGATATTCCTTTGCTTGTTCAGTAACAGTAATCATTCACAATGCTCGCAAGGTATTTCTTCGGTACATATACAATCAACGCAATCGCATGATTCTTGATTTTTACATTGTTCATTTGAACACATCGTAGTTCTCCGATTCCATTGCTCTATGCCAGTATCTTTTTATAATTGATTCAACCTGTTCTGCATCATAGTGATCTGGCAGGGGTTTATTTTTAATCTTTAGCCAAATTATATTGGCTATACTTCTATCGAAATCTGTTGATTCTCCCATTAGATTTAACTAGCCAAGCTTCAAAAGATACCGCAGGATATTGTTTTTGCAACGCCAAAAATGATCTAAGGTTGTCTTTGCTGTCGTCATAAAGCCGCATCCTTTTATATTCACCCGATTTCAGGTACTTGTGAAAAATAAAACGCTTGTTTTTAGCAGCGCTCCCCAAATTTAAATTACCTGCACGTTCCACATACGTCTTATCAATATCTATTCCTTGATTCCTAAAGGTTTGAAGGAATACTTCTTTTTTATCGAAATTAGCACGTGCTGTTACTACTATAACTTTTGACCCGGCACGCGTAGCATTTTTTAAAACTGCTTTCATTTTATCGATCATACGGCCGATAGGCGTGGCCGTCTTTGCAAAAATTTCGGCATTTTTAAAATTAGCATAATCAAACGATTCGCCGGATTTCAGTTTATATGTATTATATTCGACACTTGTAAGTTCATGTACAAGTTTATCGTCTTTCATAACTTTAACTTTTGCGTTAGTATGAAATAACGTATCATCAATATCGAATATAGTTAGGCCTTTACCTTCCGCTTCAGCAATAAATTCAGCGTACGGTTTCCAACCTAAGCCAGTGCTTCGACTCGATCTCGTAATCTCTGTGCTCGTTTGGTAACTTGGTTGTACCATCGGCTGTCCTTCATTTGTGCGCTAGCTTCCATCCAGTCGCTTTCGTTAACGGCTGCAATAAATTTTTTAAATTTACTTAGACGTGTTCGACCCATGTTAAACATCATATTAGCAACTACTAGTTGCATTTCTTCAGGTAAATCATAAAAATCAGGAAATAGTACTAAGCAATCATCACACACTTTTTGCACGTCTTCTTCGAAAACACTTTCTACTCGATCAGATGATACTGCCGTATCAACTGGCTGACCATGTTCTGGATCATCTTCTGTCACCAAGTGTCCAATTCCAAAGGTTGGATATCCAAGATGATCTAAGTATATTGAGTCTACGCGACCTTCGTCTCGCTCCAAGTCTTCTCTTAATTGATCAATATTCAATTTAGGTCTCCTAATAAAATCTTTAGTAGTAAAGCCATGCGAATCCATAAGCCATTTTCCATCTGGTCAAAATAGACTGCGCGTTCATCGCTATCGAACGATTGTGGTATTTCACGATTTCTCGGAAAAGGATGCATAACGATAGCATTAGTATTTAGCTGATTTATCATTTCTTCTGTAAGAGTATAATAACCTTCTGTACCACGTTCTGTTTGTAATCGTGTCATGTACACCACGTCTGCATCAGATAAGTTATCTATAAGTGTATCATCATAATGTTCACAGAATATAAGATTATTATCTTTTTCTAAAACCTTAGCTAGACTATGAACTGTTCGGCCATTCTTAATATCACCTGCTAAAACAATATTCAAATTAGATATGCGATTATATTTTTTATATATTGTATATAAATCGAGCAGTGTCTGTGTAGGATGTTCTCCGGCGCCGTCTCCTGCATTAATGATAGGGACAGAGCTAACAGATGCAGCAATTTCAGCGTCACCAATATTAGGACTTCTTAAAACAATAATATCACTATAACTACCTATAGTGCGGATAGTATCTTCGAGATTTTCACCTTTAGTAACAGAACTATATTGAACTTCATTAATAGGAATAACTGAGCCACCCAACTTTAACATAGCAGCATGGAAACTAGAAGATGTTCTGGTGGATGGTTCATAAAACAAGTTAGTTAAAATAAAGCCCCTAAGCGGGGCTTGAGGGGCAGAAGAGAGAGTGAGATTTGTCGCAGTGTCAAAGAGTTCCAATAATATATCATACCCAATGTCATCTATAGAAACTAAATGTCTCACTCTCTCCCCCTATAGCGCGTCAGTCTTCGGTTAACATTTGTTTATCCGATTGGACTCCGGGTGCGCTATTAATTGCAAGTTTACGAGGCTTCTTTTCTTCTGGGATAATTCTCTCAAGAGAAATTTGCAGCATACCATCTGCTAGTTTTACATCCCTAACCTCCATGTCGGGAGCCAATGTAAACTTACGTTCAAAATTACGGCGTGCAATACCCTGATGAAGCTTAGCCTTCAGATCAGTGTTTTTGTCGGGTATTACCTTTCCCGATACGGTAAGTGTATCCTCTTGAAGAAGGATTTCCATATCCTTCTCGCCGAAACCGGCCACGGCCATTTCGATTACGTATTCCGTGTCGGATACTTTGATGATGTCGTAAGGGGGATGACCCTTTACTGATGCGAAATTCGACTGGTGAAGGCGATCTATCTCGTCCCACATCCGATCGAATCCTACGAAAAAAGGGTCCAGATTTCGTACATTAAATTGTGCTGTAACCATTTTATACCTCCTTCGGTTAAGCAAGGTTTAAATATAGGTCCCTATAAAGGCGACCTGAATGGAATGAGGACCGGAGACTTGTGTGTTAGGTAATTGTGATCACTCTCACGCCATAGACAACGATCAGTGACTTCCCCCGGTCCTCTCTCCATTTGTGATGTAGGATACATCTCCTACATTATTATATATAAGGCATTGCCCTATATTTTGCAACCGGAAAGTGACGTTTTCAGGAAACCAGTTTATTGCCCCATTTAATATCGGCAATATACGTGATGTATCCATCGCGACTGGTATCAACAGTAATGTTGTAATTCCCAGCATATTCTGCCAAAAATACAGACACGCTGTTGTACGCATGCTGAGGATTTTTTACCGCCCAGCCAAGATTATGCTCGAGCTTCACTTGTGCCGTAACGGCCCCTTTCAACTCCGATGTATTCATTATATACACCTCAATTGATCACGAGCTATCATTTTAGCTCTCTCACGGTTTTTCGCTGCCATCGTCAACAGCATTGAACCCACAGGCTCATGCTTACCCACAAACCGATGACTCTCGTTATCACGAGCCATCTGATTCTGGCGCGCCGCGCTATCCCAGAGTATCACGCAATCTTTGTGATCCTCCATCCAGGCCTCGCCAGATTCCCAGGTTTCGCCCTGCTCACTAACCCACTCTTGAGTTGCAAACAGGCACCACTCGCGTTCAGTTATTTCCATCTGAACAGCGGAACCACCGTGGGTCTTACCGGCCCAAAAACGGACAGCCATGTGCTCACCGTTAACTGTAAATTGTGTACTCATTATGATACCGTCCTTTCACCAGTTATGACGTTGACGACTTCAACGCCGGGTCCAAAAGCAGCGCGCATTTCGAACTGCTCTTCAGCAATCTGCTCAGGGGTGCGATTTGCACGAGCAACTTTGTAGTCAGCGAAGAAAGCCGCATTCTGCTCGTCGCGAGCGATTTCAGTCGCATCGAAAACTTCCTGAGTGATCAGGCCGAGCTCTAACCAACGAGTGGTCATGTCGTTCATCGGGCTGCGATCGTTGGTGTTCCACAGCAACACACCATCTTCGATCCGATGATCGTTTTTGGCGAATTTCTCTGCGGCTTCTTTAAGATCGCGCTCTTTGCGGATTTCTGCGAAATTTGACATCTGTGTTTCCTTTGCTCTCTCTATTATATTAATTATCACGCAATTCAATAATAAAGGCAACCCGGTATTTTCAAAAAAACACACTTTTCTTTTCTAATGATATCAACGACTTATATAGGGGGCAGGGTCGATATCCTTCAATTGGTCGCGTCTGATGACGGTACCGTCGGCTAAAACGGCCACATTTCTGCACGTTCCTTCAAATGCATCCAGCTGGCCGTGTTTAAGCGAAATGACCTTGCCCTTGCCATATGCATATGACCGGTCACCCGTCTGATTGAAGATATAGTCCCGGAGCTCCATTTTACCCTGCAGATACCCCTCCGGATTCGAGATATGCTCGCGGTGGAGCTCATTTCGCAGATGCTTCGTGATAAACCAGCGCTGGACATCATAATCCGTAAATAGGCTCTCACAATTCTCAATTACAACATTATCGTACGGCACACCTTCAAAATCACGATATCGGCGCCAGAACCAACCAAATCGAATCTTGCTATAGAAATCCCATTCATCGCCTACGGGACTCAAGGATCCTGCACTGAATAATGTATCCGCCTCATTTCCATGAACCGTAATATGATGCTTGACGATCTCCGCACGAATATTCCCATCATTTATAACATGCGGCATATACTGAACGAGTGTATCATATAAATCTGGATATTCGTCAATGGATCCCGGACTCATAATAACTCTGAGCTGATCCGACTCAGCATGTTCTTTAAGCAATAGCAGCGTGGCGGTACTATCTATGCCGCCAGAATATAGAACGTCAATGGGTCGATTTAATCTACACAATCGCTGCGCTTTAGCATCAAGTAATGTTATGAGATCGGGTAATTCAACTTCTTCATTAGGCGGTAATACGTCGAATGATAAAGTTCTGAGGCCCCAGTTTTTTTCATTTAGTCGATCGATGACGCCTGTGCCATAAAATTGCTTGCGTATCCGATCTGCTTCTTCTTGTAAGCCTTGTAGCTTAGGATAAGTAGGTCCGTATTTCCACATTTTTTGAAATATGGCTTCTACGAATTCGGGCCTATAATATATAAGATATTTTTCTTCCATTATAGCCACACAAAAATAAACGGAACAATGAATAGGGGTAATGCTAGCCACACAGACATAAATGATACGTCAATGGGATCTGCATCAGCTATCTTTGCTGCAGTGAACGAAGACAGTGCTACGGGCGGGGTGATCATAGATAATACTCCATAGTATAATACAAACAGATGAGCATATATAGGCGTAATCCCAACTTCGATTAATGTTGGGGCTGCAACTACTGCTACTAATAGATATGCGGATGAAGTAGGCATCCCCATACCTAAAATTATACAGATTATAGCGGTTAATATTAAAACAGCAAAAATGTTGCCGTTAGTCCATTCAAGCATCATTGCTGTTGCTCTGAACGATAAGCCAGTATGATCCAATACCCCTATTATACTTCCTACAGCAGCTGCTAGAATTACCATAGGCATAGTAATCTCACCTGCTCGATGTAATAAATTTATTATGTTGGGGAACTGTAATTTGGTCTTACGCTTTGGAAGTGATACTTTAGACGTTCGAGGCGCGGTAATCAAAAGAATAGCATAGAAGATAAATGTTGGGATAATGGCTACTAAAACTACGTCCCAATACGATATCATTAACATCTCAGCCATTAAAAATGCAGCTGCTCCCATTACGGGTGGCATTAATTGGCCACCTGTTGATGCTACTGCTTCATATGCGGCTGCTTTTACTTTACTATATCCATTCTGAATCATTAAAGGAATAGTAATTTGCCCGGTTGACATTACGTTAGATACAGCACTACCACTAATACTACCAAATATCCCTGATGATATAATTGCTACGCGTGCTGGTGAATTAACATGCGTCATTACTGTATCTATTAAACGATCAGCTAATTTACTTTGTGTTATAATCTGTCCTAGTAAAATAAAACAAAATACAACCCCTGACATAATAGCAATAGGCATACCTAGAATTGCGGTATTATCGATTAAGAGAAAAGCGAATATATGCTCTGGGGTTAATTTAAATAAACCATATAACAAAAATACATTTAATATCGCTGCAAAGGCCCAACCACAATGTTTATGAGTCTGTAGAACTAGATAAAGAAAAAATGGTACGGTGAAGTAAATTGGAATTTCAGGGTGTTCTGATAGGTAGGGGAAGAATATAGCATATACTATTCCTAATACACCAAAAGTCCAACCCAGAGCTATTCCGAGAAGGACTGCATATATTTGTTCATCGAGAAAAGGGTAGCCGATGTAAAAATCAACATCGACTACCGCTAAAATAGCAATTATAGAAAATAAGCTACTTCTAAGTTTTCTTGAAAAGGATGACGCCGCCGCGGTCTTTAATTTCAACCCCAAGCTCTTGGTATGCGTCAATAGCTCCTGGATGCATTGGTAAACCATTGGTTACTTCCATCATATTCCATTTATTAAATGTTTTGAAAAAAGGACTAGCCGCCCTTAAATTCTCTTCACTCCAAAATAGATACTTAACTACTGTTTTTACAGCTTCAGTTGGTACATCTTTATGGGCCCATAATGTATATGGAAAATGTATAGCATAAATTGGATCCCGAACTCCGGGAGTAGCTTTTGAGGGGTGAATAACTTTTAACGAATATCCAGGATAATTTTTAAACATCCGTTTTTCACCAGCTTTATCAAAAGATAACCAACGTACTCCACCTTTAATTGAAGCATGTAATTTTTTAATACTACCTGAGCCAATGGCACCAATAACAACATCTAGATCACCACGATTAAATGCTTTCCATGATGATCCTAAACTCGATACTGGGACTTGAATAACATCATCAAGAGTTAAATCACAATTAGTAAGCCAGGCAACCATTCCACTATGAAACATAGGCGAACTTTTAAATCCAACAGGCACTTTTTTTCCTGCTAGACTACATACACGGCCTATATCAGAACTATCGCGCACTAGCAATCCGGTTCTAAATGTTTGTAGATTTGCTACAAGACGTAAATTTGAATGTTTACGTTTTGAAATAACCGTTCCGCTTACTGCCCACGATAGCTGTGCTATATTACTGATTCCAAAATCGATTTCACCTTTATCAACTCGATCAATATAAGCCTGTGTTCCTCTATGTGGAATGGGTACCATAAGTTGGCCGTTATAAGAAACAATCTTTGCGATTGCAGCTGCTGTTTGATAATTGGCAGTTCCTTTTGTACTGCCAAGTGTTAATTCCTGAGCCATGGCTTGTGAACCCAAGAACAAAGCCACCACTGTGGCCACTGTGGCTATCACGGTACGCATAATTTTACTCCTTCATACCTAAAATTTAATATTAATACCTATCCTCGTTGTTGTGTCTTCGGTTGTTAGATCGAAATCACCTTCAGCAAATAACTCGGCATTTCCAAGTGTGTAATATGTTCCAGCTGTTAAGTTACCATCATCACCTGTGGCGTCTGTATCTTGCCAGCCACCGATAAATTGAAGATCAGGCATTACTTTATATCCAGCTGCTAATTCATAACCAATAACGTCAGTAGCAGCATCTTGTAATGTAAGACTGCCAGCTACCATGTATTTACCAAACTCTTGTTTGGTACCGATACCATAATAGTTGATATCAGCATTATTATCCCAAGCACCAACGATGCCGATTCCTTTATACACTACACCGTACTGTACCAAATCAAACATCTCATCTTTAGTATCGTCGTAAATTCGTCCTTGTGCGCCGACTTTAAAATCACCGAATGAGTTTTCATATTTCCAACTATTTGACAATTTAAATGGTGTCTTTTGTACACCTTGGTTACCGCTGTTTTGGAATACGTCTGCCTTATCAACATACTGGTCCATAATACTCATTGTTTTACCAATAGAAAAGGCACCTAGTCTATCATTTTTCAAACCAACATATCCAAAACGGCTTGTTATATTATTACCGGATGAAATATCTAGATCAGCGCTCAATTCACCGAACGCAGTAATTGATGGAGATACTTCGTGGTCTACTTTTAATGTAATATTTGTATCAGAAGATTTGATTTCTGCATCTTTGTTATCTTCTGTTCCGAACTCAATAAATGCTTTTACTTCGGCATTCATTGAAACATTTGGTTCTTTAGCTGGGCTACCTGCATAAGCGTGTAGACCAAAAGCTTGGGCGGCAATAAACATTATTGCTACCATAGTCGTTTTTAACATGTATTATATGTAACCTTTCTGCGCTTATAACGCCTATAGTATATCTAAAATCATCACTAATGTTATAATCATAATAGTTAGTGTATGCATTGTAATTCCGTTGAACCATTGTTCAACCATCCGCCGATAATACTCAATCATTGATTTATCGTTTTTTTCCGATATTGTATTTTGCTGTTAATTCCCATGAATCCTTTTCTTTAAAAGGAAGGATTTTGACTTGTCCGATGGGAGCGACAGGATCTGCGGATTTCTCTGGTTGCGCAAGTTTGATTAAACCCCACTCGGCAAGTAGATTAGCAATGGTATTGCGCCTTGCTATATCATTCTCACTGAAATTAGTAGGTTTACCGTCTAGCGCAAATAATTCTTTAAAATGGACAATATAATATCGTCCTTGCTTATGGAGAATGTGGCATGATTGATATAGAATTTTGTCTTTGCGTGATGCAACGCCAATACGAGTTAGAGTCTCTCTAACCTTAAGAAAGTCATCGTCACTAGCAAGGATAACTTCAACCATGTTATCTATTGTTATTGTCATTGTCTGCCACCTTTATTACTGAATCGTTTAATTTCCCCCAATTGATCAGCAGACAACAATGACAATGCTTCTTCGGCTTTCTTAGTATTATAACCATAATATTCTTTCAGCAAATCAATATCATCGTTCTGATCAGGCTTAGCCCATTTTGCGTATCTGCGCTTTGGCCTGATAATATTTATGAAAAATTCATATTGAAGCTTGTTATCTAGCTCAGATCTTATATTCATCTCGTTGGCTAGATAGATGGTATCAATGAAATTACTAAAGTTTCGATTCGTCACAAAAGGAACATAATCCTTTTCTGCGAGTTCATCGTTGTCAGTATCACGCATTAAATTTTCTTTTGTATACCCAATACTGTTTACATAATCAAAAGGATTGCTCATACCTATACCGTTTCACTCGTTGTTGAATTATAATGTGGGCTAGGGATTGTTTGTAATTTTGCAAATCGATCGTATGTTATTAAAGCAACTTCAGTTGTTGCCATAACTCTACCTTGTTGATCTACAAATTCTGTTCTATGAAGTTGCTTAAAACCATCGGCCGACTGGAGGGGTATCATAACATTAGAATATAGGGTTGATATAGGCCCTATTGGATCAATTGGACTAACTGACATTTTATACCCACCATTCTTCCCATGGAAATACGATCCAGTGCGGATCTTCTTTTTTATTTATTTCCATTGCAAAATAATCTGTTTCAAACGGTGATGCTACATTTTCTACTAACGCTGCATACTTAATATTATTACTACGATAAAATATATTATCCCTGATATACTTAAATGTGTCACCCGAGTCATTGATGTCATCAAAAATCAAAAGATCTTTATCCATCAATTCGGGATTGATGCCATTATTAAGTTTATCGACTATGCCGTCTCTAAGCTGTACCGTTATTGATTTGAAAGGAACGGCGAAGTAATGGCTTAACATAATGGCGGGAACATGCCCGCCACGTGCTACTCCAATTATATATTCGGGACGATATCTTTCATTTGTCATGTCCCTAATAATTTTACCTAAATCACTATGTAACTGACGCCACGGGTACTTAATCACATTTTCTTCCTTTTATATACACAAAACGAAATGCTATAACGAACTACTTCATCATTTGTTAGTGGTGTAACGTAATGCTCAACCCAATTAGGAAACGTACATAAAATACTTTCACGGGGTGTGATAACATAAGGGATGCCGTAGTAAGGATATTTTTCAATACTACAATCATTTATAACTTGCGATTTAATTGATCTTGCAGGATCCACTAAAACTAAATTTCCACCAGAGGCTGGTGTTGTCGAAGCTTGAAAATGATGATCTTTGTCTAAGTCCTCATCCTCTTTTATTCGTTTACCATTAGCATGCCCGGTTGATGGATAATAGACGCCGGTATAAACCATGTTACCTGATCCATGTATATGAGGTGAAATATAATCTCCTGGCTTATCCATGGCAATAGCCCATAAATCTTTAACAACAAATTCTTCTTGGATATTTGTAAATTTAGCTTCTTGCATTGCCTGGAACACATGAACTTGTGCTACACTTTGCATTTGGGCAAATGATTCATGCTTTTTCTCTAAACCTAAAAAACTCATCCAGCAGCCTACATTAGAGCGCCGATCACCATCATTATCTGCTCTTTCAATTTCAATATCTCTGACTAAAGCATCATTGAATTCTTTAGCTTGGTTACCCATATTAAAAATATGAAATGGGGTCGAAAATATATCCACTATACTCTCCCGCTGTAATAATCAAGTGAATCTCTTTCAGGTCGAACGATAATACCGGTAGGAAGGTAAGGATGGTAATCTTGATTGTCCCAACTTGAATCCATTTCTTTCATATTTGCATAATCAATTAAAACCAATTCATCGCGTAACCGAGTATTCTCCATCTGTGCGAAATTATAAAAACGCGGGTGATCCGTCGTACAGAATAGATATGCTAACAACTCAGCATCGTTACCTATAATAAGTTTTACCTTATCTCTATCTTCTAATGAAACAGTTTGCTTTTTAAAATATGTAGTGCCGTAAACAGAATGATATAAACCTGCATCACATACATGTGGATGGCAGTTCCAAGATACCAGTAGATCATAAACACCAGTAAGATGTGTCCATAATGTTCTACCTGAATGTTTAGTTGATTCGGTATCTAATTGTTGGAGATATTCAAACTTTTCCATCATAGTATCCGAGCCTTCTAAAATTTCCATCAGCATTGCATTTAAAAACTATAATATACCTAAGCTCTTGACATGCTCTATGTACCTCCATTGCGTTATGTGGCACATTACCAGAAAAACATATCAGCCTATTTCCAACATAAGTTGCTGTCTTAATAACATTTTTTATATCATTATCCCAAAACTGTGTGCCACCAAAATGTAGTGGATCCCAATTTAAATTAGGATAATACATAACAGTGTAGTCACCGTCATCTATATGAACTTCACCGTGACATCCATATGTATGTGCGTTCGCATATACCCGATGAAATTTGCTTATTGATAAGGGAGCTAGATACCGTGATTGAATAACTTGCCATAATTGAGTTAAAGCCGGTCCTGCAACCTTAGGAAGATCTTCAGGTGATTCGCAGATATCCATATGCCAATATCTTTGTGTACCTATCGTCTTATCTGATTTGTGGCCGTATTTCCAATGCTGCATTCGCATTAGATCATGAATGTCCTTTGCTAACTTTTCAGATAAAGCATTATCCCATATCTCAATGACAGGATCGCCATCTTCTTTCGTTCCTATAAGTGACCTAAGCTTAGTTCTGTATTCCGTAGGTGTTAACGTTTCAATCATTTAAATTTACACTCTACCATCACTTCAGTTAAACATGCAACAAGATTAATCTCCTGGTCGGCAGCGAATGCCGCTTTATATTGATAATCAGCTAATGTCAATACTAATTGTGGTATGCTGCCTGGTTCCATAACTTCACTGGCCGAATCATATAGCTTTCGAAACAAGGCTTGATTATCATTATCTAGATTTTGGCCAACCCACTTACGTGTTGCCTTAAAATCTTTTTTCTTCAGTGCGGTTACTAAATCCTTAAAGCCTTTTTCTTCTATGTTAGTAAGCAGACCCGTATCAATAACACCGGATGAGCTATACCTCTGAAGCTCACCGATTATTCGTCGCCAGTCAAGAAAATGTTTTGTAATAAGAGCCGCTATGACTTTCTTGTCATATTGAACAGACTCTTTATCTAGAATACCACATACCCGTACCATAAACGCAGTAGCCAGAGCTGGTCTATCCGCAGGTTTAGCTCCGAACTCAATAACAGAGCAGCGGCTATGCAAAGGAGGGATGATACGGTTACGAAAATTACAGGTAAGAATAAATCCGCAATTGTGTGAGAACTCTTCCATAAATCCACGAAGGGCCGGTTGAAAACTTTGCGCATTTAGATAGTCTGCCTCATCTAGAATAACGTATTTTCTTTTACCATCAAATGATACACTAGAAGCATATTGCTTAATATCACTCCGCAACGTATCAATATTGCCATGCAATGAGCCGTTGATTAACATATAATCAATTCCAGCTTCTTCAAGCATAGCACGAGCAACTGTAGTTTTACCTACTCCGGGACCACCGGACAATAGCAAATTAGGGATTCCGTTTTTAACGAAATCCTTAAATCTTTGTTTTAATTCTTCAGGAAGTATACAGTCATCAATCTTTGTCGGACGGTACTTCTCCACCCATAGGAATTCCTGCGCTTTTTTCTTCATCATGTAATTCTGCCTCCACGGCTTCCACAATTTGTTGACGTAAAATGCCAACATTCATCATCTCATCACCACGCCAAGCGCCACGCTGAGCACCGACATCAATCAATTTAATAACCCCAATACCAACCTCCTTGGACATAACTATTGTACTCATTTAACATTCTCCATAGCTATCCAATACTGCACATTGTCAGATACAAAATTAGCTGCTACACCATCACTTATTCTAACATTATAAGCACGTGGAAGCAACCGTAAATTTTCAACTAAAAAATGAAATGTCTGATCAGTAGCTGCAGCTTCACCAACTGTTCGTTTAAAATTATTAGAAGAAGGATTATTATGGTCTGTAACAGTCCATATAATTTTACCTTCGTCTACACTTACAATGATATCCGGTAGTTGCATTACATTGGCTGCCTGCAAACAATTTTTTAGGTCATCAGATGACAAACTAAATTCCAATACTGGACTAAAATCTGGCATATCTTTTTGATATGGATCAGTATTGTTTGTAGTGATTACTTCTTCATCACAGTAAAAATAATCACTGGATGCAACACCGTTTTTAATCTCAACTGCGTGATCACCAAATTTATATTCAGGGTTATTGAATAGACTAATTACCCCCAAAAATTGATTTAGATCATAGATACCAAATCTTTTAGGAAAAGCCTCATCAAGTTTTACCTCAGCAAGAATATTCTTCTTGGGAGATACTGTCCTCATAATATCACTTTCATCTACCAATAAAGATGTATTAATAGATGAAAAGTTTTTTAGAACATCAATTACTTTTTCATCAAACTGCATAACAACCTCACTTTTTAGCCTTCTTTAATAGATCGGGATCTGCAGTTGCTGTAGCTCCTACTTGTGCTAAATCAGCAAGGCTCCCACCAAACATATATGAACCCATGTGTGTCATCTGCATCCAAGGACACATCCATATTTTTAAACCAATCTTACGAGCCCATTGGCAAAACATATAATCCTCTGAAAGATATCTTTTGGATTCGGGATCAATAAGAGCATCGAAATAACACATAATTTCCCTAGAACCATCAAATGCTTTTGTCCTGATATGATCCGGTTTGTACATCAACTCAGGATAGGCTTCAGCAAACTTATCAAAGGTATTGCGCTGAATCATCATAAATCCAGTGCCACCTTCAAGCACTTCAGCTGGCTCATTGATTGAGATTTCATTCTGCCCTTCTACGGGATTAAAAACATAATCACCAACAAACCGTTCTAGATGATTTGGGTTCTCATCGGCAAATCCTTTATCAACAGCACGTTTTACCTTTTCCCAGGCAATTGTCTTTTTAGGATAAGGCCCACAAACAATATCTTTATCTGATTCTGGATCAGCAATTGCTGCCAATGCAAGGACGTCATTTGGATCAAACCCGATATCACTATCGATAAACATAAGGTGTGTATATTCACTCCTCATAAATTCGTCTGCAAGATAATTCCTTGCTCGGGTAATTAAGCTCTCATTAAATAGATAAAAGAATTTAATATCAATTTTATGTTGTGTAGATAAGATTGCTAGATCAGCTGTACTTTTTGTATACTGACCTCCACACATTCCACCGTACATCGGCGTGGCCACAAAAATCTTTCGTTTGCGCAACTCATTAATATCGATGCTTACTTCCATTATGAATTATGTCCTTCTATATATTTAGTCCGCTTGATCGCGGCATCTTTCTCTTTCGCTTTATCTGGATGATATTCTTCATAACCAGCACCAGACGCTAAATGAAATCGGGGATTGCTATCTTCCACAACTTCGAATCCTAACTCAAGTTGTTCTTGTTTTTCTACAAGTTCGCCGTTAATAAACTCATATCGTTTACCGTTGGCATAATAGTACATATCATTAGGATCATCTATAATAGGCTCATGATCATATGATGTCGTGACATTGTACTTTTTATCATGTTCTTTACCAACTCCGTAATCACCATCATACATACCGATTGATTCAGACATCATCAATATAAATTGACCAACAGCAGTGCCCTTTTTAATCTTAGCTATACCGCTCGTAACATGTAAAGTAGCCGCCATTACGCCATGATATCCGCTATCATATAAACCAGAAGTAATATATACTCCGTTACGGTTCAACGTTGATCTAGTTATAATATAACCGGCTTCGCCTTCACCCATATGAACAAGGCCTTGCATTACTATCTCATAGCTGCCGGGCGGAAGAACAAAATAACCTGAATCATCTACCTCGACAGGTTCACTTCCTCGATGTGTCTTATTATCGTCATCGATTGAAAATTCATTACTTGAAATTGTTTGGATTTGTTCTACCCGGACATCGATAGCATTTGGTTGAATATCTTGTGGTTCATAACCGGTGAGACTTGATTTACTAGTTGAACTTGCCGGGTGTTTCATCATTTATGCTGCTCCAAAATAATAAGGGTTTTCTTTTGTTTCAAAAGAAGCATCGGGATTAAGATGTTCGTGTTGAATTTTAAATACTGTATTGGGCTTTAATGCTTGTGAATTTTTAAATAGTGTGCTCGAGATATTTAGTCGTTCATCAACAAATAATGGACTGATTTCATTACGAAAAAAATATAAATCTGTTCCATTGTGATAAACACATGCATACGTCCCGTCAAATGTATATTCACCGTATGTGCTTATATAGTCAATCATCAACTTGGTATCCCAAGATTCTTTTGTATTTAATTCACGCTGTAATCTTTGAACTTCTTTCTCTTTAATAATACCATTATGCCACAACACATGGCCATTTAATATTGCAGGATGAATAGTGCTATCCTTATTCTCTGACGTAGGTGCCTGTTGATGTACAATACAATAATGGTCTGAAGGAACATCTATTTCATCAACAGGCAATGGCCCTAATCCTTTTTTCATATGTTCGATATGCATTGTATGCTTATCTATGTAGCAATACGAATAAGAGTGTGTTCCTCTATACTCATTTAGCTTTGCAAGTTCAAGGATCTTATCTGTATAATACGACCCGGAGATACTACACATCTATTAATTTATCCCAATCAATATCAATTGAATATGGAATAGGATCTGGGACTCCTACCTTTGCAAAATTTGCAATACGCTCCGCACAAGAAGGACATTTACTACATGACTGTCCTTCCTCATTTGGATTGTAACACGTAAGTGTATGTTGTAATAAATCGAACTGCCCTAATTCTCTAGCTATAAAAATTTCTTCTGCTTTAGATAGAAGAGAAAACGGCGCTGCAATTTCCACTTTATGTGTTCGATTTTGGACGGCTAC